CTCCTTTTATTCAATCGTTTGTTTTTACCGTGCTGTTTCCCAAATCAGCCACGGTTTGTGTGTTCTGTGTAAGTAGGGCAGTAGTCGTTCCCTAAATACTCGCACAGTTTCCTGTGCTGGACTGTATATTATGTACCATATATGACAATTACGCCTGTCATACGTCATGTCTTGTCAGTCTCTCGCGCGATACGATGAAAACACACTTTCTTTGTTTGTACCGCGTCGGGATCATCCTTTTCGTATCCTACACTTATTTCTTCGCAAACGCTTTCGCGCTTTTATTGCATTGCTCAGATACCATTTCTGGCTTAGGACTTCCCCCGAAATTCGACGTTTATGGATTACTCCAAAGGACACTCATTCTCTTCACGACCAAGAATGATACTCTCTACATTGGCCGCATGGCATTATTATGCGGCTTTATAGAAAGAGGCATTGTAAAGTTTGTAATGTTTACCGTGTCCAAATACAGAAACCATCCCACCGATTAGGGCAGAAATTGTTCCCATTGGTTTTGCAAATGTTGTTAGTTTTTCAAGAATTTTTACTAGATCATTTAAGACATCGACAACCCCTTTAACGGTCGATGAATCAATAAAATTAAACCACAACTCTTGCCATGTGTTTTTCAGAGTTGTCAGTTTACCCGAAATAGAATCTAAATGTGAATTAAGCTCTTTCTGGGCGGAGCCAGATGATTCTTTAACTTCTTCATATACTTGTTTGAGCAATTCAGGCGACTGTAAAATACCCGCCGCGATATTTGCTCTGTTTTTACCCGCAAGCGTCTCCACTAAAAGAGATGCACGATTGGTTTGATTTTGCCTATCTGTTTCGACTATTTCTTGATATACCTCGGCAATTTTTGATAATATTTCATATGTAGATAAAAAATTACCATTGTTGTCGAGTATATCAACACCTTTAAATCCGTTCGACGCGACAGCAGTACATTCTTTGATTGTTTCCTGCAATTTTGCAGTCGTATGAATCACGTTCTCGGTCTCTTCCCCAAGTTCTTCAAGTTCTTGCTTTGCCGCCTCAGTACCTTGAATACGAAGAGAAATCGTTTTAAGTCCCGCTCCCACACTGAGAGGGTCCTGTAAAATTGAGTTGCCAGCAACTGTTAGAGCTATAGCTTCATCAATTGTATTTCCCGTAACTTTTAAAGTAGCCGCAGATCTTTGGAGAGACTCGGCAAGATCATTGGTGGCAATATTAAAATTGTTACCAATATTGTTGAGCTTATCAATGATTTCCATTTTATCAAGCTCTTGATACGCTTGACTCATGGCTGTTAAGCTTTCAGTTGCAGAATTGATATCTTCGAATTCAGATACATTTAATAACACGTTAGCATCTTGTGCAGATTTTTTTGCTTCTTCGAACGATTCACCAAGTCGTAGCCAGTCAGCCGTGGACTGTTGTAGCTCTTGAGCAGTTGTTCCGACCTGATTTGCAAGGTTAAAACTCTCTTTCTGGAATTCCTTTAAAGAAGAAGTGGAAGCGGTTGTTACCTTGCGCATTTCTGTGAAAGCATCGTCATAATCATGAACAATAGACACACCTTGCTTTAAAATGTTCACGACCTGATAGAAGCTTGCAAATGACATCAGATAAGTTCCAAGCTCTTTAAACTTCTGTTTCAAAGTATCCGCAAATGCCGAACCAGTTAGCTTCGCCTTTTCAGCTGATTCCTCAAATTTAAGGACTTTTGTTCGAATCTCGTCCAGCTCTTCCGCAGTTGAAACACTTTGGATATCCTTTTGAAGCTGTCTAAGTTCGGTTTCATATTTGGCGGCGGCTTTAGTATTGTCTTGAAGCCATTTTTCAATGTCCAAGCTAAGTTGGGCTTTTTGACTTTCCAAAACTTCTTTTTGAGCGGCCTTGATCTTAGCTAAAGCTTCCGAATAAACATCGGCACCAACCTGGTACTCATCAAATATGGCTTTTATTTGGCTAACGTTAGTTGCCTTAGTATTCTGAAATGCCGTAAGCTTTTGTTGAACTTCTTGTAACTTTCTAATGGTTTCTGAATACTTTGTCGTTCCGTCTTCAGCCTTGCCAAGTTTGTCAATATAACTTTGCAATTTCTTATGTAAGTCAGATGAGAGGGTTTTTCCAGCATTTGTTAATGCATTCGATAAATCACCAGAAGCTTTCGCCAAACGGCTTTCAGTATCTACTCCGGCATCCGCTCTCGCTATGAAATCAGTATAGGCATTTGTCAGGGCGGCTATCTTAGCTGTTCTGTCCGCACTCTTATCAGGATTTGCCGCTTCTTTTCCCATGAGTTGAATGTACTCACTTAACGCCTTATTAAGATAATTGTACTCATTAACCAGTTTCTGAATTTCAACTTCGTCGGTTACAACTCCTTTATCAGCCTTGCCTAACGCGGTATTACCATAGTTACCAAAGATATTTTTATAAGAGTTCTTAATCTCATTTTCTTGAGCTTTTTTAGCCTCAGATATATCTTGTTTCAGTTGCTTGACATCGCTAAGTGCCTTTTTAAGAGTGCCCTCAGCTTTCTCTATTTCGGAAGTTGGAATTAAACCGCCTGTAGAAAACACCCTCTGAATTTCAACTACTTTATCTTTAACTTCCTGAATTGAGTTGGAGAATCCCAAAGCCTTATTCTCCGCCGTATCTATTTGAGTCAATGCTTTGGTTAAATTATTGACAAGCCCACTTTCAACTGCTGTGCCGCATTTATTCAAAGCGTTCTGGAGATCAGTTTGAGCCGTCACCAACGATTGGTCTGTCTCTTGGAACTGAGTCATTCTCTGGATAGCACCTGCCATAGCACGTTCCAACTGAGTTAACTTTAATGAATCCCCAGAACTGATAGTTCCTTTCGCGTACTTACTTGCAAGTGCAAAATAAGCCTTTGCCTGTGAGGTAAGCCACTGATATTCTTTTGCAAGCGCAGCAACTTCGTCAGTACCTCCAGCCGGATGCTGAATTGTGTTGATTGCAGATTTGTCGAATGCATTCAACAACCCATTTCCGACAATATTGGATTGTTTACTGGAATTTGGAGAGTTTGCAAGATTGTATAGATATTCAAGAGATTTGGACTGAGATAAGATTTGATTGATGGAAGAGAGTACACCAGTAGCAGAAGAAGAGAAAGTCTGAAGTTTCTTTCCAAGTCCTTCCAATCCTTTCGCAAATTTTGGGAGATTTTTGAGAACTTCATCGCTGATAGTAAAATCCTTTAATTCAGAGAACTTCGCATCTGTTAGTGAAATATTCAGAGAATAAAGACCATCTGCCAACACATCTAAAGTCTTCCCCAGCGTCTTTATGTTATCTGTCTTGTCGAGATACCGGTTGATTCCACCAAGACTGAATTTACTTAAATCAATGTTCGGGGAGATTGCCAATTCCCCGATCTTGCTCAGTGCCTGAACCAATCTATCTACCTTATCCATGTCGATACCTTTATCCACATTATCCTGAAGTTGCTTAATAGATCGAAGGATCTCACTGAACTGTGTAGAGTTGGTCGGCTGTTGAATTGTGAGATGCTCAAAGATTGATTTTATTGAAGCTGCTGAATTGCCCGATAAAGTCTCCAGATTTGATAATTCAGTTTTAACAGCATCTATTTTTTCTTTTAAAGTATCGAATTGTGCGAGAATCCCATCAAGACTCAGAGTTGAACCATTCTCAAGATTGAATTTGACATCAACGAACTCATTTGGAAGTTGCTGTCGAAGTAGCTCTTGGAATTCTGCCGCTGAATTGATCGCTGGCTCTACGGCAATTTTTACGATCTGATTTGCTAATTGAGCTTCGATTTTTGCAATAAATTCAGCTGGATCAGTAATTACTGGATTGATTTCAACATCAATAGATGTAGTTGATTTACCGTGGCTAGCGCCAGATTGTACCGCTTTTCTGGCATTAACCAGTTCATCTATATCAATATAGTTTTGTTCATTTCGTGTTATAGCTTGCTTTGCATTCTCTAGGGTATTCTTTAAACTGTTAACTTTGTTTAGAAATTCTCCCGCAAGCTTTATCTCGTCACTATAGGTGTCTAATAATGCTTGTAAATTATCCTTTTGAGAATCAGTTATCTCTGGAAGTATCTGTTCTTTACTAGTATCGTCTAAGCCTAAAAGATCCTTAATAGTTGCGTAATATTGGGCAGCATTCTTTGTTCCGGCAGCAGACCAATCATCAGTGTTCTTATTAAGAAATTTCACAAGTTCGGCACGAGACTGAGTGATAGCATCTTCGATTGCTTTATTAGCGGAATCTAATTCAGATTTAAGCTGTTGTGCTTGCTTGTCTGGATTTCCAACGGTGGCTTTATTGATTAGTGCATCACCATTTCCTCTTAGAAACTCCATCAAGGTCTCAATCATGTTTTGTCTGAACTTCTCATATTTAGCCGTAACATCAGTATTTAACTTCTCAATGTTATTGGAAATATAGTCCCCAAGCTTGCCATAAAAATTGTCAATTTCTTTTTCATAGTCTTTACGATTGTTAGTATTAGATCTAAAATCTTCTAATGCCCCGGTAATTCCTAGTGAGTCTCTTTCTTTCTTTGGAGTTTCAATTATCCTGCGAAATTGTTCTATTCTTTTGGTTATATCTGTTAGAGACTGCATAGCTTCCGAAGAATCCATTGACAATAACTTACCAAAGTTGAAGCTCGAAATATCAGCTTTAAGCTGTTCAGCCCATTTATTAAAATTATTTTGGGTATTTTTTGTTCCACCAATACTCTTTATAACAGAGGTCAAAGTCTCCTTAGCGTCTTTGTTCCCAAGTCCCGACTTGATCTGATCGGAAAAGGCTTTACTGATCACTCCGCTATTTCTAATGCCATTGCTGATATATTTATTTAGGAAATCCATGGAGTCTTTAAGATCCCCATTGTTGAAATCAAGCATAATCTTAGCCGTAGCAGACAAGTCTAATGACTGTAGTTTTTCTAGCTCTTTCCTAAAATCCTTTTCATCACCAGTGATTGAAATTTTAACGATATTTTTATCTGCCAAATGCTGGGCATTGGAGAATTCTTTTAAGATTTGTTGTTCGTCAAGTACGGTATTGCATCCTATAGTTACCGTTGCATCCCATTCTCTTGCCATATTTTCACCTCAATTATCTCATCATTCTGTTTGCATATGCGAGTGCATCATCTTTAATTCTCTTTAGACTACAGGTATCTGGGATTCCGCTCATTCTTGGGCCTGTTTTCCGTCGTTTGAAGTCATCTATAGCATTTTTCCATCTTATAGCTGGGGTTCTATCTTTCCTTATTTTTTTATTAGGACTCCAATTGATTGGAAAATTCGAATGCGTAACAAAGTCATCGTCATAAGAAATGCCATGGATACCAAGTTCGAATGTTCTCTGGAATACCCAATCAGTGGGTGCTCTATACGGACGAACATTATTTTTGTAATTTCTTGAACCAATAGGCATATAAATCTGTCTTCCAATCCCAGATGAACTGCTTAAAGATGTGACATGAGCAACAGGTACAGGATTATCAATATGATGTCCAAGCGTTGTATTCTCCAAGCCGCCTTGATAAGTCATGTATGTTCTTTTATATTGTTCGGGGGTATAGTCGTCATAAAAATCCTCGATCACCCTAGAATATATAAGACCTAAGCTATCTTTGATTTTCTTTTCCATATAATCCAAGGTTATTTTGGCTTTTGCATTCATTTCATTCTGAAGTTTTTTCTTTGTAGCCTCACTTAATTTAAACTTTGTTTTACTCGCCATGCTCTATTTCCTTCATTATTGCGCTGGAGATAGCATCTAATATATCAGTAATCCCATAAGATGCACTGTCCATGAAAGATACAATGCTTCGCTCATTTTCCATTAAGTCATTCAGCACCATATCAAGAATGGTTTTCGTTGTGCCGACTTCTTTCTCCGGCATATATGCAAACAGAGCGTCGACCAGCCCATACTTTGACAGTAAATCGAATTCCTCAACCGTCTTGTCCTTAGACCAAACCAAGTCAGTGTAATTACGGATCATCGCAATACAGTACGAAAAATATCTTGCTGGGCTATCCAGCTTAAAGAAAGTCTTTTCGCCATCCGAAGTCTTAATCTTTTTGTAACAGCTCGTGTTTACAATTGCCTTACATGTGTCAATTTTCTCAGCATACGGTACATATTTATCCTTTAAAATGTGTTTTTCAATAAACTTCTCACGCTCATTCTCACGGCAATTCTTAAACTTCGCAACAAACTCTCTAATTTCCATCATAATGTGTTCTCCTGTTCTTCCTTTTTCTTTTTTGCTAACTTACGGGCAGCACGAGCCTTCTTAACTAGCTCATAGTCAACCCAGCCACCGTCAATCGCGGAATAGCAAATCCACTTATAAGTAACGTCAGGGTAGTGATACCAAAACATTTTGCGCTTCATAATCGCTGTGGTATCTGGATATCCCTTTGTGTCGACAACTTCTTCCCGTCCATCTTTATAAATAATAAAAAAATCAGCCACATACTTAATCGGCTGAACATTAAATCCATCGTGCTCAAATTTCGGTTGCAGCTCATATGGCTTCTGTAACTCGCAGTAAACAATATCGCCGCTTTCTTTTAGCGGACAAACAACGTCACGATAGTATTTCATTTCCAACACTGAATCAAAGGTAATTCCCTCATAGGTTCTCTTGGAAATATCTTTATCTACATTAAATTTTGATGATCTCATGTATCTCCTAAGGGCGGCAGATTACCGCCCATCTTTTATGGTAATATTTTATGGAATGCTTCCTTTACATAATTCATGCTTTCGTCTACAAATCCATTTGTTAGGTTATTTTCCTTCAAAATTCGCTGATACTTTTCATATAATCGGAACTCATGTTCAAAAGCTTCACGATTGTGCTTCTGCCCGTTAGAGACACTCGAACAGAAGTTTAGAATTTCCGAGCGAGTATCATCGACTTCTTTTTCAATAAATCTGGTAGTTAATTTTTCCAGACTATCTCTGATTAACTGATCATGTTTTATGGACTGCTGGCGATCTTCAGCTTCCTGTTTTCGTAGTTCCTGCAATTCCATTACTGTCTTTATCAGTAGCTCATGATCTTGATCATTCTTTTTTATCCATTTAATTGGTCTGCCAATGTACTCAGCAAACTTAGAAACAATTGTGACAATTGATATCACTGCAGAAATAATGATAAAGATGTCCATAATCACTTGAACAAAGTTAATTTCTTGTAGCCACTTCAATTCATCCATAATGTCACCCCTTTTTCTTCTTTACTTTTCGTAACATGTCCACGCATCTTGTAAGTGTGGTGCATACATAGTCTAGGGTGGCTTTGGATTCTTTGCCAGAAAAGGTCATTCTGATACATCCTCGTGCGGTTTCATCATCAATTCCAATTTCCGCGAGAGCAGGAGAAATATCGGCAGCTCGACTATTACAAGCTGATCCCGTAGATACCTGAATATCATATCCGTCAAGTAGGATCATTAATGTCTCCCCGGCAACACCTTTGAAACTGACGTATAAATTATGAGATAAACGATCAGACATATTTGTTGGGCCAATCATCCGAAAATCCAGAATATTGTCCATCATATATCGAAGTACGTAGTCTCGATTATTTCGTTTTGATTCACTATAAGTGAAATCTTTAACAGCTCGTCCAAGCGATGCAATTCCAAGTACATTTTCTGTGCCGCCAAACAGTCCTTGTTCTTGTGATCCATAAATCAGTGGGGAGAGTGTAACCCCAGCCTTCTTATATAAAACTCCAACACCTTTTAATGCCCCAAGTTTGTGTCCAGAGAACCCAATCATATCAGCGTCCAGTTCTAGTAAATTGACTGGAATATCTGTAATACTTCCGGTACAATCCAGATATACTTTACCTCTATATTTGTGTACTAGATCAATAATAGCCTCAACGTCCTGAATAATTCCAAGTTCTGAGTTTGCGTAATCTATAACTACAAGTGATGTACCAGAGTTGATTTTTAACTCGTTCTCCAAATGATCTAGCCAGATTTTCCCGTATTGATTAACCTTTAGAGGCACTTTTGTCGGCAAATCTTTTACACAATTCAGAATAGACTTGTGAGCGATAGGAGAGTAGTAAACAGTATCAGACCGCATAGAAGTCCATCCTTTAATCGCCAAAGTATTAGATGCTGATCCTCCAGAGGTAAAAATTATATCTCCCATGTTTGGTTTCGCATGTAGGAATTTATACACTTCTTTTCGGGCATCAGAAATGAGCTTTTTTGATTCCGCACCGATTGAATACAGAGAACTGGGATTGCCCCAGTCATCCAGAATAGAAATAAGATAGGCTTTCATGCCGTCCGACAGCGGAGCAGTTGCAGCGTGATCCAAATATACACCCATAGTTACTCCTTACTGGTGGGACTGTCCACCTTTAATTTTGATCTTTTTTCTAACAAGTGGCTGCTCAGTTTCTTCTGACTCAGTAACTTCTGGCTTAGGCATAATTTCAACCTTTGGCGGATATAACGTGTCAATCATTCTCTGAACAGTGGAATCAAATGTCACTTTATTAGACAAATCACACTTATCTAATCGAGTACGAGCCTGATCATCTGTAATGTTATGCGACATATACTCAATTGCAGTCTGGAATATTTCGCGACAGTTAGCATCGTGGAAATTAGTCATCCAGCGAGGATACTGATCATATTTACCGCATCTTGGGCAATATTCATATTCTTTGCCACAGCAGATGCAAGTTCTTAAATCATTTTTTTTCATGTCAAAATCCTTTCAAAAAATTAAGCCCCCAGCCATATTGACCGGGAGCCTATTAAATAAGGAAGGAACTCAATCCTCGTCGTCCTCAGCTACCTCGTTTGTGAAGTGTAGACGATACAGAGTACCGTTTCCATTACCGCAGTAACTTGTCAGCAGATCACCCTTGAACTCAAAAGTAGAGTCAGACTGTAAATCAAAGCTAGTATCTGGAGCTGGCTGAACGGACGGGCACTCAATGATTACACGCTTTCTTTCCTCAGCACACGGATCACCATACAGAGCAACGGTATACATTGCAACAGTCTTCGGGAACTTCTTAGCGCTATTCTCAACAAGTGCTCCGGTAGCCACTTCTCTTCTGAGCATGATAAGATATGCTGTTGCGTCTGTATCAGTCGGCAGGGTCAGTTTCTTCTTCTCATCAAATACATACTGTGTTGCACTTGCAGTTGCACCAAGAGTATACTGTTTTCCAGTACCACCGTCTTCGCGATATTCATACACTTCAACAGAACCATCAGCCGCATTATCAAAAGTGAGGTCAGTTGCTCCAGCGGCAACCTTGATGATATCAATCACTTCCTCCTTCTTTGAATCGCTGGCATAAATGATATCACTACCATTTGCGATAGCCAGAGTCGGAATATGTAGCATCTGACTGGTTAATGTAATTGTTCCTGCCTTAGAAGTAGGAATCTTCTTGATCAAATTACCTCTAGCGTCCTTAATTTCCTTGGACTCTGATGTAATATCAATGGCAAAATTCTGAACCTGATTTGCGGTTCCTAACAGACCGCCCTTAACGTCCTTGAACACGGTATATAAAGCACGGTCAATATAGATATTACCTAATTTAAACATATTTTTCCTCCTGTGGGCAATGCCCAAATTTTATTTCTCAATCGAACGCATAAAATTCATTTCGTTTTTATCCAACTTAGATGAATCAACAAATCCACCATATGCACCATGTAAAAGAGCAATAGAAGATTCATAGATTTGTAATCTCTGTACACTGTCCATGAACGCAAAAATCCCCAGATCTTTTAAGTCATCAATTCGATACTTAAAGCCTGGGTGATTCATACAAGATGATATTAAGGGCAATAAAAAAGGAGAATGTTCTTGTTTTTCATTCTCCCTTTGCTTTATGCGATCTTGATTGATTATTTCTTCTTTTAAAATTTTTCCTTTGACTTTTTCCGCTTTTGGGAATATGTTAAATAATGTTCGAATATATTGGGACATGATGACATAGTCTTGCTCCGTTATAATATCATCTACATCTTTATTCCATAAAACGACAGAACTCTTTCCATCAATGGTCTGAGTGTATGGATCATATCCAGCAAACGAAAAATCGTGGAATAATAGCTCCGTAGAGCTAATGCTTTTGTACAACATAGCAAATAACTCAAAGTCGCTCGTTTTGTTCCAGTCAATTCCGTTGTCCCACAACATCACGCGATAGGAAGTAGAATTAGTAACGAACGGATTAAGTACGCTGTTGTAAAAATCATTCTCACCAAATTCGATAATATCTCCAACACTGGGCTGGTAGATAGTTATTCGATCATTGACTTTAAAAGGTTGCCTATAATACATTTGAGTCATGTCGAATTTTAGTTTTTCGCTCATGTATGTACCTCACTTGTTACAACCTTTGGTTTTTTGTTTCTTGTTTTTGTTATTCCAGCTGGAGTTTCCATTTCAAAAATCAGTGTGCGGCAAGCATAATTTGTATCCACAATGCTTGGCTTATTTTGTACGCAGTGAATCTGATTCCCGAAATAATTCGTCCAGTTGAACTCATCTAAAATTAGGGCGGCTAGTAGATCATGTCGAGCAATGCCAGTAGCCTTATCAATTCCATTCTTAAGTCCACATAAAATGTAGAATATGATTTGATTGTACTTAAAGACACTGTTATATTTTGGCATTTCGTCAAAAGAAATTTCATAGCAAATAAAATTTTGTACGTCTGTTTGAGTATTTGAGATCATGTAATAAGGAATGATATTTCGCCCAAAATATTCATCCGGTTCAGCCCCAGTTTCCTCAAGTTTTTTGTCGCTGAGAACATGCAAGATCTTTTTATTTGCAAGTAGCTTCCTTTTGATGATTTCCTTAAAACGAATTTCATCATTGTCTATATTGATTTTGAAGTCCTTTAGTTCTCTCAGTTCTTCTGGTGTTATCATGATCTCACCTCCTAAATGCCCGTTATTTCTAATTCGATTTTTGCTTCAGTATCATCACTACGATTGATAACCGTAAGGATAGATCCCAAGTAATCATCATTACCAATAAATTTGATCCGCAGCTGATCCGCAGTGAAAGATTCAACCGTTAAATAGTTGTTCAGCTCATTATCAGCGATTAACCGACCGTCCAATAAAAATTCCCACGAATTCGTTGGTGGGCTTGAAATCCTGTTTCCATCAGAATCGTAAAATACCACAGTAAAAGTCCTTGGACTTCCACCAACTTTAATCTGTCGGCTAAGTCCATTAAACTGAATTTCTGAGGTTACACGATCTGGTGATTTCTCATTATCTTTAGGTTCTACCCTCGAAGCGTGGTAATCCGCCCACATTGCGATCACTTTGCCGGAAGCGTCGCGCTCTATGTAATCTGTGTTCTGATTATACGAATCCTGATATAGTGTTACTCGCTGGATTCCAATAGGATCGGTTGTTTCAATCTTTGATATTCGCCAAACAATTGGTTCAAAGCCCTCATCTACTGGGGCAGATACAATCATTCTCTGGTTATAAAAAAGTGACATAGATTCTGGGTTGTATGGTAGAACGAACTTTTGCTGATTCTCTGTTCTTTCCACTCGATAGTCTCTCCACAATCCTGAGTTATAGGACGATTGACTTCTGGATACGCCCCACATTCTATGTTTCTTTTCTTTCCATATCCAACTATATCTGTAATTGCATGGCAAGATTGCCCATGTCTGAAACTGCGGATCAAAAGTATTCGCAGCCTGCATAATTAACCATTTTCGATAGATTCCTTTATTATCAGGAATATCAATATAAAGTCCGATTGGAAATTCACAACCGTACTTCAATTCGTATTCGCCTTTAAAATAATCAAGGGGATTTTGCTGACTTGGTTTGAATTGGATATGATATGTTACTTGGTCTTTCCCGTCCGAATTATATGCATTGATGATGTATTTCGCAGGTATCGCAACTTTTGTTCTGCTTCTCTGTGGCGACAGTTTGTAGCTTTTCTCAGGTTCATCGTCGTGGTAGTAGTCATAGATGTAACACGTCCTCGACTGGATATCCCCATCCCATGTCGCTTCCATTAACATATCAGCCTGATTCTTTCTAACTTCGCCCAAAGTGCTACCACTATATCCAGCTATCCGTCTATATGATTCGAGGTTCATACTATGCCTCCTTGATCTTGAGAACTTCAGCTCCAGCATCCAGTATCAATTTGCGGTAAGCAGGGAAGTTAAACGGAACATTCTCATAGATAGATTTTGCTTCTTCCAGTAAGGTAAAAATCTTAACTACTTCTGGGCGATAGCAGAGAATCTGGTTTAGCCCGTCAATTTGATACTCTAGGTTCTCAATTGCAGAAACAATATCCACGGATTCAACTGGATTAGCCTTTTTGTCGGCACTCAATAATAGAAAGAAGATATCCTTACGGATTCTTTTTTTGTACTCCTCAAATTGATTAGGAGAAAATTCACCATATTTGTATTTCATAGTTATTCCCTCTCAATATACGAATTATGGATATATCCATAATCTCTAACCATTTTGCGAAGTTCAATACGCGAATCATTAAGCATAGTTTCTAGTTCAGTTAAATGTGCTGCCTGAGAATAGAATTTCTGTTCCTTGCCGCCAAACATCTGTGCAACATTCTTTACGGATTTCACTCGCGGTTCCAACCACTCAACGGTCATTCCCATAGCTATCAATTCTAAAATAAATTCAATGTCAGCATCATCATCTACTGGGTTAGCCAAAGAGCATTCCAGTACCATGATTTCATCATAGAATTTTAGTTTTGAGAAAACCGTGCGAGTGTAAGGGCGAGAGAGTGCAGAATGCATCCATCCACACATCATCTCATAAACATCCACCTGTGGCAGTTGTGCCAATTCAATATCGTTGACTTTCTGAAGGAATCTCGAATAGACATCTTGATACGAGATTTTCATGGGCCACCTCCATCAAAGTTTAGTGAGGCTCAGAAGCTCGGTGTCAAAAATCTCATCAATAACTCTGATCTTCTTAATACTATCTAAGGTTCCGTTAGAAAGCTTAGTTGCGGCGATATGTTTAACAGTTTCTTTAGCTCCCTCTGGAAGTCTAAGAATTGTGCGTTTCATTTCTCCAACTGGAAGCCTAAAGATATCCTCTAAATCTCTGCCGGTATACATCTTGTCATAAATTTCTTTGATCTGAGGGAACTCAGCTACAATAGCTTCATCTTGAATAATGAAATATGGCATCATAACAAATGACGTATGTGATCTGATTGCGGCTATGATATCCTGATACTCTACCTCAGTAGTATCACCGAGTTCTGCCCAGCGATAGTTAATTCCACTTTTAATTCCAGTCATTCCAAGTTCACCAGCGGTAATAGATACACAGTCCACTGGCTCAGACGGGTCGCGCTTCTTTTTCGCAACAGCTTTAGACATAGAAACAGACTCAGTAATGTTCTGAGCCTGTTCCTTTACATTATTTTTACGAGTAGTATTCTTTTCAGCCATCCTTTTAATCCTTTCCGCTCATTAGGCGATATTCCAAACACCGAAATATCTGCTGATCTGAGTATAGATACCCATTTCACGCTGTACTTCGTACTTCATGGTATCATCCATACGAGCACCCTTCTCGGTAGTTTCAAGGATCTCAGTATCACCAACATCAACAAACTTAACAAACTTGTCCTCAGTCTTTGCCATGATCAGTAACTTCTTTGAATCAACCAACTTCTTGGTAACATTATTAGTCTCAAATCTCTGCGGAATCTCAATAAGAGTAGTTCCCTCGTAAGAACCAAGGCGACCCATGGTAGCCATTTCTTTCTTCTGATCTTCACTGACCCAATCAATATCAGCAAATGCGGATAGCTTCTTCAGGGCGGTTCTAGTACCCATAATATATACTTCGGCATTACCATTAGCCATGGAAACATCCTCAATTAAAGTATCAAAAGTATCCTTGGTTGCCTTCTCAATTGCCATGGTCTTATTGAACTGGGAATTAACAGGAAGCTTGGCACCTGCATTCATAACCTCAGCATACATTTCATTCTGGAGCTGGATTACAAATGCCTCAGCAATCTTATCTGTTAAAGCAGCCCAGTCACGTCTACCCATAAGATAAAGATCGATATCTGTTCCTACAGCAGCACCGTATACAGATGTGGCTACAGTATAGGACTCACCTTCGCCAAGAGTCTGCAGAATAAAATCATGATGATCGCCAGATACCTTGGAAATTGCCAGAATTACATCTGTCTCAGTCCAGAATTCCTGGGAATCACCTCTTGCAAGGTTTCTTTCCTCAACAAATTCATTAAAGAATTCATTTTCATGGAAGCCTGTCTCCACCTTAAAATCAATTACATCCTCTAATACTTCAAACAGCTCACGACCATGCTCTCTCATAGCACGCTTTCTCTGCTTCTTTGTGGAATGTTTGTCAATGCCTAAAACGTTATGTACAAAGGTTAATACCTTCTCATTTGCCTCAGCTTTTGAAACGATGCGGTTAGTTTCTGCATCATAAATTTCTCTACGGAGTCCGAGATCGAATACCAGATTCTTAAACTCATCTGCCTGAATATTCATACTGTCGAACACCATCTGTACATGATTTGAAATTCTCATTACATTTTCTCCTCTCTATTGATTAGTTCAGCACCATTTTCTTGTCGGTAACGGACTGAATCTTTGCCCCCTTGGTTGGGACCTTGCTAAATCCCTCAGCGGATACCTCGAAGACATCGCCAACTGCCAGCTCATAACTTCTTACGCGATCACCCGCTGCATTAAAGAAATTGGATGTCTTCTTAAAGGTGTTAGTCCACTCTTCAGCGATTACTGGCTGCTGATATACGAACAGTGCATCACCCGGATCTGTAACCTCTACATACCAGTTACCATTTGCGGCCTGTTCTCTAACAACACCCTCAAATGTAGTTACGGCAGCCTCCTTATAAAGATCAAGAGAATCCCACTCGCCTCTTGCGATCAAATTACCGTTATCTGTATCTGTGGACAGTACCACGTTATAAATGTGCTTGCCGCCATTCTGTGCAAGCAGCTTTGATGGAAAAGCAACGGCGTGCTTCTCGATTTCATATCTAATAGCCATTTTTGTAGCTCCTTTCAAGTAATAAAAAAGAACGCCATTTAGGCGCTCTGAAAAATTTTAAATGTAAACTTATGAGAAGAGAGAACCGTAGCGGCCTTTCTTTCTTGCCTTCTTGTCAGGCAGAAGAGTCTTCGGTGTGGCCTTTTTAATTGGTTCTTCAACTGCCGCAAAAGATAACTTTCCAGCCTTTGCGTAAGTCAAAAGTAGTTCGTCACACTTCTGTTTAATATCCTCAAACTTAGCATTTTCGGAATCTTTCTTAATCTTTGCAAATTCCTCAGTGTTAGAAATACCAGCATAATCTTTAGATTCTAACAGTTCCTTAACCTTAGCCGCATTCTCAGCAGTTTCGTAGGTTGCGAGTTTTTCCTGAATAGAAGAGTAGTTTGCTCTCATAGATTCAAGCTCTGCCTTTTCAGTCTCAGTGACATACTCTGCATATAAACGGTATCTCTCGCCGTCCAACGCAACATTGTCGCCATCCTTTGTATACTTACATCCATATAAATTACCCGTCATCCAACCCTGCATTACAAACTTATCGTCATATACAGTATTGATACAGTAGTAGTCATTGTCTAATTCCTCAAACTGTCCAATCAATCCATACAGTGCAGCTCGAATATCCTCGTGGGAAATAGAGTATTTAATAGTCATATTCCCATTCTCATCAAATTCTCTCGGCGCGGAAAACTGCTCATTTTCAGTAGTCGGTTCTTCAGACTGTTCTTCAGCTTCAGTAGTTTCCTGAGTCTCTGTCTGTTCAGGCTGCTCGGTTTCGGTTGTACCAGTTACTTCTTCAGTCTGATCCGCAGTTTCTTCTGCAGTTTCAGTTTCCAGAAATTCTTCCTCTTCGAGTTTTGTCTTTTCCTTATCCAATGTGGATTCCTCCTTTCCCTCATCTTTATGGTTATGTGCAAAAGTGAAGCGATCTAATGACTCCTTCAAATCTTGCATTACCTTTAATAATTCATTTTGTTTCGACTCATTTGAGTCAAATACTTCCGCATGTGCCTTTACCATACCGGGAGCTACATTTTCTCCCAGAAGAGTGATAGCACCAGCGGTCATTTTGCCAACATCAATACAGTTGTCCTTTGTGGAATAACTAATGTCGTCACAGCCAATTTCCATTGAAACATCCGTTCTATTGCCGCGTTTTTCGAGAATATCACAAGCATAATTGCCATAGTCGCGATATAAGAATGCATCTACATATGCATACCAGTTCTTTGTCTCATCATCGTACACTAGTTCAAAGTTATTGGTTTCTGGAACGACACCAACAATTTTCTCGTCGTAGATGATTCGCTTTTCGCCCTCGTGGAAAGCGTCGTCTTCCTCATGCATTCCATGAGTTTGGTAATCGTATGTTACATTGCCGTCTTCATCAGTCGTCTTTATGATGTCAGCTAATACTGGGATATTTTTAAAAGTATCCTTAGCTTTTTCGACAACCTTTTTTGAAAATCGAGATTTGTTTCTGTTGATGCCAGTGTGCATTGCTGCAACTCTGACACGGCAGAATCTCTCATCATCAAAACTGTCGTCTTTTGTAAAACAGCCCGTAGTATGTACGATCTGCTTCGAAATGTTAATATTATTCATAACTACCTCTCAGACAGTCAGAATGTAAGCTTATTTGTGTATATAATTTTCCCTTGGTCTTCACCATCAAAGCAGAGTTTACCTTCGTTCAAAAATGTCCACTGATTTCCAGTGTGGTTGATAAGCTTAACCCCTGATTCTGCCAACTTCATTGCATAATTTTCATCAAATGTTAATATAAAATTTGTCATGATTTTGCCTTATCCTTTTTATCTCTACTTGCTTCACCATCATCGGTTAACTCGTCAGAATCTTTGGTTGGAGCGCCAGCCTCGGAAGATGGGTCTCCGTTTTGTGTATGAGAACTCTGAAGTGGAACGAATTTGTTCGATAATTGTAAACACTCTTCTTCTAAGAAATTCAATGCTAATGTATCTAATTCGCTAAATCCGTTCATATTGTTCAGCACTAATTTAACTGGCAGGCCGTATTGAGCATCTGTCAGTAAGTTCTTTTTAAAAGCATCAATTGTATACGCGGAAACTTCGAAGAATTTAACTCTAGCTGGAGTTGAAAGCTGATACGTTAACCAGCGATTCAGCCATGCCTGGGTCTGCGGAAGAAGCATGGAAATTGCGAATTCTGTATCTGATCTGACTGCAGCTTCGAAAGCGGTAGTACCAGATATGGTTGCACTATTTAAGATTTGAGCGCCACCAGAAGTATTAAGAACTGTCTCAGTAGCTTTGGCAATCTTATTTGTGTCGGTTGCCTGATCGTTATCGAATGATATGGTATTTAATTTTCCCGGAACAATTGCACCAGAAGTGTATGACGGAAGAGCTTCCTCTAACAGTCGATTGAAGTATTCGATCATTATTTTAGGATTTACTTTCCAATCATCTGGCATGTTACTATTTGTAAGCGTCTCCATTTCTAGCCAAACAAGTTTATAAATTTGCTGTTCATCCGCAATTGCTTGAATATCCTCTAAGTCAATTAGGTTGATTAGAGCATTAAACAATCCACTAAACAGTGGGACAATAGTTTCCCAATCTTCGGCACGAGCTTTTAAACAGATCGCATATTCATCTGGCATCGGCTGCCATTTACCTGAGTTGCCTTCAGACTCATATGCACTATACATAGACTGAAACGGTTCGCCCCAGTATTCCAGAAGCTCTTGCTTGCTTCGAAAATAGGACATGTCCATATCAAAAGAGAAGTCACCAGTGTTATAATAACCAGAGATCTTACAGTAATCAGGATCTAGTGGGAGTATGAACATTGACTCGTCGTCAAAATATACACAGCCGTAAAAGACATCTTCTCGGAAACAAATGGTATATGCTTTTAACATTTCAAATTGGAGATTCAATTTTTCAAGAAGTGTGAGTGTATCATTATAATTTTTGAGAACTGAAGTAGCATCGTTATTCCCAGTAATGTCATATTGTGGAATTACCGATCTAGCATTTAAGCAAAACATGTTTGCATTGTACATAATTAGTCGGTGATAGACAGGGGATCTGTAGTATAGATAGCGAGATAGATTTCTCAGATTCTTTTCATTCGTTCCAATATTTTGAAGATAAGTACGAAGTGAGTCTTTATTAAATGCGCTGATGGGTTTTGTGCTGGTTTTTGTAACGTCTCGGAGCAGTTTAATTGCGTCATTTGCAGTTGCTGTATCCGCATAATTCACAAATTTTGGTTTATTCTGGTCATACCATTGTCGTACTTCATTGGAAGTTCTACGGACAGGAGCTGGCGGTGATGCATTCTTTGTATTTCTTGCTCTTGGTTTTGCATTTGGATTTGTTGTTTGTGTTTTTCTAGCCGTCTCTGTCACCTCCCTTAAAATGAACTTCTACGATTTCCTTTACGGATAGTCAATTGTTTAACTAAGTCATCCATGTCTGCTGACGGTTTTCTTTTTGTAATATTTTTACGACGTTCCTGCATTAAAGCATATCCAGCCATTGCGAGACAGTAGGCTCTATCGTCATGTAATATATTTGCTTTCTCTGGTGTCAATTCAAAGGAATCTTTTCCACTTTCTCTTTTCTTTCTAACCATATTGATGGCTTCCTCTTTTAGCGCATCGATGTTACTTAGAGCCAGCTCATCTTGCCAATCCAGTTTTATCGTTTTTTGCTTTACATTCTGAATTTGTCCAAGTCTTTCGTTCAGTTTCGCTTCAAACTCTTTTTCATCTAGCTTCTGAGCTAGAAGCTCTTTTCGAATTTTCTCTTTTTCAGAAGCAAGTTGTTTCTCATTGATATCAAAAACAGTAAGATATCCTTTGTTATCATAAGCGGCGGTAAATTTAACTTTATCTTGATTGACTAATTCTATTAGAGATTCATACATTTCAGATTTGTAGGCAGACGGTGACATTAGATGAACTTTATCAACCGCATTTGGATATTTTTTAACATATTCTGCGGAGTATTCTTTATCTATGAGACCACGATGACCTATACCTGCGGCATCTTTCCAGTCTTCCATTAAATAATCAGCAATATTTACACCAGCGCCACCAGAACCAGCATCAATATAAACACCAAGAATATTTCCGTAAGCATCAGCTCCGCCATTGTAATCCAAAATAACTTGTTTCAGGTATTTAACCTGATCTGGAGTTTGCATAGGAGATTTAATTTTCTTGCCGACGTCCATTAAGTTGATACAATTAACGATTCTCATCTGCTTCTCTGTGTCTCCATTTGGTAACGGGGCATCGTATATCTCGCAAACTAAAATTACTGAATTGTCTCTAAGTCTTGCTGGGTCATAAGTTATAACAAATTTCTTATCGCCAGTATCATTGTATAAGAGCGGCTTTCTTATTTCTTCGTTTCTGGTTATAACACCTCTACGAATGATTGCATCAGATCCTGCCTCTGTAGTGAATTGGCAGTAATATTCTCGCCTAGCCTTTTCTGGGTTAGTCCTCATTTCATCTCTAACTGTTTTTCGTTCCAATAAAGGGGCTATTAGCTCACCGTGCAAAGTTGGAGCAAATGCCAGTTCACAGTCTATATGTAAAACACAATAACTTGGGTCGCCCATTATTTGGTTTTTAGCATATTCTCGGTACAACTTATAAAATTTCGTATCAGTGGAAGATGCAGAAGATATGAAGAATTTCTGATTTGGGATATTAGTAGGAAAACATCTTTGTCGAATTGGGTCGATCTTTTTTCCAGATCCATCTCGTCCTGTTTTAAGAGATTTATTTACAATGGCGAAAGCAGAGTATACATTTATCATTTCTTCGGATAAGAATCCGGACTCGTCGAATACTACAGAGCCACGTTCACCACGCTTTGCATCAATATTTGAGTTCAAAGTCTTTGTAGCCGCTCCATTATAAAGATGATACGAAAATCCATTCGAGCTGTGAGAAAATCCATCACCACTAGCATTCTTTATCTCAATCTCATTTTTGAATATTTTTCCAGTTGAACCACTAAATGTCTCTATATTGTCATTGGCAAGCCTTTCAAGTGTATTAAAGGTAGTTTCCGCCTGTGACCCAGTGCCTGAGGCAATATAAGCCCAGTAGTTAGTGAATAGCATTCCTTTAGCCATTAGTCCAAGGTCAATAACAGTTGATTTTCCCCAGCCGCGAGTTGCAACTATTAGGACATTAGGACAAATCCATGATCTTTGGATTGCTAGTGCCTGAGAATCTAATAGATCAATGCTGAACATATCGTCTATAAAATGTACCGGGTTACATTGATAATACCTTTGAAGTTCTGAAATTTGTAAAAGAGAGTCAATTTTGCGACTTGAAAGCGTATATAGCTGTGGTTTTACATAAACGCCATATTCCTTGTAAAAATCTTTATCGTACCAATCAATAGATTCAGAATATCCTTCGAAGGCGGGAGTTCCAGATGCGATAATGATATCATTAGGATTCATTTAACTCATCCTCCTCGTCGCTTTCATCGTCTTTCGAAGAAAAACATGAGTACAAGTCCTTTAAATCAACAGAATCATTTATGATAACAATTCCATTTTCACTTATTGTATCTTTTAAATCGAGATTTTCTTGTAGCAAAATTCGATTTATTTCTTTATATTGGTCACGCTCTTTTCTAATATCTTGGGTTGTCTTTCTTAGCTCGGCAACCATATCAGACCATTCTGATTCATCGAGAGCTAGCTGTTTCATAATTGAAGCATCGCTGATTTCTTGAACTTGTCGCATTCCCCGACAGGTTGCAATATCAAACCCATTAACCTGAGCGGAACGAAGATTAAGATCTTTTAGTTTCTTGGTCTTTCCAGTCCAAGTGTTCTCACCTTTGGTAGCGTTTTTGCTATTCTTTAATGAAATGCAACTTTCTTGTGCTAATTTTGCAATACTATCAGTGATATTCTTTTGCATTACTTGCAATGCCTTTATGATTGGCAAGTTGTCCATAGCGTGCATTGGGTCTTGATATAGTTCCGCGATTTGGTCGTCTATATGTGATTTTTGTAAGAATCCTCGAACGATACTTATAATAGAAGATGTGCGCATCATATCATCGTTGCCTTCTTCAGAAGAGTCTAGGAAACCGATAAGCTGCGAATATAAGAAGGGCTGATCCGACAGTTGTTCTTTTTCAAATGGCAAATAGCCTATAAGTCGGAGAGTATCAGATTTGTTCTTTTCGAATTGTTTAAGAATCTCTTCATTCGCTGGAAGCTGATTCTCGTCTTTATCATTAAGTTTAGACATGGTTGGCCACCCTATAAAAACATCCGATTCTCGGTATGTCATAGCGTAGTAGTGTGGCAACTGAATATTTTTGATATAAGTATAATATACATTCGGGGTAGTTTTAAGACCAGACGTTTCGCCTCGCCCGTTGGCGGACTCTATCACGGAGGAGTCCCACACAGATTCTATAAATGGTTTGTTTAGAGCATAAAGAGCATCATTTACACTTTCTTTCGTTGGTTTAGAGATCTTGCCGCCCACTTTTGGCATTGCAATATTACTCGCACAATCCTTACATATACTCGTTAATTTACTCTCATAAGATGGTTCGGATGATAAATAGAAGTCATCTCTAGTTTTTACTTTGCCGCATCTCTGACAGGTAAAGAACTTATCACCGACGCCTAACGCTTTTAGAAGTCGAATCTGGTTTGTTTGATTCAACTTCATAAAGTCGTTTTCAGCAGCTTTGATTATAGGCTCGGCTCCTTTAAGTGTCTTTATTGATCCGACGTCTTTTGGATTTATTTTGATAGGTGTTCGAGCCATACGTTACACCTCTTACTGCAGCTTAGAAGTAAAGCAGTCGCTAACCTTAACCTTGATCTTATTTCTTGCGGAAACCTGAACAGTCTCGCCAGTTCTAGGATTGCGGCACTCGCGCTCTGGGACTTCCTTAACCTCAAAAGAAATGAAGTTATTTAAACGGACAACTCCATCCTGTGCTAATGCTTCCTCTAAGGTGTCCTTAAAAAGATCTACACATTCTACTGCCTTTTTCTGGGCAATTCCTGCCTTCTCTGCATATAATTTACAAAAATCATTCTTAGTCATTTTTATTTTTCCTTTCATTCGCTACCGTGGAATTACGCCGCAATTCTCAGCCACCAAAGTAGTCAGTACTTTTATAAAATTCAAGTTGGACTAAATCCAAACATTTCATTGATCGTATCTTCTGAGTGATCTTTAAGATATAGTTTTGTAGTGTCACAGCTGTCATGATGAGCCATGACTCGAATTTGTTCTAATGGGAATTTCTTAGGCTTACCGTCTTGATCTAGTACACGGGTGTCAGTTCCTTGAGCTAGACTTTCGAACCTTGAATGTCTCATGGTATGCGTGAAAATATTACACTGTTCTCCACGAACTTCAGATAGAATCTTGGAAATAGATACGATACGATCATATAAAACGCTAGAATCGGAGAGTGGTTGTTTGTTTTCTCCACTGCCTTTAATCCATAACGAATCTATATCGTCTGGTCCACGTTCTTCGAGATATTTCTTAATCAATTCTTTCGTATCATCCAAATATACAAGTGGGAATTTCTTGCCACGTTTACCAATTACAGTGTTGGTCTTATTATGTTCGGTCAGCCCATGTTTATCAATCTGGAAAAGCTCATTTTTACGCCCAGCTGAGTCAAATCCAATAGACCATAGAACTGCATCCTGTAGTCTGCCTTTTTCAACTAAGATGTCACGCACTTTAATAAACTCGTCAAAAGTGAAGAAAAAATCGTCTTCATTATCTTTTACTCGAAGTCTTTCTATTCCCTTAACCTTTTTAGCGTAATTGATTTCATAATCATAATCGTCATCTTCTTCACAGAACGTTAACATACTATTGACAGCACTCTTTAACCTATTTGTTCGCGCCGGAGACATTTCACATTCCTCTGTAAAATATAGACTCAAACCTCTGAAGTCTTTTCGATTTAACTCTAAAATACAGCGATTATCTAGTTCCTTTAAAATATAGATCAAAATAATTCTAAGATCATGGTAATATCCGTCTATAGTTCCTTTACTTTTCTTTCTCTGTTTATATTCTGAAAGGAAGTCGTCCATGATATGCTTATTTTTTTTATTGACTTGTGCCCATAATTCTGGGGTGTAAAACCTGTTGTATATTCGTCCTCGTTTGGACATTGGAATCACTTCCTTTCTAAAAAAAGAGCCGCAATTTGCGACCCCTTCCAAAAATAAATATGTAGTTAGATTTCGTTGATGTGTTTTGTCAATTCTTTTGTTAGCCAGATTTGCCCTTTACCAGTAAGCATTGGTGTGTAAGTGGTATAGATTTTGTTAGCTCCATTTCTGCGAGTAGAGACTAGGTACTGCATATATCCAGAATCTATCATTCTCTGCATTGGCTTGTTAAGAAGATGAGTATCCTTGCAGAGATATCCTTTATTGCGGCAAAATGCCATGATTCTGTTTCGCCCAAAAGACTTTCCAGAGCCATTCTGAAATTCACCCGCAAATTTTCCAAAACTGATGCTATTCTCAGACACAGCTACAGCGTCACAGAACTCAGCCTTTGGAATAAGCGGAGCAGTGGCTTTGTCAACCGCCATATCTACGAGCTTATTATGAGCGGCAGCAACTTCGGCAGCATCCTTACTGAAAAGTTGAAGTTTCAGACGTTCTTCATCAGTTAATGTATCCCCAGACTTCAAGCGTTCTTCCATAGTATTGAATGCTTCGATATACTTTACTTTCCAATTAAGAGCCTTTCTTCCGGTAAAGCCCATAACTAATAGAGAAAATCCATCACGAGTCATGAAGTACATCTTATTCTTTTTACCATTTGCAGCGATATATTCTCCATTTTTGAATAGCACGCAAAATTGCGGTGTACTCAAATCTGCTTTTAAATCGTTGATAGCTCTCAGCAGATCGCAGTGACGTCTGCCAAAATTCTCAGCAACGTCTTGACTGTTGACCCAGATTTCACCATCTTTGTTTTCGAGTTCCATCATCAAATTAGTATCTACCATATAGTCCTCCAAAAATAAAACATAAAATAGTTACTTAGAAGGCGACGATGAGGAAATACCTCGTAATTTGTCTTATCTGTCCACAGACAGACCTTATCAATATGGTAGCAACAGACGCATGCCTATAATTTGTTTTATCTACTCACAAGCAGACCATATTTCGTAGGTGGTAGCAATGAACTTTTCACTCGTAATTTGCTTTACCATCTTAACTAGATGACCACCTATTATATACTTCTCCAAATTTTCTTCAACATATCGCAAAATCAGAATAGTTTAATAGAATATGTTTGTACTAATCCTCGTCCTTCTTCAAAAACAAATAAAGAAGATCCAGCATCAGATGTCTTTCTGAGGGACAGCCCGTAAGGATCAACACCAATTATTGATCTTACACCAATAGCTTCAGAATTGATTCCGATTTCTTTTGTATTCAGATGGTGGACATGACCGCCAATTAAGTAATCAACCGGCACTTGATATACTTTCGATAATTCGTTTGCGGCATTTCCAGAATCCTTAACTTCACCGTGAATGCCCAAAATATTGTAGTTGCACATGATTTGGTAATTCATTCCAGTCGGATTATCAATAATTTCGATGTTGGGATTGTTTTTGAGACGTTCTTTGATTAGAACTAACATAGCTTTTGACATGTTTTCTTCCGTGAAGGCATTCTTTGGCGCTCCACAGATTCTGAGCTGATTATGATTTGAATCTAAAACCATCTGAAAATTGATGTGGACGTATTCGCTTAGATCATTCAACCAGTTTGCTAGATAATTGGCATATATAATGCTACTGTCAATGATTCCATACCGTAGCTTCATAAGCTGAGAATTAAGTCGTAAGATTCCTTGAATTCCGTCGCCCAGTTCCCAAACATTCAAAGTTGAGATATTCTCTTTCTGGATAATTTCGACCGTTCTGCTAAAAAGCTCATCCATTCTCTGGTAAAATATTTCTGGACTGTATTCGTTGATTACATTGCCGAATAAGTCCTTTAAACAAAATTCAATGCCAAAATGGGCATCTGCTAGACATAACAGATATTCTTTATTCTCTGGCTGTATGTAAGTTGGCTCGACTGATTTCAGCGGCGGAAGAGTGGCAATCGCCTCGCAGATTTTCTCGGCAATCAATTCATCTCTGGCATTTTCTCGTAGCCAGCGATTATATTCTAGTTTCTCACTCTGAAGTTTCTTACGCTCTTTTTCAATTTCACGCTTCTGAGCCGTAAGTTCCTTCAGATATTTATCTTCGCTATTATCAAAAACACCAGCTTCATTAAATTTCTTGGCATTTGAATAACATTTTCGATATGCGGATTCCGTGCGGTATTCCGTTTCGTCCACTCGGAATTCTTGATTCATAATTGCTGCAATTGCAGTCCAGTCTAAGTCGATCAGGGCAGCGTCCTTAGCTTGCCCCAATCTCCACAGATATTGTATTTCATTTTCTTCTGATTTACGTTTGATATCGTACACTCAGTCACCTCATTAGTCTTCAGTTGGAGCTACTTCCAGATCCTCGTCAGTCTTCAAGGATACAGATACTGTAACTTCCTGATCCTTGAATGCGTTGATCAAATCAGAAAGAGTAGCAGTCTGATCTTCCTCATACTCATCAACATATGTAATTGACTTGCAGTCCTCGGACAGTACACCCTTAACGGTTAACTTATCAGTTGTGTTTCTCTTGAATTGTAAATTTGACTTTGCCATAATAAATTCTCCTTTTATTCCCACTAATTATTATAAAATTACACTGATATCAGTGATGATTTCGTCTACAATGTTGTACTTGACAAGCTCCTCGGATGATAAATACCAATCCTTGTTCTTATTTCTATTGAAGGTCTTCTCGTCAATACTTGTCTTATCCAGAATATAACGCTTCATTTCCTCAATTTGTTTCTTGTAACTCTTCTGGGCATCCTCAACCTGTCCAGCAGTGCCCTGGAATGCTGCGCTACCTTCATGAATTAGCATCTGTGTATGAGAGAAGGCATACCTCTTACGTCCAGACAGGAAAATCAAGAAACCGGCAGACATTGCAACGCCCATAGCAATTGTAATTACTGGGATTCTGCTTGCCTGGATCAAGTCGCAGAAGAAGTTTGCCTGTTCGAGGCAGCCACCATATGAATGGATGAATAGTCTTATCGGCTTGAGGTCTTCTGTTCTTACATCTTTTTCCTCTATATTCATCTGAATGATTACCTTTGCCAGTTCCAGTAGAGAATAATCATCATCAATTTCGTAGTCTATGTAGAAGGTTCGATTGGTTCTATCCTTCCAGTAGGTATAAGTTTCCGGCGCTGGAAGATCATCTGACTTTAGTCCTCCAACAATCGGAATAGCAATCTTTTCTAATTCCATCCTTTTATTCCTTCCTTATAAAGAGAGTTTGAGACTCGGATTTGCAATAATGACCCGTGTCGTTTTGCATCTTTTTGAATATTCTTGTTCCATTGCTGCCTTAAGAGTCTCTTTCGCTAATGTGCTGCCATGATGTAGAATCAATTTCTGGCAGTTTATGTTAGCGTAATTATCTATAAGTTGAGCATACGGAGCGTGTCCAGACATGCTTTTTAGACTATACACGGAGCATCTGCACGGATATTCTTTAGTATCTATTGTTACAGTCTTACGCTTTGGATCTTTTAAAAGAGAGGCAAGACTTCCTTCTGTACTGTAACCCACAAATAGGATAGTGCTGTTTGGGTCAGGAATACATTTTTTAAGGTAATGACGTACCCGCCCAACTGTACACATTCCATTAGTGGTGAATATCAAGCTTGGTTCGTGGCTTGATACAAGTGCAATACTTTCTGGAGCTTCCTGCACAAAATGTAAAAATCCAGAGCGCATTAATTCGTCTATTAAAATTTTGTCTTCACCCGTAAGACAATCTACATAATCTTTAAAAATCTTAATACCAAGAGGTGTATCAACATAAACTTTAGGTTTCCACTCGCTGTCTTTATAAAGTTGATATACCATAAGAGCCAAACTTTGAAGTCTTGACTGTGCAAAAGTCGGGATAATTACTCGTCCACCCATGTCATGAATTTGAGTATCAATGATAGACTTTAATTTGTCTAAATCATTTTTACGCTCTTTCTTGCCAGTTTTGATGTCCGGTTTATCACCATAGGTGCTTTCACCAATAACATAATCAGCATGGGCAACCTGAACATATTCCCCAACAAAGTGGTTTTCCACTACTTTATTTCCAATATCTCCAGTGACGAGAATCGTTTTAGTTACTCCACCAACAGTAAGATATAGCTTGACTTGACAGCTATCCAATAAGTGTCCACTTGGGATCAGTTCAAAAGAAAGCTCGTCATCCCAAACGATTTTTTGCCCTGAAGGAAACGATTTTGTGTGGGAGAGTGTAATAGAAACAGAATCTTCGCCGTAAAGTGGAAGATAGTTTTTATTATGTTGGGCATTGATGATTTGAACATCACGTTCGTTGATTTTGGCGCAGTCCATAAGCATATCTGCCATAACCTGAATTGAATTGCCGCAGATGATAGTTGTTCCGCTACATCCCTCTTTATATAAGCGTGGGAGAGTTCCTAAATGATCGATGTGCGCATGCGTGATAAAGATCAAATCTATATTTTTAGCCTTAAACTCCTTGAATTTCTTGGAATTTACCAGAAAATCTTCATATCTGTCGTTGGTCTGATGCATTCCGCAATCAACTAAGATATTATGATTAGGTGTCTGAATATAAATAATGCTCCCCGTTACATCATCAGATGAAGGGGAGTCAACAAAAGAAACTTTGATTTTATTATTGTTTTTGATGGATTTGTCCACCTTTCTGACTCGTTTGAGTCGAAAATAGTTATAAGAATTATGCCGAGGCTTTTTGATTTAATTTATTTTTCAAATCTAAGATACCCTTTTTATTGGAGGGTAAATCATATTTTTTGCACCATTTTCTAACCGCTCTATCGGATACTCCATACATTTTTCCGATATGAAGCATTGGATAATTTAATATTAGTTCAGTAAGTGTCTCTTTTGATGGGAGATGATCGCCTTCACTCTTTAAATAACAAGGTTTACACATTTTTGATGAATAGTCTTTTAGGTTCGTGTTACATATAGGGCAAACATCTTTTCTGATTTTTTTATATTTATTATTCCCTATCGGTATTTTTATTTCCTTAAAGATAGCAGCCCAGATATCTCCATCAAGATAAATCTCGGAACCACCGTGAAAAGCAGTATGATCAGCCACAGTTTTAAACACCATTAAATTATCTAAATCATTATTGAATTTGTTTCCATCAATATGATGGACACATTCCCCATCTTTTAATTTTCTTCCAAGCTTCTTTTCTGCTTGCAGTTGATGAATATATACATACCCATCAGGTCTCGCCTTGTGGTGTTCAGACATTTGAATAGCGAGGTACTGACCTGAATATGTAAAATTTCTATATTCATCATTATGTTCTTTATTATATTTGAGAATCCAGCTTAATTTGTTATCCATGAAAACCTCCAAATAAAAAAGACCTTTGATTTCCAAAGGTCAAATTTATTAAGAAAACTTAGACAGGAGCATAATCTGTCATGCGTAATCGTTTTCATTAGTACCCAAGACGGGGTTCGAACCCGTGTTGCTTCCGTGAAAGGGAGGTGTCTTGGCCAACTTGACTACTTGGGCAAAAGTGGGTAGAGTAGGATTTGCACCTACAATGCTTAAAAGCCACGATTTTACAGACCGCTGCGTTACTGATTCCGCTCATCTACCCAGATATCCTTCTCTTTTTGTTTTGTGTGGAGAAGGATGAACCAACACGATTGCGGAGAGATGGACTTGAACCATCAACTCTGGCGTATGAAGCCAGCAAGCTCCCTTTGCTCTATCCCGCAGTGAGTGATAGGAGACTCGAACTCCACAGTCTTAATTAAAGGTTAAGTGCTCTACCAATTGAGCTAATCACTCATACAATGGATCATGATGGAGTCGAACCACCTACGCCCAGAGCTTCAATCTGGCGCTCTACCGTTGAGCTAACGATCCATAAGCCGGTGACGAGATTCGGACTCGCACTGCTTGTTTGGAAAACAAGAATCCTGCCATTAGATGACACCAGCAAGTACAGCAACAACACAACCATCTGAGATCGTGCCGCTACCGACTAACAATTTTTGAAGTTTCAAGAAAGGCATTCCTTTCCTTTTATTTTTGAAGTGTAATGAAATTGTATTTTTATGCAACCACCACAGCCTCGTACAAATGCATCCGTCAATGGACTATCACGGACAAAACTCTTATCGAGGATTTTATCGAACTTTGTGGTTTATTATTTGAGCTTTAGAATATAAAGAACTTTGACGCTTAAACATTGACCTTTAAACTTTGAATTTTGAGCTTTCAAACTTTCTTATTCTTCCGCAGAGAATAACCAAAAACCCAATTCTTATTATAGGGGATGTTTTAGAATCATGTTTGCATGGCGGTTGAATCCGATATGCATACGATGAAAATATCATAGTTGGAGGCACTAACCCAGCCTCCAGGGGAGTCAAGTTCTGCATTTTCGTAATGGTTGCAAATTATTCGTTAGTTAAGCTACCTCGACAAAGGTAGTGGAATTTGAAACTGTGAGAGCAATATCTACGGATGACTCAAAGCCATCAATTTCGTTCTCAAGGTCATCGATCTTATTCGCGATATCTAGCGGATCTACCATCTCAAAGTCGCCCTCTTCATGACGCTTATTTATAATGATATCCTGTTCCTCTTCAGAAATTTTCTTACTGCCATCTCTGTTAGTGTAACCACTGAGAGCGTCTTCAATATTCTGATCAACACGTCTATTTTCCTGCTCAACCCTAGCCGCTACAGCGGTATATGTAGATTTTAGCTGTGCTAACAGGGTCTTCTTATACTGAATAGAGGACTTCATCTCGATTGCCTGAGCACAAGTCATATCTACACCATTAACAGTAAGATGTGTTGCTGCGTTTGACTGAACGATAGCAGATTTCAGTTCGTCTCTATTTCTAATAAGATCCATTGTCTTCTGCCATGCCGCCTTCGACTTCTTTTCAAAATCGGCTACAGTGCCGAAAGTCCCCATATCGGTGGCTTTCTTTTTCTTGCCAGCAACTGCAAGCACTTTAAGTGCAGCGATTGCATCATTGATCTTCTTATCATACAGCTTCAGTTCAACTAAAGCCTCAGTAATACTAATCTTTCTCATCCTTTTAATCCATCCTTATATGTAAATTTTGATTTTTATTTCGATTCGAGGCGGATAATCATACGTCCGCCCCTAGCTAGCGTTTCTGTTCAGAACACCTTATTTGTATTCCGCATCGGTCATATAGCGGAGGAGCCTAATAACGCGACTAGCGCTTTCCCTCTCCATTATGCGATGATTGCAGATGTATCTAAACCCCAGCATTTACGGGCGTTTCCGTCACATGAAGGAAGATTCATGCAGTAAAGATTCATGCAAGATCACTCTTCTTCCATTATGTACTGATTGTGAAGATGTCCTAAACCCGCATTTTTAAAGGAGTTCCGATGTTTTCGTTGTCTCTTATGCAGTAATTTTATTTTCTTCCAGAGAGAAGTTACTCAGAAACTTTTTCTTATCCATCCTATAAAGGAGGCCCAGGATTTTTCTGGTGTGTTTCTCTGGGTGGTATGCTCGACATACGGATGCTCCCTTTTCTGAACTCAGACCAAGCGCAATTTCAATTAAACGGTTAATGGTAACAATATTTCCAACTTTTATCTTCTGTAATTCTTCTTCAATGTTTCGGGCTTGCTCCATCAGTCCTTCATTGAAGACTCTCCAATCGAAGAGTGGATTGCAAAGTTCTGCCTTAATCCAATTGTCATAATCCTCAGCAAGAGCAGCAATAGTAGCCATCTGTCGATTATTAGCTCTACCTTCTGCTTTTATAAAGAAGTTCTTAGTTGGAATAGTAAGCGATGTGCTTGCGTTTGGAATATTATTCAACACATCCTCTAGCCAGTTCATTGGACAGGTAAGTTCTGAGTTTATTCGTGCCTTCAACTTAGTCTTCGCATTATCTACATCTTCTTGCGGCAATTCTTTGCCATCTTTTGTGTATTTAATTTCACGAGTATACTTCATGAATTTTGGAAAATCATACTTGATAGTTTTGGTCTTACCATTTCTTTCAATTTCTCGTGTCATCGTCATATATGGGAGAGAAGCGATTCTCTCAATTTCTTGGTTTGCATCAATTTCATATTCTCTCTTGCAGCTGTCGATTACTATCTGAGCCAAAACAGAAAGAATTATGAAATTGTCGTATAAATCCCGCAACAGTTGCCTGTCTGGTTCTGGTTTCTGCATCTCTGTCCAGTAGTAAGTCATTGCAAGCTGGGCGAGATTACTAGAATATCCAATACCCATACGGGATTTTGAAAATTTGTTGTCCATCTTGGCGTAATCCAACTTTGTATTTCTATATGAGATGCCGCTTTCTTTAAGAGCATTTACAATTGTTGGATACTCCAAATAACATTTGGCAGCACAGGCTACCATAGTTGGTTGGTTTGTCACTAACATAAAATCGGAATCAACGGTTGTGTTATCGCTGCGGCTCTTTATCCGCAACCTCTACATGTTTTCATGTACGCCCAGACTATCTCTTTGCCCTCGTTTAACGTTAGGTTTGTAGTTGTTAGCTACTCATACGATCCTATAGACCGTAGCAATCAGCGCTCGTGGAAGGATTATTGGTAGCCATCCGCACCTTCTAGTCGTTAGACCTTTCTGTCTACTAAATTGGCATTCGACAGACTTGGTAATTGATTATCATATGTGTGTAAATTTATTCTTTTACTTTAAAAGTAAACCCTTTATAGGGGACTCCCTTCTTTGCAGATTTTATTATACATTCATGTATTGTCCCTATGGATCTATCCAGAAGCAGCTCTTCTTTCAACCATTTTGCACATTCCTCAATATATCCAAATTCAAATTCTTGCCCATTGTTTGTAGCGATTACTGGGACACATCTGCTATTCCGATCTCCGTATCTTGAATAATGTCCAACTTTAGAACTATGTTTTACATTTTCTTGGTGAGTTACCCATTCTAAATTTGATGCGCTATTATTAGTCCTGTTATAATCTATATGATTTACTTCAGCACCTTCAAAATATCCGTCAACCCATCCATGGGCAACGTATAAATGTACAGGAATTCCGCCTCCGAAACACAGATAGCCATCTTTATTGAGATGGGTAGTGGCTTTTTGATTTCTTTTAATTGGATTTAAAGCCATACCATCTTTTGAGATTAATTTTGTTCTTCCGTTTATTTCAACTTGTCTATATTCTATCCCATTTACAATTATTGTCTTCATAAACCTCCTTTCTTATTTTTTACCCACACTTAGACGTTCCAATTTTCACTGATTATTTTTTACGCACATTTCTGTACGCTGACCCTATATGTTAAGTCCATTCCGTTCGCCCTGTCCTGAATATCGGTTCCAATACAGTTAACAGCTAAGATATTTTTGCTGAACTCAAAGTAACGCTTCATTTGTGGGCTGTATACATTATGTAAGTGACAAATATTGTTTGGCGAATTGTGAGGATTTCTGAATGCTGCCAAGTATTCTCCGTCCTCGAATCTGCGAGTGTAACACTGTATCGCAGTTTCTTCTTCTCTAAAAGTCGGGTCTTCTCGCCAAAATTCCCCGACAGAGTAGAGTAGTAGTGCATATGGATTTCCACAGACAGTCAAATTATCACCATCTACAAATATCTTCCCCTTTCGGAGTTTATAGACGTACTGTCTTATTATTTCTGACTTCTCGTGCCGGAAGAATGTTGAATTTCCGAAATCTTTATTCTGCCTGTAAAGATCAGCCAACATTTCGTAGTGGTTAACTTCGTTGGCATTTTTCCGTAGGAAAGTCTCAAACTCTTCAGGATCAGACTTCAATCTCTCAACATACTCGACACTATCTCTGGCAATATCCGCAACATCTTGTGGAGAGCAGGGCAGTGTATTGATCATCTGGTAACTTAATTGCTGCATGTGTCCCAGTTTTGATGGGTGGTCGGTTTTAACGATGCCCCATAGTTCGCCGTCTGCCTCGATTCTCTTGCACCAGTAGTGGTAAGCTTCGGTTGGTGTGCTACCCATAAGATTCATAAATTTCTTCCATTTAATGGCATTGTCAGTCGTAATGACCTTGATATCCTTGACGTAATGCCACTCGCCAAACATATCCTGCACTTGGTATGTATTATAATCTTCGCCATTTGCAGCACACCAATCTCGGAAGAAGAGCTGGATGTGGGACTTAAACCCACACATTTTAAACAAATGATTTCTCAAAAGAGCCATTCCATTAATCCAGCGGGGCAGAGCAGAGCTTTCAACAAGCCCCATTCCGTCCCATAATGTATTTTTTACTTCCGCGATTTCTGGCGAGACAACGCATCTCTTGCGGATTTTCGCCTGACCATCAAGATACTCCTCGGCTCTAACTACATTAACCACTGTCTTGAACAGCGAATCTTTATCCTTTAAAATAAGAATGTCTTTTACTGGGATATAAACAGTTCCTACAATAGTTGAGGTTGTAAGTGGGGCATAGGCCGACATCTCTACAATCTTAGCATCATCAATATTCAATTTCTTGCCAATTCCGATGGTCAACCAGTCGTATGCCTTCCGATATAACTTGCTATTGATAAAAACTACCTGCCCCAGTTTGGCTTTTGCCGAGGTTCGGAACAACATTTCGTAATGTATAATTGCATCCACTGAAGTTGTTCCATCTTTATTTTTCTTACTATATGTAATATCGACTCCATTCTCATAGAAGAATTCTCGAATCTCATCTCTCTTTTTGGGAGAGTAGAGTGTTCGATTTTCCTCTACTTTCGCCAGAGCCTGTCGTAATCGTTCCGCCGATTCTTCATCTTTCGCCCGTTTTAGTTTCGAATTCAGTCGTTTCTTTTCTTCTTCGAAACTTCGGCTGCCAAAGTCATAGTCCAGACAGATAATGTCTCTGGTACTTTCTTTGTGTACCTTCATACCATTCTTCAACAAAAATGAGCTGAATAGACTATTATTTAACATGGCTTCCTTATAAGTGAAGTATTCACGGGTTCCCAGATTTACTTCGTATAACATGGCGGCACTGATATTTTTAATCTTTATGCCAAATTCACTCATTCACTCAAATTGATCCTCCAACGTTTTGATTTCGTATCCGAGCCAGTCAATTGCCTGTCTTACGGTATCAATACAGCCGTAGTGGACAAACTCGCCCAGATCGTTCTCGATATATTCTTCTCCGATTTGGATTGGATTTTCACAAATCTCGCACACTGGGTATCCAGCAGCAGAATAGTTTGGACAACGTGGACTGCATGGGTTCTGCCCACATATCTCACACATTTTCTGCCTCCTGAGATTCCATCGCCTTTTTATGTGCAATTCTACGTTGGAGTCCTTCAGAATCTTTGCGGCATTCTCGGTCAAATACCCATCCGCCCACAATTCGATTCGGGATATTATTTCCTATCAATCCGTTCCCGTACTCTGTTGAAAAATCTTTTTCGTAAATTTCGCCGCCAAATGTTCGTCTATCCGGGATGTATACTTCATTTGGAATGCCAAAAATCAGCGGTAAGCTGTAGTGTTCTGTTTCTGTCAATGTTAATAAGTCTCCTTGTTGATTCTGTTTTTGTATGTTTCATAATTTTTAGTCCTTTGCTATGTTGGGGTTATAGTTTCGGTAATAGAGACAGCGGGAGATTACTGCCTCTATGTAATACTTCTCTTTTTATTCTTGTTATTTACTGTTTTCTTCAATCCAATTTTCCAAAAGCGTTCTCATTCGAGCTGACGGGACATATACCCAGATTTCGTTGCCGCGGCGAATCGCTGATCTCCAGATGAACTGTAACATCTCAGACAGAGCGTACTTATCTTCATCTACTTCAATCTTATGGACTTTGAAAAATCTTTTTGCTAGTGGGTCCATATAACAATTTGCAATATATGCTACAGAAGTTCTGTCTTGGTAGTCATTTGTAGCACGGCTACCCAATGTAATATAACCTTTAGAGTATCCACCGCCCTTCAATAAATCTTCAGCTCCACCAAATGTCGTCCAAATAACATCATTCGACTTGGTGTCTCTTACATGTCTAAAGAAGTTTGAGATATTTCTTTTTAGCTGTTTCATATTCAAAGAACCCTTATTCTTCTGGAACCACGCCTGAGATAAACTTTTAGAAGAGTCCCCGACACAGTTCATGTTTGCAGACTCTAGAACATGAATCAGGTCGGCGTTCAAGCTAAACTTTTGTGCTGGATTCTCTGAGAATTGATATTTTTCATTTTCATAAGTGATTCCGATAAAAGAGTAATCCAATCCGCTGTAATCGTAATAATATTTTTGCGGCTGAACCTCAAACATGTAAGTAAGAATAAATACTCTATGGAAACAATTGATCACTTTAGTAGGAAACAGCCACATAAAACTATATTTCTCGTCATAGTAAGTACAAGCTCCAATATCACATAATCTTTTGTAGTTGATAAAAACTCCAGTATAGTCAGACTGATCTTCTTTCCAGCTCATAAGCCCCGTAACATTATCAATATTCATGAACTCTTGCAGAATTCTCAAATCTGACTTTGTTGTAGGATGTTTCTTTATAATATTTGTTATCTCATCCAGAATTAGTGTATAATTCTTTTCCTCACACATTGTCATGATGTCTTTATCGAACTCCTGTAAAAATGTATGAGATGTTACAATGTTGTTTCCGTTTTCAATTTGAATTCTTAAATTTTCTACGTTCTTTCTCAAGCCCTTCGAATTTCCGTTTTCATTACATAATTTTTCAAAGTTCTTTTCTGGGCATTCTCGCCAATATCTTTCAACCTCAGATGGACACGATGTAATCACAATGAATCTCTCATCTTCGGTACTACTGTTAATATAATTAATGGCGGCAGAAGTCTTTCCAGATCCAATCATTGTATTTACTACGCTCACCTTATTTTTGTATTCCATAAATAGCCTCCTTTAGATATGCCTTTTTAGTTACTTTCATTATTTATCCAGTCAATTAGTAATGTTCTCATTCTTATCGATGGAATATATATCCAGATCTCTTTCCCCTGACGGATTGCCGATCTCCAGATAAATTGGAGCATTTCAGACAAAGCATATCCATCCTCATCAACGTCGATGTTGTGCTGCACGAAAAAGTTCTTGATAACAGGGTCCATATAACGATTTGCTATATACGCCACAGATGTTCTGTCCTGATAATCATTTGTGGCTCTTGCATTTATCGCCAAAAATCCTTTCGTATACCCCTTCCCCTGTAACCGATGCTTATAATCTTTGAAAGTTGTCCATAAACAATCCTTCGCCTTTCCACCTCGAATATTTTGGAAAAAGTTCAAAAGATTGTTTTTTAGTTTCTTTGATATGTTGTTATTCTTGTTTCTCTCGAACCAGGTTAGAGATAGATCCCCTTTACGGTCGCCGATACTATTCATTTTGTCAGAATCCAATACATGAATTAAGTCATGGTAATTGATATTGGCGGGTTTCTCTGATTTTCCTTCCACAAAATGATAACCATTATCCTCAGACACACTTAGGTATTGGTATGGAAGCCCGTAATAGTCGTAATAGTATCTTTGCATCTGAGAGCTAAACATATAAGTTAATATGTAGACATTTCTAAATGCATTGAACGCTCGTATTGGGAATAACCACATCATTACCGATCCGTTGTAATAAGCCAAGCTGCCGAGATCACATAGGTTTTTAATATCAGAGAATCTTCCTTCGTATTCACTTTTATCTTCTCGCCAGTGGATAAGATTCGTATCTTCTTCAATGACCACAAAACTGTCTTTTAACTGTTGAAGATCCATGGCCGTAATTGAGAATTCTTTAATGACTTCCGCCACCTCATCCATGATTAGGGTATAATGTGAAGCTCTGCACAAATCTATGACCTCATTATCGAATTTCTGAAATAGGGCATGAGTTGATACTATATTCTCTCCTCGATTAATGAGAGTCTTTAAGCTTCCAAGTTTAGTCCCATTTCCGCCAGTCCCGTAAGTAGGTTGTTTAAAATGTTTTGTAGGGCATTCTTTTCGATATCTTTCTACCTCTGGGAGATACGGAGTAATTACCAAGAACTTTTCATCAGCCTCGCTCTGATTGATATAGTTGATAGCCGCCGAGCTTTTGCCAGCACCCATCATTGCATCTACGATCTTTACATTACAATCAAACTCCATGATTACCTCCAATGTAACTATATTTGTAACACTTACGCCTTTATCTGTCCCGTAGCCGAAAAATATGGCCTTTTTCCGAAAGAAAGCAATTCCCGAAACACTAGGAAATAAGCCACTTTCTGAGATTTTAGCCTTGACCGCCAAAATACCCAAAAGTCATATTTGGCATTTTAGGGGTATCAAAATCCCTTATTTTTTCTAGCATTCTGAGAGTCTGTTTCTCAGATCCTTTTTAAAGAAGGTATATATAAAAAGTAATAAAATTAGATAACAGTGAAGTTTTACACCTATATCTTCTCCAAAAATAAAAATATAGTTTGCGAATAAGAAAGCCTATAAAGAAAGATTTCCCAGATGTGTCTCTTATGAGCAAAAGAGTTTTTTTATACAGTACATTATTTCTAGTAAAACATTTCACAGCCTAAATTAAGGGAACGTAACCCCAGTGAAGTGACCGCTTCGTAATCTAAATTTACCCGAATAAATCCTAATAGTGAGCGATAGCGAACCCCTATGCGAAGCACACACAGTCTACCGTAGAGATAAAAGTAAACTTTTTGCCACAGCTCCTCCGGCAGAGATTAGTCCAATCTACTTAGCGCCTGGCGGCGTAGAATAAGATTTTAATTCTTTTGCCTGTAAAGGATAAAAATAATTTTCTTTTTATAGGCTCAATATATACTTCTCTTTTCTCCTGTGGATTTCTCTTCATATTCAATGGGTCGGCATCTAAATCTAAAACTTTTCCTCTAAAGGATAAATGTAAGATGCCTCTTTTGCCGCATCCAAACTAACGTCTTTTCTGGGTGGAATGCCCCATATGCGACAATTCGTCGGATAAATCCTTGTTGTTTGGCGTTTGTGCTGGAATAATAATTGAAAATTTTCTTTATGGGCAGATAAACGGGAGAGCGTATTGTCTGGGCTTAGACACCCAGCGTGGAAATTTTTTGTTTATGGGCAGAATGCTCACCTTCGGCGTAGATGCTATTAATATAAGGAAGCGATCCGTTCAGTTCTTGCCAAAATTTTGCTCTAAAGGCTCATTTTCGCCCAATAAAAGTGTTCAGCGTGGGTTATCGCTAACTCCTTATTTTTTCTGGGATTCTGAGACGTGCCAAAAATTTATTTTTTCGATTTTCGCCAGAATGCCTTATTTCCTAAGGGCTTTCTAACTGCGCGGTTTTTAATATTCCCGCTATCCCTTGATTTATAAGGGTTTTCGCAGTTTTAGGGGCAAAAATAATTTGGGTTGTCAGAAAGAGCTTGATTTTTAAGGGATTCTGAGACGAAAAGTGCCAAAATGGTGCATTTTTGGGTACATCGGTGTCGTGGAATGCGGGGAAATATAAGGGGTTTCTGACAGGTCGTCTGACAGGTCACTTTTGGAAAAGTCAGTGTTGAAATGAACTAGCTAAGAGATTAAACAAATTTTCAATAGGGCAAAATAGTTAAAAATACCCCCTACTATGGCATAGAATCACAGCACATTGCATAAAAAATTGAAAAAATGGATAAAAAGTATCAATGAATTTGATTTCTATTAAGCAGCTTCTGCTACTCATTTTAGAATTGCAGAAAATAGCTGTTTTCTGACATTTTTGAGGTACTTTAGGCAGATCAACCCCAAATCAAGGCTTTTTTGAAAATTTTTTTGATGCAAAAAATGGCTTAAAATAAGGCTTTTCGAGTGGTTTTGAAAATTTTTAAAAAAAAGTTTTTGGAAGTTATAGAAATAGGATACCGTCTCTATTAAAGTTCGCAGTGTCAAGAGCGAACAAGCAACAAACGTTCTTGACCACCTCGCAGTATTAGAGGTGGTATTGTAACGACACCTAGGAGAGACTAGGGAAGCAACCTTGACAAGTGCATAGTAGGGAACTAAACGGTTACGCCGTTTCTCTGTGTCCAGATGTTACTTACCCGTTTATGACGGCATAGGTGGACAACTACGCACTTTTGGAAGCACATGAACCTTGTATTATAAATAGTTTTCTTTGTCTGTGAAGATCAAGTTTTAAATGTCGTGAGACACTCAAAAAAACTCATACCAGAACGGCTAGAAGCCCGCCTTTTTGGCAGTTTTTGGTTGGTGGACGGGACGGCTTGCGTTACAAGTCGGCACAATACAGTCGGGGGCGCCGTGTGTTGTATGGTAGTGCGATGATATGAGCCTATCAGGTTAAGCAACCTAACATAAAATGCTAGCTTAAAAGCTAAAAGTCTAAACTTTAAAAGTGTTCGAGTGTTTGCGATTTCACAGTGAGCACACTAATTGTTTTATAGGTTAGTGTGTTCTTGTGTGGTCACAACCACAAAAATATTACATAGCGCAAAAAGCGCAGAAAAGAGGAAAATTTATGGCAAAGAAGATTAACTTTAAGGGCACTAGTGAGACAGTAAAGAACGCTGTTAAGAATTTCTATGATGGTTATGTTATGTTGGCAAATGCCCAGGCAACCTATAGACAAGAAAAAAAGACTCTTGATGCAAAGTATGCAACCGATGAAAAGGCAGCAAAAGACAAAATGGCAAGTGCGAAGTCTGACAGCGCAAAACAGATGTTTACAACTGAATATAACAATTTAATTGCACAGCATGATACCGACACTAAAGACTTATTAGACAAGCGTAAAAGCGCAGAAAAGGAGGCAAAGAAGCTGTATAGCCCAGCGTATGACCTTGTTATTCCGTTTGATGAGAATGACAAGCTTTATGCGAAGAAGTCTGAAGAGGCGAAAGCCCTTCACAGCGCATATGTTTACTATCAGAAAACCAATGATTTTGATAGATTCTCAAAACTGTTTTCACAGTTTTTGATCAACATTGGCTATGACAAAATAGCAAACGACCCGAAGTATTGCGAAACAACCGCACTTGTTTTTAAAACTCGTTTAGGTTCCCTTGCTGCTAGAAGTAAGGATTTATTAGAGGGCAAGACAGTTGTTGAATTAAGTTCCAGTCAGTTTAACAAGTTGTTCCTGATGATCTTTTATCAGATCTTAAAGGACAATGGAGTGATTGAAGATAAGGCGGAGTAATCCGCCACTTTCCCCCCGACGGTTTCCCAGGTTCGACTCCTGGGCGGGGGATTTCCACATTCGCTTTTTTATTCGCGCATGTGTTTTTTTTATTTTTTATTCGCGTGTCGTACATAACACGATAATCGCGTGAGAAAAAACTGGGCTAGACAATAAATCACGTTGATAAAATCCGCGTGATCTAAATTCGGCTGTGGCACGATGCCGATTAAGTGCCAGGAGGACAGCATGGTAGTAAAAATTTTTGGACACGACAATCAGACCTATTTCTTTGAGATGGGTGAACTTTCCGAGATTGAACGCGCAGGAATGTGCGTCTGTGATGGGCGCGAATACTTGACAGTCATCTATAAAAACGGCGAAGTCACTACATACAGTGACGACACCATTTACCGCCACTATGATGGTGGTTATTCGGTTTACAATCCTGCGACTGGGGTAAACCTTTTCGCAAATAAAAAATGGATGAACGCGGAATCTGTGGCAGACCGCATGATCTAAAGTCCCGTCCGGAATGACGTTAAACTAATGGCATCAAGTGCAAGCCTTCACGCGGCGATGCTGTTTTAACTAATTGCACAATTACACAACACTTATACTTTGTGCGCGGCAAAATCTGAATACCGCGCTATTTTTATTGCTGCTCGATTGGGCGGCGGAAAGAGAGGGCTTTATGAATTTCAATATCAACAGCGAAAAGGAAGAAGAAAATCGTGTGATCTGTGACCTCAAGAACTCTGAAGTTCTAGGTCTGTGGTTCGGCGAATTTAACGAGCTGTGCAAACAACTTGGAGAAAACTGGTATGTTGAAGTCAACTACGATGTCGTGAAAAAGGCAGTCGTGTGTGATGTATATTCCGACTGGTTCGAAGACAAATTTGCAGGTAAGGGTCTTTCCCCTGACTCAGACAAAAAAGAAACTTCAGGAAACTGTTGACCGTATAAATTATCTTCGCAAGATATACGCGGAGGCGGCGGAAATCTCAATACAGAAAGGAAATGGTATCTTTGAGATTCTCAATCTTTTAGATGAAATCTACGGTTGGGAATTTGATTGTGGATTGAGCTGTGGAAATAAAACATTTGCTCATCTAAAGAAAGAGAATCATTGGGTATATTTCAAATATGAGAATGGATATGTTGCGGCTCTGGATGCAATAACCGGGGATGTTGTGGCAACAAAGAATTTGCCAGTAGAGGAGGTGTAATCATGAACCTTCCAAAAGTAGTTATTAAGCGAAGTAACTTATAGCTAGATTCTGCCAATAACGGAAATCAAATATATCTTTTATTGGCGGAAATGTGGTTATAACCACAACGCAAAACAAATAATAATTGGTGCCCTATCGCCAAAACGGGGAGAAATGAGGTTTATTATGGTAAAGATTTTATGGGTAAGCAGACACACTATGGAAATGAACCAGATTGCCGACTTGCAGCGCATCTACGGTGTTGACGTAGAGGTAAAGCAGTTTGCGGACAACATCGAGAGTGCAAAACAGGTAGTAGAATTAGGCAGCGATTGCGACGTTCTCGCCGTAGTCCTTCCTCCAGCATTCTTAGCAGATCTCACAAATCCGTGCATCAACACAAAACCGGTGATTCGCGCGATTGCTAACCGCGTGGCAACTGGAAAGACCATTGTCAACCCGGCAACAGGGAAGGAGGAGCCAGAAATGAAGTTTGAACATGTCGCCTGGGAGCGTGTTATCAAGGTTGAGATTATAACTGAGAAGTTATAAAAATCTCAGCCCAGCAAGGCAAATGAAAAATGCTGTGCTATCGGCAAAACGGGCGGTACAAGGCAAAACAAATTTTATGCTGACCTAACGGCGAGACGGGGAGAAATGAGGATGTTATGAAGGCAAAAAGAATGATTAGTATGTACGCAAGAAACGATGGAAAGGAGGTAAAGGAACTTGTAAACAATTTGTTGAAAGACAGATGCAAAGAAGAATGCGATTTCTTAGGTGAAGAACTTATAGAGAAAAGAAAAAGCGATCTCTATGAGATTGCCGAGGAAACTATAAAGAAAGCAGCTCCTCAGTGGAGCGGATACGCGGAGGTTAACTACCGCAGCCTATTGCAGTGGGAGGTAAAAGAAGCTATTAGGGATGAGATCTATAGATTGATTAAATTAAAAAGAATAGATGATTTCCTTAATAGATAGACGTCTCCCCTTCCGGTGGAGGTAAACCGGAGCGTAATGCAGCCGTGCAATGCATGAGAGTCCAAAGCCTCTATAAATGCAGATGGTGTAAAAAGAAACACTGTAAACATGAATATATGGAGTCAGGAGGCAAAAAATGAAGTATAAGAACGAAGATGATAACCGCTATCGCGTGCAGTTTATGAGAGCAACAGAACAACTCATGGATAAGTTGTCAGTAAAAGCATTTATCTTTTATTTAAAGACAAACGCAGAATTTGAGGATTATGATTATATCCGCATTGATGGAAAACAAGTCCGTGTAGGAGTGTATGACCTCAAAGAAGAGGAAAGCACGCTGCATAAGGATTTCGCAGTAACTGAGGACGACAGAGTTTTCTTTCTAGTGTCACTGAATTATCGCGCAGAATTAGTTGACCGTGAAAAAAATTCAGTCCAGAAAGGCAAATAAAAAAAAGCGTCTAACAGGGCGTGGAAAGAGGAATTTATGGTAAAGAGATATTTTTATCCTGCCACATTAAAAAGCTGCGGCAATTACTATCACTTGGAGTTCGTGGATTTTCCAGACGCAACTCCAGTAGAGGGAACTAGACTGGAAGAAACATTGAAATCAGCAAAGGATATATTAGCCTTGAACATTGCTGATTACATGGCAGAAAACGGCGGAAAAGTGCCACGTCCGTCATTTGAGTGTGGTAACGTAACTATTGGCACGACGCTTGAAGGTGTAAAAACTTTCATATGGTAATTATATTTTGCTGATCTATCGGCATGACGGGAAGAAATGAGGATGAGATGGAAAATTTTGTAATAGAAAACATAATTGATGTTATTGACGAGTGGGTTTATAATCTAGCATCCTACTGCGACATTGATTCACGAGATGTCGAAGTCCTGAAAGCAGAAATTCGCAAGGTAGCGGAGAAAAATGGAGAGGAATAACATGAAAATTAAAAACTTATTTATTGGACTAGCGGCAGTGGTAACACTTGCCGCTTTTACTGTATCTGTAACAAACGTCACTAAACCGGGCACAATTACCATGTACCCGAAAACAACAATCTGTTTGGCAGTAAACCACCAGACGGATGTTGTAACAGTCTCGGATTGCAATGGGACTGAGTGGACGTTTAACGGCTGCCAGGATTTTGAGGAGGGCGACTTGATCGCCTTAATCATGAATGACAACGGAACTCCAGATAATATCTGGGATGACACCGTAGTAACCGCCAGATACAGTGGCGGAACAAATCTATTTGACGAAGTATACAATGAGAAGGGAGACTAAAAATGTACAACAGAGATGCAGAAAGGCTTTTGGAACTATTATCAACGTTCTTTCGCAAGAGCGAGATATATCGCAAGGGAAATTTCATTTTTCTAAATGTTCGAGGATTCGACTATATCCTCGAAGTTATGGGCAGCACTGTAGATATCAATAGAAATGGCAGGGTGGTTGGAGCCGGATTCGATACCGACTTAGATCGAATGGGAATGAGACTTGCACTAATTATCGAGAGGGATTCAGTGCACGAAAAGATTCTTCTCAAAAGAGCAGAGAAGAAGTCATAGATAGATGCTGTCCATAAGGGAACTTGTGGGCGGCTATGTGTCCATGACGGCGCAAAAAAGGAGGATGAACATATGAAGATTAGAAGTTTAAGAGACAAGCTGGCAAAAGCTCTTCGCAACGCAAAAGTGAAGTGCAAGGGAGAAAACATCCATATTTCTCTTCATGACGTTAACTATCAGGTGATGGTAGTTGACGGTAACTTGGAGTTGTGGCGCGAGGGAAATATTCTAAAGTGCTATGCTCACGAAGATATTGGTGAAGCCGCGAATAAGGCAGCTAAGTTCTTGGCACTTGACGCATTAGGAGTCTATGAGTCGAGACTGGAACCAGAAGAGGAGGAGGACTATGAGTAGTGTGCAGTATGAGTATTTAGTGCGCAGAAAACGGGACGGAGAACTGTTTGTTGCGTTAGGGAATTTTAAGGCAGGTTGGAACCGTCCAAAGTATCTTTATCAATTTGTGGGCGAAAATTATCCATATGGAGTTTTTACTCCATGGGGTAAGCGAAAGAATATATCTGTTGATGGAATTTCACTTGAGGATGGCGGCTATAAAGTCATCCGTCAGGCGGCACAATGAAATCACGATTTGAAGGAGGCAAAAAAATGAGAACACAAAAAGAACTAAAAGATCTCTATATGGAGATCATAAAGGCTGAGGTATGGCCCAAAAGCCCAAAGATGCAGGAATTTGCAAGAAAGCAGGCTGGATACATTATTGAGTTGTCCAACGGAAAGATAATTTGTGTGGACAAGCCAAGCATTAAGAAAGACTTCTGCTTTGGGTACGGAATGTATCTGAGATCAACAGATGAAGAGGAAGACAGGGCTTTTTCTATGGCTCAAAAGGCAGAAACTGATCCAAGTTATTTTTTAGAGCAAAATCTACAAAATTTCAACTTGAGAATAGAACAACTTAGGAGCGTGGTGGATTGGCAAAAGGAAGTCTATATATATGTAAAGTATTACGGACAACCTGAGGACTCGAATTTGGTAAGTTACAGAATTACAGACACCTTCGAGGGGCCTAAGCTACGTCCAGAGTGTTGGAGATATGAAGGTCTCCAGAAACTTGGAGATGAAGATATTCAAAGAATAATTAATGGACTTGAAGAAGCGAAAAAGGCTTTTGAAAAACGCTTAAATACATATCTCAAAAAATATGGATTGTCCAAGCTAAATGTTTGGACGTATCTCGTAGATTAGGAGGCAGTGTAATGAAAAAATGGTATAACGTGGAGTTGTTTGATCCAAAGGAAATCGACCTTTTAAAGGAATTTCTGAGGGGAATGGATGTTGAATTTGAGACTTCCGGCTGCGGCAATGGAAGTCATTTTGAAATTAAAGCCTCAGAGAACGAGGCAGTAAAAATAAATAATTTTCTAGGAGTAATGTAAAAATGAGTAGAGAAACATGGTTATACAAGAAGCGGGCAGTGCGAGCAGCAAAGGAATTAAGATATTCCGCAGAAGTGCAGAAAAAATTGAATAAGGCAACAAGTGATGAGGAGATTAGTCGCATCATGTGTAATGCCCGTAGCGCTTTAATTTTATCTTAAATGTTTAAAAATACAAACTAAAATCTATTTCAAAAGCGGTTGAATTGCAGAGAAATAGAGAAGTATTAAATGACCAACATTACATAATCCGGGCAAAAGGCAGAGCAAAGATTTTGTCCGCTAACCGCAAAAAAATGTGAGGTAACACTAACAAGCCAAAACACCAGGAATTGCGGTGAGGAGCCGTCTGTGTGAGCTGCAAGGTCAAACCTTGGTTCCTGGTTTCGCCTATAAAGGCAAAACAAAAGAAAGAGAGGAAGTTCATAATGGCAAAGAAGGAAATCCCAATTTACGATAGTCTGCCAGAAGGATGGCGGATTAAAGAGGGAGCAAACACAGCACCACGAGGTCATGTTTGGATTTGGAACAAAAAGTCCCGGTTTGGCGGCGAATACCGTCATGGCTTAATGAAAGTAAAGGAAGGTGAGTAGGATGTTTGAGATCATCAAGGTAAGAGATAAGTTTGAAATGCAGCAGATTCCAGAAAGATCAAGTCTTTCCATCATGAAAATGGAAAACGGAGCCGAAGAAAGAGCGGCAAAGTGCGAAGCCATGAGGGGCTTCAAGGAATCTGTCGCAAAGGCAGAGCGCAAAAAAGAAATAAAAGAGCTTATCTACGAAGCATGTTGTGATGTGTTTGGTGGAAGCTTGTTCATTGGAGCGCTTGTATTGGGGTTATGGTTAAGTTCCATACTCTGATTACATAATAAAACACGAATTTCAAATACAAAACAGAAAGCGAGGAAATAAATATGAGTACATACATGACAGCAAAACAGGTCGAGGCAAAGTTACAAGAGACACGTAGAGAGCGCGAATTCACTGGCAAGGTAGAGAAAGAGGCGGTCAAGGTAATTGTAGAGACTGCAAAGCGAAACGGAAACTTTGGGGATAAAACACTGGTATGTATTGATCCAGTTTATGTACATATCCCAGTATGGCAGAGAAAGCTGTATGTTCCGGCAGCGACTACTATTGGTGAAAACTATAATCGCCATAAGTGGGAAGTCCCGAAGGTGCTGTATCTTCCAAGTGGAAAATTGATCTGTGTTGATGGAATGCATCGCCTTTACGGGGCATTTTTAGGAAAAATCGAGACCGTAACCGTAGAGTTAATCACTGACATGACTGAAAAGGAAGCAATTCAGTTATTCCTTGATCAGACCGCAAGACGTCCGATGAGTCCTGCTGATACATATAAGGCAGGTGTAAAAGCCGGCAGAGCTGACTGTCTTGCATTAAAGGAAATTGCGCACAGATACCATATAGTCATCCGTGGAGATGAGGAAGCGGAAAAGAATCCAATCGGGATACTAACGTCTGTCTCTGACGGAATTGTAATGGCTCGAAAGAATCCAGTCCTGCTAAATAAGATTTTTGAAGTTATTACAGATCTGAACTGGTCAGCAGGAAAATACAGCTCCAAGGCATACAGCGCCAAAACAATCAGAGCTTTAAAAGCATTGTATAGCAAGTACGAAAGTTCTGAGACACTTATGGCTGAGGCTCTGTTATCTACAGCAAAGGGAAGCGAATATTTCGCTAACCACTTAGCTCTGCTGTGTCAGGACAAGCTCTTCGATACACTTGATGAACTGGTTTCAGATGAGCTGAGTAAAACATCTGGCAAGGCAGAACAGCTGATACTTAACATCTAAACATTTGATTTCTCTGACAGAGGGCATCGCTTTGGCGGTGCCTTTTACAGTGCAATCAAAAGCACTAGAAAGGTGGTAGTTATGCCAAAAGCAAATCAGATTTCTGTGAGCAGTGGAAACATAAAGATGGGGAGAATCCCAAGTATATCTTTACCGGCGATTATTACATGCCGGAAGGATTGTCTTTGCCGTAATAAGTGTTACGCTGCAAAACTTGAGAGGTTGAGACCTCCGGTCAAAGCGGCATATGCGCATAACCTCCAAATGTTAAAGAAACAGCCAGATGTATTCTGGCGGCAAACGGAAGCAGTAATTATGTTATCAAGGTATTTTCGCTTCCACGTTTCTGGGGACATCCCAAACAGAGAATACTTTGAAAAGATGGTTGAGATTTCCGCAAGGCAAAGTCACTGTGAGATTTTGTGCTTCACAAAGAAGTTTAGTATTGTGAATCAATTTATTGTAGACGGTGGAGTGATCCCGAACAATTTACATCTGATCTTTAGCGGATGGAAGGGTTTACCAATGGAGAATCCATTTAACCTGCCAGAAGCACACGTTCTATATAAGGATGGAACAACAACTGCAAGACCTGACGCGAAAATGTGTGGCGGAAACTGCACAGAATGTGCGAAGACAGGTGTGGGCTGTTGGACACTCAAGAATGGTGAGCAGGTAGTATTTGACGAACATTAAAAGGAGATGACACAGATGAAAAAGTTGAAGAAATGGGTAGATATATTAATGGATGGCGGAAACATTCATGGATTCAAGAATGTTCCACTGGCAACCCGGTGGGAACTACTTCGTGTTTATACGGAGCTTAACGAAGTCGGCAAATCTTGTTTTATCGACGAAACGGTCAGAGAGATTCTGGCTAAGGCAAAAATCAACACAAAAATTAAAGGCATTGGATGGGAGGCAAGACTGTGACAATAGAAGAAAAAGTAAAAAAAGTAAGAGAATTACATAACAAGGTGAATGCAAACGTGTTTGGGGTAGCATTCCACGATGCCGACACAATTCTTGTGGATCTACTGGAAGAAGGTCTGGAGGAAGATGCAACGGGAGTTTCAAATGAAGTCTTTGACATTTATGAGAAAACCGCCGATAAAAAGGCATTTCTCGATTTGTTTGAATCACTTGTCGGAACTTCCTTCACATCATACTTACGAAAATGCGAGGCAGGAATCAAGACAGTCGAAAACGGCAGCTCAGATGATCCAACAGAACTGGTCGGACAGATCATGGATCAGGTTGAAAACTTCATGGAAGAACGTGAGGGAACTGAAGACCCGATTTTAGTTGGTAATAACTATGACAAATTGTCCCGTTCAGTAACGGAAACATTGCAAAATTGGGGATTGCTGCCGAAGGGAGGTGAGTAAATGAAAGCATATAAGTTACTAAGAAAACTTCATGATGGACAGTTGTATCCACTGTTCATCCACAAGACTTACTCGACTCCATTTGGAGAGTGGATGCAAGCCGAATGTTATCCCACAAAGGGATTTGCAATTCGTAAAGGATGGCATTGTACGTTCATCCCCCTAGCTCCACATTTGTCAATCAAATTAGCAAACGGAGAACAGCGTGTCTGGGTTGAATGTGAAGTTGAGGATTATTCAACTTACAATCGCCCAGAAAGTCAGGGTGGAACATGGATTCTCGCCCAGAAAATGAAAGTTGTAAGGGAACTGTCAATGAATGAAGTGCAGCAGATTCTAAAATCCGCTAGACAAAGGGAGGTACGACATGAAAATTGAAGGTTCAAAATATCGTCTGATTAATTACTTCGATGTATGGGGAAATGAAGAAGATGGATATGAGGTGAATGACTTATGTGTAGAAGAGACAGACATATTCATTGCAGATGACTCAACAGATCAAGAAGTGTTGAGTTTACTTGTTAAAATTGGATTTTTAACCACTGATGATCCTGAAAAAGTGTGTATCAAGTGGGAAGGCGACATGATAGAGATTGAGGGAGTGGAAACAGGAATCCCGCTTGGTCGTTTAGAGAAAGAATTTACATAAAAGGAATATTTCAAGGAGAAAAAATGAAATTTAAATTAACAAAAAAATACTACTATTCCGTGTTGGAAGAAAATGATGACCTAATTCTTTTAAAGAAAATAATAGACAAATATTGTCTTACATGGACGAGGGAAGATGCTAAAGCTATTTTTACTAGGCAATCGTATGTAGTGAATGAACACATTTTTTATGTTGGCATTATTTCCTTTGACGGTGGAATATGCAAGGGAATTGAAATTCGAGTAGGTGAGTATGAAAGCGTTAGTGCTTGTATGGCATCTTGGTATAGCAATTTAGAATTAGAGTTTATAGGTGATCTTATTTACAACGGTTTTGTGGAGTTGAGCTACGAAGAAAATGAAAAATATTATTGATTTAGTTGATTATTTTTCAAGGAGGTAAGTTCAGATGACTAAGGAAGAGTTAAAAGCGTGTGAAAAGGTAATGCGTGAGGGAATTCGTGCTGCGGAGTGTTCATTAGATGAATTCTATGAAGCCCTTCATGAGAAAGATCCAATAATAAAGAAAACCAAAGAACTTAAAGGACAGGATCATTTAGGATATGCCGAAGGAATAAATCAAGTGCTTGCAACAATTGGGTTCAAACATCCAGATATGGAAACATTGTGGAGATTGATTAAATAAAAGGAGAACATTATGGACGTATCAATTTTAATTGAAGTTTTGCCTGATAGTGTAAAGGCAGACATAATAAATTTGGAACTCGGACTTTTCAAAGGCAAAGCAGCGGTTAGAGTCATGCTTGACCGTCTGCTGACAGAATCGGAAAAGGTAGAAATGCAGAAGTACAAGAACATTCTGGGGATAAATAGTGTAGGACATTACAAGAACTCCCCAGACAAAAAGTTATCAGTTTTTGTAGTAACAGAAGTTGAAGATTAGGAGGGAGAAACTATGAAACAGCCAGTAGAACGGGTTATTTATGATAATTATGATTTGTGGAGCAGATATGAGGAGGCAGCGCGAGAGAATATTGCAATCAATACAGGCAGATCGGAACCGGATGAGAATGCAATCTGGAAAGAAATTTACGATTTAGACGAGCTTGAATGGGACGATGCAAAGGCAATCTTGGAAAGTTTTTTTGCTAAGGGAACATGGATTATTCAGGGAATGATTGAAACTTGGAGAGGATGCAGAAAGGGTGGCAAGATCTTTCACGATTTCAATTCTCTTTTTAACGAAGCAACCAAGGATTGTGATTACGTCAAAATCTGGGATGAGAATGGACATCTATATTTAAAGTGTTCGCATCATGACGGAACTCATATGTTCGAAATCAAGAGATTGAACAGTAAGGGAGTCAGTTATCTGGAACACTGGGAGCAGAACTGGGATGACAAGCGAACCGAAAGAGAAGTTCATGACAAGCTTATGAGCAAGTATTCGGTACTGCCAAACTTCATGGCAACAGTATACGGCTGTCCGAAAATTCAGTATGCAAATTAAGGAGGAACTTATGAAGGTAACAGTTGAAGAGGCAAAACAAGAAGCACTCAAGAGAATGAGAAAATTAGATTTTCATCCAAACGTACTGACTGATTTTAAGGATGACAAAATCAATAAGTCTGAGTTGATCGGAATTCTGTACTGGCTTAATGAGGAAGAAATTAAAGCAGTAAGGGAATTTGAGGAAGAACATAATGCGATTGTTTACCACGTCATTCATCAATTCACAAACATTGGGGAATTATATAGCTTCCTGTACGTCAAGCTAGATGATGAAGAGTGGGAGATGGACGATGACGGGTTAAAGCAGAATGAGACATTGGCTTATGTCTGGAACAAGACAACCCCAGAATTTTCAGAGTTTGGCTACATAGGAATTAAGCCGCAGGTTGGCGGTTTAGTGAGAACATGGTAAGGAGGTAGATTATGAAAGATTATAGAGTGACATGCGAAACCAAGAAAGGTGGCTTGCAGCATTGGGCGATAGATGTTTCAGCTTCAAATGCAAAGGAAGCTAGGGCAAAATTTGATGAGTTATGGGATAAAGATGCTCATCCGTTTAACATTAAAGTCAGAAAGCTAAGAGACGCAGAAGAGTTTCTGTATCATTGGTTTTATAAATTGAAGGTGTGACTGAGAAATAAAATAAAGGAGGTTATAAATGAAAAAGGAAATTAACATCAAAGAGTTTTTAGAGAAATTTAATGATGAATATACGTTTCTATATAGCAGTAATGGAAGTGTCTGTGGAGAGAAAGAAGCAACAAGAGCTTTCGACGACTTTTCAAAACAGCATGGTGATTTTGTAAGGGAATTCGTGATATTCAGAGGCGATTTCATCTCTAGTGATAGAGAAGCGGCAGCATTTATGTTTGCACTCGACAGCATGGGCAGTTGAACATAAAGAAAAGAAATAACAAAAGCCAAAAGGCAGATAGGAGAAAAATATGGAAGAGTTAATAAATTATTTAGTTGCAGAAGGTTTATCAGAGTGTGAGGCAAAAGAGTGTCTTGAAAATTTTAATGGCAACGTGACAGAAGAAGATCTGGAAATTGCAAATATTTATGAATCTGTAACAGATTTAGGACAGGCTTATATGGGTGGAGTCGAGAATTTAGATTGGCGTATCAAGTCAGTAGTTGATCCCACGGCATTAGGGAAGAAAGTCGTGGAAACCAGTGATGAATTGGTAATGTTAAAATCTGGTAGAGTTATTGAGTTTGTTATTTAAAGGCATTTAGAGTAAAAAGTAAAGGAGATTGAATCATGAGAAAAATTATCAACGGAAAGATGTACAACACTAAAAGTGCAAAGGAAATTTGTTATTGGAATAATGGTGGCAGCCATAATGATTTTGACTTTTGTGAGGAAACATTATTCCGCAAGAGAACTGGAGAATTTTTTCTGTATGGATCAGGCGGTGCCAGTAGTAAATACAGTAGATCCTGTGGTTTAAACAATTGGGAAGGATCAGAGGAGATTATTCCGTACACTGAAGAGAAAGCGCGGAAGTGGATGGAAAAATATGCAGATGTAGAAGATTATATCAAAGTCTTCGGTGAGCCAGAAGAATAACTTACATAGTGAGAGGGGCTGGACAAGCTCCTCTTTTAAATAGGAAGGAGTAAGTATGAGCAATTCAGAATGTGCAGAAATGTTCTGCAAGGCAATTAAACAATTGGCTGAAAAACCAGTCAATTTGAGCAACATGGAATCATATTTATCTCACCACTTTGATGTTTGGATGAGCGAATATGCAAATAACCCAGAGAATTTGGCGGCGGAGATGAGAAGTTTCGCAGAGATTTAGGAGGTGCAGCAATGGAAATTGTAAAAATTGTAAAAGTTAAAGGTCGAGAGGTTAAACCGTGTCCATTTTGTGGCGAAGCGGAAGAGATTTATTTTGAGGAATATCTTCACGCTGCAGGAAAACGCTGGAGAATATTATGCTCAAATTGCATGGCTGGAATTGACCGAGGCTATGATCAGAACCCAAGTCCATTACTTGATGCCTGGAACAAACGAGTTTAAGAAGGGAGAAGAGAAAATAATTAAAGCTATGAAACATTTTGCGGAAATGGAGATATAAGTATGAAATTTACAGCAGATTTTTCCACAAAAAATGGTTATGGAAATCAAATTTGTATTGCAGACACTATAGAGAATCTGATGATTGCACTCGTTAATCGTGGATTTAACTTCGCTGACGGAATGCAGAACGAAATCGTTGCATGGAGTAAGACAACAAATAAAAAATATTATAGGACAGGAATCACAATAGAACGTGGAGATTCAGAAATGACGGAATATACGTCACTATGAATCAAGAGTTTCTTTGGAAGAATTGGAAAGGAAATGGTGATTATATGAAAATATATGATTATAGTAATTTATTACAGGCTGTAAGGGAAACAAATACAAACAAAATTATAGCGGAAAACAATAGAATAGTAGATAAGAAAAATGCTTTGTCAAAATTGGAAATGGAATTAAAGACAAGTGGTTTATTGGATGATTGGTATGATTTAAAAAGACTTTGTAGGGAAGCTAATGTAAGGATCATGCCTTATGGTGGATGGGATGAAGAGAAACAGGGAGTATTAATGGATGATTTCCAATACTTTGAAGATAATGGAATGTTTATGGAGTGCATGAGTTCTGGTTCTCATTGGGCTGATTACTTCGGATTTTCTTATAAGGATAGAGAGTTTAAATGGAAAATCTACCATATTACATCATCTACTTTATTTAATGGATTTGACAATGAAGTAAGCGAACTTAACACAAAAATTAAACTGATTGAATTATTCATGGAAAGGTATGAAGAATATAGAAATATTCAGTTACAGAGAATTTACATGAAGATGGGTAAGATAACAGAAGAAACTATGGCAATTAAAAATGATAGATAGAATGAGGATTTACTAGGAAGATTGGAGATAAAAAGATTGGAGAGTGATTTTTATGGATAAGAAAAGCGAAGAATATTTAAGTCGATACATAAAACTTACTGATAAAATCAAACAAAAAATAGAATCTCATGCAAATAGATATAATATCAAAGCAGAAATATGTGCATGGTATTCAGATTGGGAAGATTTTTGTTCAGACTGGTGTGATGGATGTGGTTATACAAGAACGGAGGCACGAAAATTATATCATGGAGGTATAGGTGAATTTGTGAATTTACCTAATGGAAATGGAATTGTAAGATTTGTGATTTAGAAAGGACGGTTTATGAATTATGTTAAAAGACAATATAAAAATTAAAGGGCATGTCGGCAAATGGCATGTGATTGACAAGAAGAAACACAGAGGGAAAATGGTATATCTCTTAGAGCACGATACATATGGAGATATGGCAGCTGGGCTGATCATTGATGAGAATTTGAATGTAATTCTGGATGATGTCTGGAACGGATTTCTTGATCTGGATGAAAGCGAAGAATGATTGGAGGAACTATGAGAAAGTTAAATTGGGAAATTGTTCACGAATGTGATGATGAGCAAGGGAATCCTACGCAATGGGCAGCGGATGTTACTGATTCAAAAGGCAGAAGATTTTTCTGGATCGATATTTACAGCGATGGTTACTTTTATGTGATAGATTCGCGAAAAGTCTTTTCAGAAGTTTCAAAATGTAAATCTCTTACGAGCGCAAAAAGAAGTGCAGCAATATATTTGGCAAAATACGATAGGGGGTTGCTATGCAGTGGGAATTGATTATATATGATGAAGATAATTGCAATCATTATGTAGATATGAAGGTATTCAATGATCCAAAGGAAATTTCTGATATGTTGAAAAAATATGAGGGGTACTGGTGCCGGATTATTGACTTAACTTCGTTGGAAATATTGTTAGAAGGGGCTTTTGATAGCAGCTACTTAGATAAAGGATATTACAGGCAAGACGAAGTTCCAGAAGACAATAAGAAAGATCTAGAAGAAAAATGGAAAAGTATTGTAAAAAGTGTTCCAACATGGGCTTTATGCTGCGAGATTGGTGTAGATGACGGAACTGTTTTTGTGTTGGATTTAACTACAGAAGAGAACTTTAAAGTAGCAAGCGAGTATCTTAAGAGCTTCGGTGCTAAATTCAACTCCATAGACAATTATGTTCACACTCGCGAAAAGGTAATTATGGAAATAGAGCATTCTCTTAATCCTAGCTGGTATGAGATTTACGGAAATATTGACGAATTTTATCATCGGGCAAGGGCTGTCTTAGAAACTTACATGAAGCGATGATTTGAGAGGAGAAAGTTATGGATGATGTAAACATAATTTTATGGAATAAATTGAAGAAACACAGAGGGCATAAGGTGGACATTGTATCATACGGAGATTGGGATAACCCAGCGAATGTATGCTTAGAATGTGAAGATTGTGGAGAGGTCGTACTTGACGCAGGAATTTATACGTTGTGTGCAAGGGAAGATGACTGATAAAATGATGATTTTGTAAGAATAGAGAAGAAATAATTGAAAACCAAAGGAGGAATTGAGATGAAATTATTTAAAGACAAGGTAACTGAGAAGCTGTGGGTAGAAATGTGTGAAGGTGGCAATCTGATAGATTTTGCAGGACATTCGTATAATGGAGATATTAGTGAATTGGTTGAGGTAAATACTGATCCTAATAAGAAAGAGTTTCGCCGCCAGCATATTGTAGACGAGCAGTTCAATATCGACACGGAACAGGATTGGCATTTAAAGGATGTATTGTTTGTGCCAGTCGAAGGCAAAGATGTTGCATTCAGAGTCGAACATGTTTCAAAAGATAGAGTCTACTTCGTGGCCGTAGATGCGGTCGGTGAATCGACAATGGCAAATATGAACAAATACCTTGATGATTATTTGAAGAATATGCCAAAGGCTAACTGTTAATAACTTATTGCATAGGGCTGGCAAACCAGCCCTTTTGTTAAATGCAAATTACATACTAGAAAGGTGGAAATATGAAATATTTAGTGAAAGTGCGAGAAATATTTGAGCACACATATTTAGTCGAGGCAGAGTCAAAGGAAGCTGCGGAAGAAATCGTAATCGATAATTCTGATGGATGTGATTTAGATAATGACTACACTGGGGCTGAATATGAAGTAAGGGAACTCGGAGACGAAGACCCAGATCAGTATGATGAGTGCTACGCGGAGTGAGAAAGGCAGGTACGAATATGGTTAAGCCAAGGTGTAAAAGATGTGGATGCAAAGTTAAAAGGGAAACAGAGAAGCCATTAAAGAGACAGTATCCATTCTACTGTCCATGCTGCGGTGAAAATCTATACAGATTTGAAACCTATAAGATAAAACGATAATTTGAAGGAGAACGAGATGCTAAAAGTTGGAAACTACAATCCCAAAACTGGGGAAATTGAGAGAGAAGGATATGGGCAAGGATACATTTTTAAGGATGAAGATGCATTTTTGAACCGTCCAGATGATGTGTGTTATATCGCGGAATTATCTGACGAGACATACACCAGGAATGATATTGTTTCGATATGTAAAGGGAATGAAGAGATTGCCACTGAGGTTTTTAACAACGTTGACTGGCAAAGTCCAGAAATGGAAATTGAATGTTTAATTGAAATTCAATGGATTCAGTACAACAAGGAACGAGATACTTATGAAAGGACTGTGGAAGATGAAGAATAAGAAATTGATAAAGGAAATTTTTAAGAGGCTGGAAGGCAACTTTCCATGTTTAAGCTCCCCCAAATATGCGCAAACAGGTTCTGAGATTGCAGCAGATGCATTGAGGGAAACCTTGTACAATATAGGACTCGATGGCTTGTATGTCTTTAGAGTAGGACTCGATGATTTAGGGCTATGGACGGCATATTTCAAAGTTGTGGATGTGAAAGACGAAGAGATTGAAGAAATGTGGGACGAAAGGCGAAGCGATTTCTTTATTGAAGGTTATGGAGAACGTATTTTAAAAAATGATTGGAGGTTTTTCGAGGCGGGAACTACAGAAAAAGAAATTGATCGTTGGTTTAACGCCGCCCACAGTAAGGGAATCTATTGGTTGCGATGCGAAAGAAAGAGAGGATGAGCAATGAAAGACATGGTATATATTTCTCCTAGAGGGGAAAGAGTAGTTTTTGATGATTACACAGACAATACTGAAGAATCTGGGACATATTGGTCACAAACTTGCAGACATTGTCACAATAAATATCACGGAATATTAAACAATAAATCTTGCGAAAGTCCAAGTGATACAACAATTTGTGGAGTAAAGGGTTGTAACAACGTAGGCGAAGGTTATTATGTTGATTTTAAGGCAAATGAAGTTGTTTTTCAGGAGGAATAATATGGACATGAGTTACTTACGTGGGAGGCTTGATCAAGCTAAAGCGGCAGATGCCGACATCGTAAAGGTAGATATCGAAGAATTTGCTAGTCTTCTTGATACCGTAGAGAAGTATCCTCAAGAATGGAGTAAAGCCTACGAACAGGGGAAGGAGGCTATGAGCATCAAAATGCTTCATCGTATCTATCGAGCGCAGGATATTTTTAATGAACTTGTCTCTTTGGTAGAAAATGGGGACAGTCAAATAGACAGTTGAAAACGAAGTTTGAAAGGAGCGTTTAAAATGAAAACAAAATATTATCCAGTAGAAGATGCGGTAAATAATGTATCCTCAAAGTTAAAGTTAGGACTTAAAGACGCTTATGATATGGATGAAGAAGAATTCGATAATGTTGAAAAGTATGTTTCACAGTATGTTGAGTGGGTTGAACATCCAGATTATTGGCAGAGAGTTCCAAAGGTAATTGCAACTGGAGAGTTAGTTTTAGATGAATGAGAGGGAAAACATGAAGCGAAAAGTCGTTAAAAATTGGGAAGCAACAAAGCTAGCTTCTCGTTACATAAGAGAAAATCATATCAACGGAACTGTTACAGCATATGGAGATCATGGATTTGAATATATGACTGCTACTGGAAGCTATTATTTTGTTCCGTATGCAAGCTGTAGAAAGGAATAACAGAGATTGAAACCCGATAATGTAAACAGCAAAATCAAATAATATTGAGTTAAGGCAGGCGGAATCATAACGTCTGTCTTTTTTATATGCAAAAAGAGAAGTATAAGGCAGATTAAGATAGGAGGTTTATTATATGCCAAAAGGGAAGAAATTTGATGCTGCTGAAAAGCATTTTGAAAAGAAGTGTAGGGGATGGAAAGAAAAGATCAGAGAATTAGAAGAGGTCAATGCCCAATTACATAAAAAGATTTATGATAATTGTGTTGAATTTGAGAAGCTACAAATGGAAAATGAATATTTAAAGCAGCAGAATGAAACACTTATGAAAGTAAAAGATATGTCAGTTGATGATATCAAGGTTTTGATTGAATCGGAAGCATCATTTAGTCGAGCATCTTGGGCGCTTGAAGCTATGTCGCAAAGGATGTTTTAAATAATTGTGAGAAAGGAAAATGACATGAAACAAGATGAGGCAGAACAGGTTGTTAATCGATTGAAAGGGTCTGATTCCGACATTGAATATATCAAAAATTTAACCGAAAGATATTTCAGTATGATTGCTCATATGGAGGAAACTTCACTATATGATGTATTCATGTACGAAAAGAACGTCACAAAGAAAACTGCGGATACATTAAAAATTCTTTCCTACGAAAATACCCAGTTAAAGAAGGAAGTGAATGGTTTAAGAAAAAAGTTGAAGATGAAGATAAAATACAATGTACCACAAGAGGATGAAGATGAGTAGAAAGAGTATTTTGGAGGCAAAACAGAAAGCGAAAGAGACCAATGAACTATTGGAATATCTTACTGATTTGATCGAAAAGAACGACAAGAGATATTCGTTTGTCTTTGGGGCTGGTGGAGCAGGAAAGGCAACTATGGAGATTTTTGATAATAAGAATCAGGCTGGTTATGTTTTGAAGTTGGAGCGGCTTGAGTATGACAAAGACGGAAAACCAATTAACTTATAAGAGAGGAAACATATGTTAATAACTAATATATCATGGGACGTTTCAAGTGACAAATATAGCGAAGATGAACTGAATGATTATTTAGGGCTGCCAGTAGAGGTTGAATTGCCAGACAATATTGATCCCAACGATGCCGCAGATTGGTTGTCTGATGAATATGGCTTTTGCATCAGATCATTCAGTATATTGGAAGAAGAATATTTACATAGCAATAGGCATATGCATGACTTCGGCTGCACATATTTAAATGGAGGAAATAGCAAATGGAAATGAAGCATTTATATTTTAAAGAAAGACCTGAGACATTGTGGCGAGAGAAAGATAGAGGTTTTTTCAAAGGCAAACCAGTATTTTTGCTAGAGTCTGAACTACACGAAGAAAGTACTGGTATGGTTGTTGATGAAGATTTAAATGTGCTTAAAAGATGTTATGAGCATAGTTTAGAAGAATTAGAGAAAGATTTCATTTTTATTGACGATGAAATCTATTTAGAGATGGAAAAGGCAAGAGATTTTCTTTGTGCCAGATGTTACGAAACAAAATGCAATGGTTGTCAGATGGTAAAGCTTATGGCAGACGCAAAAGAAGCAAGGGACATAGACAAAGAGAAACAAGAACCTTGTAAGACAGAATCTCCATTCCATAAGCAATTGACGTTATCCGACTGGGAGAAAATAATCAAACAGATATATTGGCATTATGGCAATGTAACCATCTTAGGTGTTAAAAGGGTTCGTCTTAAAGATGAGCCGTCTGTCGAACTCTGTTTGGATATAAAAGATGAAGACGGGAAGGAAAGGGAGTTTTTATTGGTATCAACAGAACATGGAATTTTCCCTAGTACTGTGAAGAGATAAGTCAGGAGGTAAACACAATGAACGAGAAAGTAATTGCGATATTAGAGGTATTTGAGGATCTTCTGGATTCCAAGGGAATTGAGATTCCTTGTGAGGATGAAAGGGAACAGGATGAAAGGCATGATGGTGGAAATGATGCCAAGATTTACGGAACAGAATATGGTGAAGTGTATGATGCTATTGAGAAAATATTAAAAGATGACAAAGATTCTTTAGCAGTGACCTTAGCAATGATTACGCCGATGGAAGCTCTTATTCTGAGTCATCTGAGAGGAGGCATGAAACATGGAGTTGAATTTATAACGCCTAATGAAGCGCTATTATATAATCAAGACCCCAAGGAAGTTTTTTACGCTCTCGATCATCTAAGAGAACTGCACATTCTTAGAAAGAGAAACTGTGCTGGGACTGCTTATGAATTTGATCCTCAATTTGATTGGAACAAATTTACAAAAAGAAGGATGACCTCAGTGAATTTTACATCAGAGGAATTAACTATATTATCCAATGCACTTTTACGACTGATAAGCAGTACACAAGAAGCTGTCAAACTTGTAAATGATTTGGAAATTTTTGAAGCAATAGACAAGGCTTTAAATAAATATCAGCGGTTGAATAATAAGATATGTGATATGGAAAGTGAAATATCTCAGGAGGGTGAAGATGAGACTTGAGAGATTGGAGCATTTAGGGAAATATGATTGGTATTTGCAGATTGGAGAATCGGATGGAAAACATCCATTTATGATATTGCTGCGGCACTTTACGGGATGCGGATTCCGGCTAACAATTAGTTTACATTACGACTATCTGATCAGAGTGTTTGGTTTTAATACGAAGATTTTTGGCGTTTGAAAGAGAAAGGTGGATTATGACAAGAGCAATTACTAAAAAAGAACTTTATGATGAAGACTGGCAAACACAATTAGCGCGAGGATACGAAAACATACCAGCAAATACAATTGTCGAAGTGCTTGGTAATGCTAATAACTTATATGGCAGTTATACGAAGGTATTGTATAATGGAATTTTATATTATGTAAAACCAGAAGATTTGAGTTCAATGTAAACGCAAAAAGACATCTTTAATAGAAAGAGAGGTGCAATATCATGAGATATACATGGGACGAGATTTATGAAAGAGCAGAAGGAGCAGCTTGCGGCGAACCTGCGTTAAGAGCCAAAGATGAAGCAAGATGGCAAGTTAGATGGTACGCTATAGACCACGGTGAGGATGATTTGGAAGAATTCGAAATCCCAGAATATGGGGTAGAGGATTATGTCAATAAATACAACATTATGTTCGATGAATACGGAAATATTATTGAAGCAAATGGCGAAGAATAAAGAAACAAGAAGAAAATCCAAGGAGAAAAATAATATGGCAAAGTTTAGAGTTAAGTATAGATCAATAGGCTATGTATATTTAGATGTGGAAGCTGATACGCTTGAGGATGCAAAGGAGATTGCAAAAAATACAGATGGCGGAGAGTTCATCGAAAGTGGAGTTGGAGATTGGGAATATGACCACACGGAGGATGAAAATGGAAATCTAATTGAAGCAGCTTATTGCTTGGAGGAACAAAGTATGAACGAATTATATATAAATGACAGTATTATTTATTTCAAAACAAACGCAAAAAATTATAATAAAGCAATGGACGAATTTATCGAAGCGTGTGTCAAAGCAGACATTGACATTACTATTGAGAATGCTTGTTTGAGAGATGAGAATGGAGATGAAGTAGATGAATAATGTACACGATAAAGTATTTACTTGCCCTAAATGTAGCAATAGAACATTGTATCCCACAAACGGGAATGAAGACATTTTAGGAATTGGTTATCACGAAGTATGTATCTGCGATGAATGTGGGGCAGAGTTATTGTCAGAGCCACAATATGACGGTACTGTAAAATTTGTAAATATTTCAGATGAAAGAATAAAAATGGATTTATGATTTATTGGAGGAATAAAGTATGAACGGAAGAATAGATTGGATGGAAATGATTGTAAACGCACTGCCAGATTATTCGGATGGAATTATATGGTCAGACGGTGGAGCAGAAATTCTTGTCAAAACAGAATCGGCAGCGAATACGATTGCGGATTTAGTTGAGGCACTTTATAGATTGCAAGGCGAAGAAGTTCTTGTCAATACCGGGCATTATGATCCTGAAGAAGATAGACGAAACAATGAAGAGGATCGGTACACTGGTTGGTGGTATGTCAATATTGATTAACAGATGAAACGGAACTTTCAAGTCTAAAAGGAGGTTGATGATATGAAATATATTACAGTTGATAGAGAATATGAAGATATGAAATGGTCGGAAATTTATTGTAACTTAAATGAAAAAGAAACGCCAGAAGATATCGCAAAAGCAATTGTTTCTGAGTTTTATGTAGGTAAATTCAACAAAGAAGAACATATGAACGCAGGATGTCCAAAAATACAGAATGATAAAAATTTATTTATCCTTAGAAATTCATATGGGGCTAATAACATTTGGCAGATTGGTGGAAGATCAACAGATATGACTGGATTTATTATTCCTCATTTATATAAAGTGAGAAGAATTGGAGTTTTGTTTGATTAAAATACAATGAAAAGCACATTTAATTGGAGATAGTTATGGGATTTGAAACATATTAAGCGGTTCAAGAGGAGCAAGAAAGGAGAATGAAAGGCATGTATGTAATAGGTAGATCCAAAGGTGATTACATAAGACTGGTTAATTCAAAGGGAATCGAGTATTCTCACAGTATAAACTTAGCGAGTATTTTTACAAGCCTCGAAAAAGCTGAACTTATGATAGGCTATATCAAGGAAAATATTGATTCGCTATATTTTGCCAATGCTACAATCTTAGGGAATATCATTGATAAAGAGAAAAATTTTGATAAAGTTACATATGTAAACGAATTAAAAATATACGAATTAGTGCCAACGGAGGTGGCTATCTATGAAGATTAAGCGAGTCCTGAACTGATAAGTTAGTTTGATTTTGATGAAATGCAAAGGCAGACAGTTTTTTGACAGTTTTCTGTAACTAAAAAATTTAGAGTATAAGACAAAAGGGCGGTGGGAACAATGTTCCTGCCGCTTTTAATATGGAGGTAAGTCAAATGGTAGATCAGACAACTGGTGTTTGGACAGCAGAAGAAGATTATAATAACTATCCAGAGTCGAGATGGTGCGACATGGATTACATTGCAAATTGTATCAAGCAGCAAGGATATGTACCGAAGACATCTATAGAGAATGTTTCATATAAGATACTCGTCCATTACAGTTCGGAAGATTTTCTGAACGGATATTTTGAAGTAAAAGATAATCGGGAATATCCAGATAATTTGATGATCAACATTCTGGATGTTGCAGCTTATGTAGAAGCTTCTGGCGGAATTGAAGAATTTGATTATGTATCATAAGGAAGGAGAAAGCTATGATTGGTAACGCAAATGGAAAGAAGTATACAATGATCGTGTTCGAGGAAGACGAGAGATATGGAAAGGATGGATTTAGACTTGAATTTTATGCTAACAATCCAGCAGAAGGATTATTAAGTGACATTGTGCAGGGTGATAATCTGGAAGAGCTGATGCATAGCTCTGATGGTCTTGATAATGAAGGACTGTTTTACTTACTGTACGAGAATGAAGCTGGGAAAAGAATCGGATCGGGAATGGTTGATTTCATATCAATTGGGGAAAACATTGCTTTAGTAGAAGGGAGATCAAATTATGAGAACAGTTAAAATGCAAATTTCAGTTGGGTCAGCAGAACAGCTCATCTCTACTATACCGAGAGATGTAGACCTTAATGTATTCGAAGGATCTCTTACTGACAGTTATGTAGTTGATTTCGGGGCTTCAAAGAAATATAAAATTGGCAGAAGGCTCTGTCGAAGATATCTGGTGGCAAGAGAAATCTATCTTAACGCCTGGAGTTCTGGGATTGAGTTAATTTTGACGGATAGTGAGAAAGTATATAATAGTTACATAAAGGCACTTAAAGAAGCAATTTAATTGCAATTACAATGCATATCTGATATACTTATATGCAATAAAGTAAGTTGGCAACGGAATTCAAGAAGTAAAAGGAGGAGTATAAAATGGGATTTTTATCACTACTGGGGCTGATGGTTACTGGCGGTATTGCACTGTCAGGAACTGCCAGAAACACAATGTCAGACGACAGAGAAAAGGCGAAGCAAAGAGAGCTTGGATACATTACATATTACGATCATCGGCTTATTCTTAGACGGATTTCCGATGATGCCCCGTTAAATGTGGTCTGGAGCGAACACGGCAAGTACGAGGTATGCGATAAGAAGACATATTTAGGAAAAGGGATTTATATTATTGATGAGAAAGTAAAAAGGGAATGGGAGGAAGAACAGAAAAGAAAGGAGATAGAAAAAAGAGAACGAGAATATGATATTTATAGTAAATCAACTCGTTTCTATTTTGAGTTGAATTGTAAAAGCAACATTACCGATCCTGAAAGGCTAAACAAGTATATATATCGAGATAATCCGCAACAGTACTGGTACATTCCGTATCTACCATTCTCGAATTATGGGTTGGAGGCCGGAAGAGCTAACTGGTCAATTCATGTTTGGGCGGGTGGAGACCTTGCTCATGGTTGCCAAATTTACGACTCTTTTAATAAAAAGTTTGTATTTTTACTAATAGACTTTCGCAGAGATAAGGTGACAGGAATCGAACCGCTAGAGGAAGCATTAAGATATGTGATAGACGATTTAGAAGAGGGGAAGAGTTATCTATTGGATCTAACGGAAGACATAGTATGTTTTCAGCCTGGTATCTACACTGTAGATGCTATTCCGAGATGCAGAAAGGGAAGTCAGGTTGAACTTCCTCCGGATCACGTCTTGTTAAAGAAAACAACTGGCTATGATGGTCCTACATGTGAGGGATTTGCCGCTATAAAAAGAGCTTCCGATTGGGAGAGACAAGCGGTAGAGACGGAGTATAAAAAAGAGCTAGACAAAACGCAATCGAGCTTTTTATCATCATGTTTGGATTGGCAAGGAAAAAAAGAAGCCCAAACAGTTGGGCGTGATAGATAAAATAAAATAAAATTTAGATTTTAGGCGTTCAACTTAGGTTGGGCGCTTTTTTAATGCAAAAAATCAGAAATGGAGAAGGCAAAATGAAATTATTAGAAGTTGCAAACATGGATATTGAGAAAGTTACTTATAAAAATCTTTCTGGAGTGCGTGCTACATTGGAAGACAGACTAGATTGGCTTGAAGACAAGGAACCAGAATCCTACGGTCAGGTTCATGACGACTGGGAAGATAAGTATAACGACCTGCAAGATATCTTAGATGAGCTGTCAGAACTTGACGATGATGAACATGATGAGGATGAAAAGGTCGAAGACAAATGGGAATCAGTTTTAGAGTCCATTAAAAGTTATCAGCTCTATCATGGCGGATTATCAAGATTACACATTTAAGGAGGTATTGAGATGAAAGGAAGATTAGAAAACCAAATCAAAATCGAGGCAAAGATAGAAGATTTACTTAGTCACAATGATGAAATTTTTCGGCAGTTTTCACTGAATTTAAACACGAACACAGCAAAGACAAAACATCAATATTTGTTATCTATTCTGTATTTTTTTGAACATTGTAACAAACTTAACCCTAGAAAGGTGTCCACGGTCAAACTTAGGCAGATCTCAAAGATAGACATCCAGAGATTTTTAGAAAAAGATAAATATTATACCTCGACCAATGGTGAGACTCGTCTAAAGAGTCCCGCCACAGTGGCAAGACAAATCGCAGTTCTTAAAAATTTCTTTCAATTTTGCCTGAGAGAAGGTTACATAACAGATGACCCGACAAGGGACATCAAAAATCCAAAGAGGAATAATGAGACTGAAGTAGTCTACATGACTCCAGCAGATATGAAACATGTAAAGGACAATATTCGAAGAGGTGGGGGCGATTGGATCTCAAGAGATTTAGCAATCTTTACGTTAGGCTGCGCGACAGGATTGAGAGTTACTGCAATATCAGAGATCAATATTGAGGACGTTGATCTAGATAACTTAACGATTTCCGTAACAGAAAAAGGTAATAAAGAGAGGACAATCTATATTGGCGGAAATACGGCAGACCAAATTCGTATTTGGTTACAAGATAGAGAAGTATTGCTTGATGATAGAAATATGGATTCTGATGCACTGTTTATCTCAGCGCGAAGAACTAGAATCAGTTCTCATCAAATCGCTAACATCATTAAGAGAAATACGAAGGATTTAGGCAAACATATAACTCCTCACAAGATGAGAAGTTCATGTGCGACTAATCTTTACGCTAGGACAAATGATATTTATTTGGTCAAGGATGTGCTGGGTCATAGTAACATTGCAAACACCCAGAGATATACAAAACAGTCCCAAAACAAATTGAGACAGGCGTCTGTAGTCTTAGACGAACTATATTAAGGAGGCACATATGAACAATTCAAACGGAATTATTAGAGTGGAAAAACACACAAAAAATTTCGTCGTTATTAACAAAAAATTCTTAGAGGATAAAAGAATTTCATTCAAAGCAAAGGGCATTCTGACGTATTTACTTAGTAAACCTGACAATTGGCAAGTGATGACCTCCGAACTAATTGAAGCTTCTTCAGATGGCGAGGCGGCTGTCAGATCTGCCCTTAAGGAACTTGAAAAGTATGGGTATTACAAGAAATATCCAGTCAGAACGGAGAATGGAACAAAGATTGATCATTGGGAGAGTTTGGTTTATGAATCTCCACAAGACGAAGCTCCAGAACAGTCAAAAGCAGCTGAAAATAAGGCAGATGACAGTCCCGAAAAATCAGATTCTCTATTTTGCGGTTTTCCAAAAGTAGAAAACCAACTAGTTGGAAACCCAGCCCTAATAAATAATTATTTACTAAATAATGACTTTAATAAATCAACTACTACATCATCGTCGTCTAAAGATATTTCTAAAACCGCGCGAGACCGCGCTAGGACGAAGACGACTGGTAAGGCAGCCGGTAAAAGTTCTGTCGGAAAGGGATATGCTGCCAAGGCAAGGGCGATCAAGAAGCAAATTGACTACGACCAGTTTGTGACAGAAGGATCTGACATGGAGCTGATTGACAAGATCGTAGAGTACTTAGCTGGGTATTACGCCAGACCTACGAGACTCCAACAAAATGGAGTTCCGATACCAGAAGAGACAGCAAAGAAGTATTTTGACTTGCTAGATCATGTCATGCTGACGGAACTGATCGAGAAATATGAGTTAATCCGCTGTCAGGTAGATGTGCAGAATGAACGGTCTTACATACTCGTCATGCTGTATGACATGTTGAAAAATCCAACTTTCTAAAAAACAGCTTGACAAAACAAAAACGGTGTGCTAGTATGATGGCAAATCAAGTGGACGAGTGGTTGTTCTCCCCAACCGAATCGCCCACACGGAAACAAACTCAGTTTTCATCGACTGAAGCAAACAGTGTAGGGTGTATCCTATGAGACACTGAAAACAATCGTGGTGATAACTGATTCTGCTCAGGTCTTTTGCCGAGCAGTGGAATTGAAACAAGTTAATTATTATTCACTATATGATTTTGCTAAAGGAAGATAACAACGTGGTTGGTATATCCAGTAAAACCGTTGTAAACAATCCAGTAGTGTAAATTGAAAGATTTGCCATCATTCTGGACTGACAGATGCCAGAAAGGAATGATAGTTATGACAAAAGTAAAACGAATGATATCAGCATCAATGACTGTGCAGCATTATGGCAAGTCCGTGTTCTACCAGAAAGGCAATACGGATTTTAAAGGACTTTTGAGACGGCAAGAGATTCCGTTTATAGAAATTCCAAATTTATGGAATGATGTGGTATTCTATAACCACAATCATAAAGATAAGTATGCTGTTATTGTTTCTGATAGTCCAAGAGAGCAAGAGGTTTATATAACTAGTACTATCCCATTAGATATGGATTGGGATCTTCTAATTGCAGATTGCAAGTCTCAGATGCAGGGCAATCCGCCGATTGAGATGGATACAAAAGCAAAACTTATTCTGGACGTAGCTTGTGACCAAGTTCTGTGTGGTATCCAAGATTTAACTGAGAATCCAGAATTGCTGACAGATGATACTGTATCTAGTATTCAGATGGAACTTAATTCAATGGGATACAAAATGAAAGATCTAAAACTTATGGATCACCATGATATTGATCAAAAGGTTTGGGATGCACTTGTAAAGTGAATAGTGATATTTAGGCGGCAGGATGTGTGTTCTGCCGTTTTCTTATTGAAGGCAGATTTCATAGGAGGTAGTGTATGAGCTGGGACGAATTTGATGACGTGCAAGTTAGAGAATATATGAGTAGAGTTGAATTTCCAGAGTTTTTGAAGGCTAATATGGAAGAAGGGGATGTCTGGGATGGCCGACTAGATAAATGGAGAAAATATCTTTCAGTAGAAACTCCAAACCGAACCATAAAAATGGTTACTATGAATGATGAACAGCGGGCTGAAACTAAAAAGTATATCCAAACAGTAAATGCGATCATTTATAAAGATGTATGTGAAATGATGAACAGATGGGAATTGCCAGAATTAGTGGGAACTCCTAAACAAATTGCCTGGGTTAAAGAACTGAGACAACATGCTTTGGAAAGCCTTGCGGTAGATGAGCTAAGACATCTACTGAATGAGTATGGCATGTGGCATTATATCGAGTCTTTTAGATGTGCTTTATATACTGAATTTAGAAGAGAAATCACACCTAATCTTAGATATGAAGAAGAACGCAAAGCATTTTTTACGAAGATTCTTAAAAATTTTGTGGAAGAGTTTCCAGAACTTGCTGCATATAACAGGATTAAAGAATGGAGCTTTGCACAACGAAAATATTCCACAGAAGAGAAAAGTGAAGCTAAAGAACGATTATATGAAAAAGTAATGGGAACAATACCAACTTTCAATCAGGCTAAGGTTTGGATTGAGTACAAAGGTAAATTGCCGATTGATCTGGCAGCTCTACGATATTTAGCGAGGGGAGGAAAACTGGACGGAAGGATTCTCTCCATCTGGGATCTGAGTTGGTACGAAGAATAATGAATAAACAAGACGAAAGGCAGCAGGGACAAATCCTACTGCCTTTTCTTTATTTCAATATCTAAGTCATAGTTGAGGGCATCGCAGATTTCTTTCAAAGAATCAAGCGAAATGTTCTCTTGCCTCATAATGGAACTTGCCGCTGATTGGCTTTTATCCATCAAAGTAGCTAGATCTTTGATCTTGATATCATCTTTAATCATATTTGCCCTGATCATTTTGAGCAGTTCTGGTGTGTTGATGTATTTCATTCAAAATTCCCTCCTGTATGACAAAAAATCACTTATTTTTCCACTTATATCAATAATATACCACATTTTTGCATAATGCACAAGAATGATCTTGGAAATTTATGGAAAATTATTAGTTAAAATGAACAAATATATCTTGAAAATAAGCGATAAATCTGCTATAATAAGACCCACAAGGATAGAGAAAGGAGGTAAGATCTTGGGTTTGGAGTTTAAAAAGTACGATGTTGTTATGGCGAACTTTCCCAAAAATTGCGGGTCAGTTCAAGCGGGGCATTGCCCTGCTATCATTATTCAAAATGATATCGGCAATCAATATTCGCCAACTTTATTGGTGATTCCATTGACGACAAAGATCAAGTCCCTAAATCAACCAACGCATATGCTAATACGAAAGACAATTGAAAATGGGTTAAGCCAAGACTCGATGCTTCTCGCTGAACAACCTATGCCGGTCTGCAAAGAGGGAATAAAGAAAATTGGAGAAATTCGTAATGAAGCAACTAAAAAACAGATACTTGCCTGCTTTCTGAATGAAGCCTTATACGGAGATACCGATGCACCGGCGATCCGAATGAAGGGAGGCAGAGTAGTATGCACAGCTTAATAAAAATAGAAAAAGAAAAAGCAAAGGATATTATCCAAACGTATCCATATGATACAATATTAGGTTTTCTTTTTGATATGACGAGAGGAAACCAGTTACATAAAAAGAGATATACTAAGAAGGAGGCTTTTGAAGCTGTTGAGTCAGCTGAAACAGTAGTATTGAATGCCGATGATGATTTTTCAATTATGTCGCTGTATTCGGTTCTACAAGAGAATGAAAGAGAGATTAAACAAGAAGGAACTAAGTTGGATTTGATCATCTTAGGCATTGACGAAAATTTGTTCGAAAAACTTCCTGAAAAGGGTTGACAAACTGCTGTTCGGGGTGTAATATATAAAACATAAAAGGACTCGTCTAGTGTTACCAGCACTGTGATGACGAGTCCTCCACAAAAATCGAAAACACTTTAAGGTTTCCTCTCAATTACCAGTTGAGAGAAGACTTAGGTTTCCTATTACATTTTATCAAATCGTGGAGCCTAAGTCAAGGCGTTTTCAAAATTCCCAAAAAGTGTTTTAAGGAAAAATGAATAAAAAAAGAGAAGTAGTTTATAGAGAAGAAATTTATGAATTTTATCTCTATAGGTTTTCTTTTTGCGCCTAATTTCAAGAGAGGAGGTGTTAAAGGTGCAAAAATATTATATTACGGACGGCAATTTGTATGTAAGGCAAACAAAAGGCAAGTTCGTTACCGTTAATTCTCATGTAATGGCAACGGAATTTTCAAAGAGAGAGGGGGAGCGAATCTTACGATTCAATCTTGGAAAAAGTTATTCGGATTTTGTACTAGAAGGAGTTGACGATTTTAAGAGAATTCCGAGAGATGAGATTGTATTAGATACGGTAGGCGACCAAGAAGTCGTGATCCAAACGGAAAATAATACAGCCTTAGAGTCGGAATTGTCAAGTCTCGAATCTTATGTAGACATAATTATAAAAACGGAACCATTCGACTGTGGGGAGTTGGACAGAATAAGAGCAGAAATTGAAAGTAGTATTTCATATTATGACTTATGTCTGTCCGATATCTACCACTGGATAATGGATAATAAACCGCCAGCACATATAATGGCAAAAATCTACTGCATCCTTAAAGACATCCTACTAAAACGTAGGAGAGTCAAGGAAGACTTGGGTTTTGTAATAGTTTTGATAGATGCCGAGAAATTCGGGCAAAATTCTTCAGAAACGAAGAAGAAACTATTGAACAAGGTATACGATCCATATATACCAAGAACCCAAATCTGGAGAGAGCTGGAGTCTCTGTCCAGGAATAAGGAGGCAGTAGGATGACGGCGGAAGAAGCTAGAGAATGGTATTGGTCTGATGATGCTAAGGAAAATAGAAAAATGGTAGATTTCTATTCTTCTGACAATGGAAAAGAATTAAGAAAAATATCAGATCAGATTTTAAGGGGTGAATTAAGTTCATCATGGAGGGAACAGAATCTATCAAAAAAAGATGAACATGAATTTTATTCTATCGCAAACGATGTGTTGTGGGATGTTACAAAACGATGGGATAAAGTTAATGAATTCCGGGGATTACTTTATGAGGCATTAAAAAATAGATTCTACTCAGAATTCAGGAGAAAGAGAACTCAGAAAAGAGGGAAAGACAAAGAAATGCTATCTCTTGAAGCTAAGGTGACTGAAGATGGTTCTGAGTTGGGAGAACTTATCGATTCAAACATGTCAATTGAAGAAGAACTTCAAAAGAGTGGACTCAATAATGTGTTTGCCAGTAAAGGAGTTATCCAGTATATAGATGGACTGTCCAGCAAACAGAAACAGTTATTGTATTTGCAAATTGACGGATTCTCCACCGCAGAGATAAAAGAGAAAATGAAATTATCTGGTAAAGACTTCCAGAATCTCAATGATAGTTTGAAGGATTATGAGAGAATTTCTCTCTTATTCCCATACATAAATAATTCATCAAGAAGAAAGGACACAGAAGACATGAGAAAGAAAGATGAAGACAGCAAAAGTGGAGTAAAACCAATTGATTCGATTTGTTATCAGTTAGATGAAGGGTTCTGGAATTGTAATCACCCAATGCAAAGACCGAGTGGCCAGTGGTCAAATGTTAATAGATCAAAGTTCATCTGTGACATCTTACATGGATATTCGATGCTGCCAGTTGTTATATCGGAAGAAGTAAAGAAAGATTCCGAATGTACTACTTTATGGTTAATTGATGGGGTGCAAAGATGTACAATTATGGATTCCTTCTTACATGATGGATTTAAAATCTCTTCGGCCGTCGAGAAACCGATGGTTAAGTATACCGTAACAGAGGTAGATGAGAATGGCAGAAAGAAGAGAAACAAGAACGGAAGTCCAGTAGTTCGTACCGAAGAGTTTGATATTAGAAATAAGAAATTCTCTCAGCTTCCAAAGGAACTTCAGGACGACTTCATGAGCTACGAGTATCCTACAATTATGAATCTTAATTGCACAAGTGAAAAGATTATCTACGATATTGCTAGGATGAATCGTTCTCGTCCGATGACTGGAGCACAAATTAATTGGACAGGCTTGAGTGAGGAAATGGCTATTATGATCAAACAGTTGATTCAGAGAATGGAGTTCTTCCGACCAGAAAATGATACTACCAATTTTAAAATTAGTGACATGAAAAATGGACAAATTGAAAAGATGGTAGTAGAAGCTCTAATGCTAATATTTTTTGAAAATGATTACAGTACAAATTTCAAAAGAAATTGTGAATTTTTAGCAAGACATGCCGATATTGAAGAAACTACTGGGAAGATATATAGGATCGTATCCACTTTATGCGAAGTATTAACACCTGATGTAGCCGATTTATTTACAGCCACTAAATCAATGTTGTGGATCGCCTTGTTTGATAAGTTCCAAAAGATTGATAAGGATGGTGAAGAGATTGAAGGCTCCTGTTTTGTAGACTTTTTGCGAGAATTTAAGGAAACGCTTTCTGCAAAAGAAATTAATGGCGAATCAATTGACACTATAGGATCTGCGGACTGTCATCGAAGAGGTAAAATGCAGAGAAAAATGAGTATTCTTTATCGTCTGATGTACGATTACTTTGGTGTTGAGTATGAAGAGCCTAATGAACCAGAAGAAAATCAGTCTGATGCGACTGAATCCGAAGAACGGGAAACTCAGGAAAGTTGCATTAATTTAGGAAATGATAGAACAGAAGAACCTGTAGCAGAACAACAGGAAATAGAAGAATTTGTAACAGACTTACATAATGAGCCAGATGAAGAGACTCAGAAAACTGAAGAGGAGAATACAGTAACAGAGACAGTAACAGGTGAACAGAAAAATAATTCTGAAAATGGAGAAGAACAAAGTGAGGTAGTTGAGAGCTTTGAAGAATCACCGAAAGAACCGATAGATATCAAGAAATTCTGCTCGGATATCTTACACAAGGAGATTCTGGACGAAGACATCGAACTCTTTAAGAATGTGCTGCATGCCGACACCAAAGATGTAGATCCAGATGTTCCGCTTTTAGAAGATGATAATATGCCGTCGCTGATTGCAATGGTAGCATGGAGTTACCAGGAAGAAAAAGATAGAACACTTGATAAGTGGCTTCCAGCTTACATCAAGAAAACAAATGAGTACAAGAAAAATCAAGCAGAAAACTTTAAGGACATGAGAGTTGCTTTCATGGTCTTTGAAGCAACTAATATGAGAGAGGAGGCATCGTGAGATGAGATATTTGAGCGATGACGGTCGCGTTTTCAACACTCTTGAAGAGCGTCAAGAACATGAAACCTGCCAAAAACAGCAGGTAGAAAAGGCAGAAAGAGAAAAGAAAGAGCAGGAAAGAAAGACTCTGGAGAAGAAAATATCAGAGAAATATAACGAGTTGGCAGAACTTGAGAAGGAATATTCGAAAAAGTATCTGCACGACGGATTTGATGAAATTTTATCATATCTGTTTGGATTAAAGAAGTGAAGGAGACAAGAAAAATGGGATTAGGTGCAAAGGAATTTGGAAGACTAAGAAGTAGAATGGCAAAGCTGGTGAATCAGCTTGCTAAAGATAAGGAAGAGGGCAAGAAAAAGTCCACAGAAAAGAAGGCAGAAAAGGCAAAGAAATGATTTATTATACAGCTGATTTGCATTTTGGCTGCCAGAACACGTTCGAGGGACGGACTTTGGATACAGACGATCTAATAATTAAAAGATGGAACCAGAAGGTTAATAACGGAGATACGGTCTATATCTTAGGAGATGTCGGCAGAGAGGGAAAGAATGAGGAGAATGAGTACCTTTGTCGATGTCTATCCGTCCTTAAAGGACGAAAAGTTCTGATCCAAGGTAATCATGACAAATTACAAGACTTGAGAATCAGGCAGCAGTTTTCTGAAACGTATTCTTATAAGGAAGTAGTGGATACGATTGAAAAGAAAACATATAAAGTTGTGTTATGCCATTATCCGATTATGTTTTGGAATGGACAGCATAGAGGAAACATTCATCTCTATGGTCACTTACATTGTACAGATGAAGAAAAAGTGTTTCAAAAACAGCTCGAAAATGTGAACAACTTTTTTCGAGAAGAAGGGACAAAAGGCAGGAAAGATTGTCCAGAGGCAAAGGCATATAATGTTGGTTGCATGAACTGGAATTACTTTCCAATAACGTTAAAAGAAATATTAGAAAGGAACAGATTATGATATTCCCAAGTAAAGATGGAACAGATTTAATTGTTACTTGCAACTGTGGCTGTGATGAAGGAGTTCATCTGATCATTGACAAAGATCATGATTTGTATTGCCTGTCGTATATCAATGGAAACTTTTCTCGCGACCAGTATGGAGCATTTGGAATTTTAAGAAAGAAATTGTCACAGATCTGGGCAATTATCAGAAATCGCCAGTTCTACTACTCGGAAATTATTATGACTCGTGATGAGTTCAGAGACTTCAAGGACTGGGTGGTTCAAAGGGAGAGCGAATTATCCAACCAGAAGGGAGAATGAGATGCCAAAATTGACAGGTTACAAAGAGGTTGCAGTAATCGAAATAGCTGGGAAAGATTATCATTTTGCTATTTACGATGATGGACAGAACTATTCAGTTGGAGATACGGTGATTGTAAGCGGAGCAGCCAGAACAGGTATCAGAGAAATCAAAGAAATTATCTCGATAGAAACCGCAGAAACCAGATGCGCAAAAGGAATTACCGCTGAAGTAATCAGTAAAATTGACCTGCTCGATTATAAAAAGAGGGTTGAATACAGAAGAGCAGAAGCGAAGCTAAGGAACGAGATCAATAAAGCTGTCTCTAAGGTAGATAAGGAGACAAAACTAAGATTGTATTCAGAAAATCTACCAGAAATCAAAATATTGTTAGATAAATACAAAGAGTTAACGGGAGAGGACTTATGATTTGGGTAACAGGAGATATTCACGGAGATCCGAGCAGATTATCCTCAAGATCATTCGATGAACAGGAATTTTTCAATAACCCAGATGAAAATTTTGTGATTATCCTCGGAGATTTTGGCTTGGTCTGGAATTATGAAAAGGAAAGCAAAACAGAAAAATGGTGGCTCGATTGGTTGGCGGCTAAGCCATTTTATACATTATTCATATCAGGAAATCATGAAAATTTCGATAGATTGGACAAGATGCCTGTTTCAGAATGGAAGGGCGGAAAGGTACATTTCATCCGCCCTCATGTGATCCATTTGATGAGAGGACAAGTATTCAACATCCAAGGCAAAACATTCTTTACCTTTGGCGGCGCTGCAAGTCATGATATCAGGGATGGAATTCTTGAAATGAGTGACAAAAGAATTTCCTATTGGAATCTGCTCGGAAAAGAGTATAGAATTAATCATTTGACCTGGTGGGAAAGAGAAATGGCTTCCAGAGAGGAAATGGATGAAGGCCTTCATAATCTTGAGAAGGCCGGCAATAAAGTTGATTTCATCTTGACTCACTGCATAAATACCAGTACAGCGGCGTTGATGTCATCTGGAAGATATAAGCCAGACTCGATGACAGAGTATTTAGAAAAGATTTACAGCACTGTTGAATGGAAAAAATGGTTATTTGGGCATTACCATGATAACAGAGCAATGACCAATAATCAGCTGCTGTTATACGAACAGATCATTCAGATAGCATAATAATAAGAAGAAAGAGGTGTTTCATATGGAAAGAGATCAAGAATGGTTTGAGAAACATGCAAAGAAGTGTAATACATGTGGAAATATTCCAACGATGGTACAAGTTACGGATTTATTTAAGGTTAACCAAGTCTTGGGATATAAAGTATATTGCGAGGACTGCAAATGGGAATGGGGAGATGGTGGGGAAACCAGAATTTGCAAATCACCAGAAAATGCTGTTCGAGCATGGAATCGAAAAATGAAGAAAGAAAAGGATAATGAAGAGAAGCTTTTGAGGGAACAAAGAAAAAGAAGTCTGTGAATCTTGGAGATTTATTATTTCCAATCGACTAAAAATTAGGAACATGGATGAAATAAACTTTTGAAAGAAGAAAAATATGATAAAAAATGATGATAAATGGATTATCGAAGGTGAAGAGGATTTGAAAGACCCATTTATGTGCTATTGTCTCATGATGAAATGGACGTGGGAGGCTGAGGAAGACTATATAGACCAAAACGAATCGATTGTAATGCCAGTTCCATTTATTATGTGGCTGAATGGAAGACGGTATATTACAAATGACCAAGCAGATGAACTGCTGCATGTCGAATATTTGGACTTACAAAAAATTGTGAATGGGGAAGTCTTATTTCCTAATACTTGTGGCGGAATTGGACTCGCTGGTTATAAGGGCTATCAGCTTTTGGCAGAATATATTTCTTGTTTTAAAGAGCTGAGAGCAAGACTGTATGGAACCGCAACAGGTAAAGCTTATTCTATGAATGATGAGGAGTTTTATAAAAATAAAGATGGAATTAGTTTAGCTTGTATTCTTCCTACAACAGAATTCCTAGTCACAGGGCGATCAGATCCGAAGAGGCGGCGTGACTTGTGGGATTGGACATATGCAGATGTATTCGAAAAAGTAAAGAATTTATCCATTGAAGAAACCGATATTGATCTGGAATATTGATAAAAATAACCTTTAAAAGGAGAACTATGCTAAATAATGAGCAAATACTGGAAAGATGTCGGAGGGCTGGTCCACTTACATGTGAAGAAATTGGTATCCCAAAGTGGATGAAAGATACTGACGGAGTAGTTTATATCTGCGGTGGGTTTACACTGTACAAAACCTCAAAAGGTTATAGACATCAAGACGGCAGATTTGCAACATCAACTGAGATACATCGTTTTGGATTAGAATAAAAATAGACTTTTAACGGCGAGAGGAGGTGAAACAATGGAAAACAGTACATTGGTTAGAAAAGTACGTATGAGCTGTCCACTATGCGAAAAAGAACATGAGGTTGAAGAAAGAAAGAGAATGACAACTATTACGATAAAAGGTAAAGAAGTTGTCTATGAGGAGCGGTTTTATTTTTGTGCAAACGCCGACGAGGATGAAAATGAATTTGAAAATGGAGCAATGACAAATGAGAATTTGCTTAATGCGAGAAATGCATACCGAGTTAAAATGAGATCTTCTGCTCTTGATGAAGACTCCACCGAAGGAAGCATTCAACTACCAAAAGAAGTTCTTGAAAAAATCGCTGAAATAGCTGTTAATATCGAAGATTTGCCGCCAGATGATGAGTGGATTCTGGACGACGGTTGGGATGAGATCTATGAAAGGATGGAAGAGTATGAAGAAGAATGAAATAGTTGATGCTATTTTTGAAGCATATGGACTGTCGGAATCAGCTAAGGCTCCAGCACGAGTGAAATACATAGAAGACTGGATTGAGAAGTATCAGCTGCCAAAGGAACTATTTGTATACGCTTGTCAGGTCACGATGGAAGAATGGAATCGCCCAAACATCAAATACACTGAAAGACTTATGGGAATTTGGAAGGGAAAAGATGTCAAGACGATGGACGAAGCAAAAGCTGTAGTGGCTGAACTACGAACAAAAAGAGCATCTTACAAGGCTGAACGCACAGAAAAGAGGCAAGAGGCAATGGCTTCTGGAACTCGGATGTTCCGCAATTTTACAGAACGTCAGAATAACAATTACATGGAAAAAATTCTGGAGCGATATAGAAACGGAGAAGGGTATGGTTCATAACCAACGTGGAAGAGCATATAGAAGGAGAATGGCTCGAAGAAAGGAAAAACGCCGCAGATGGCTTATCCGAGAATGCTCTTCAACTGGAGGATATATAGCATGGGGTTGGATTGATGGAAACTATGTAGAAGTTGGAACACATGTTCAGTTTTCGAAAAATTCAAATGCTCAACGCTATTGGAAAAGACAGTCAAACAAGAAAATTCGCAGATATAAAGAAAATATCCCACATGGATGCCACTATAAAAGACTGTTTCCGTATTCGTGGAAGATTTACTTTTAAGGAGAACAAATGGAGAAAGTAAAAAGATATCGCTGTGTTAAGGAATTCGAGGTTGAGAATTATGATGAGGATTGTTTTCCTATATATGACGAATATACAGTGATCAAGCCTGGAAGCATTTGGCAAGATGGAGGATTCTCATTTAATATTGGAGAAGTTCATCTTGAAAATGATGATGATCTTCAATGGATCGAAATTCCAGTAGCATATTTGACAGAATATTTTAAACAAATAGAAAACAATTAAAGGACTGATTGGAGAAAAATATGAATGGAGAAATGGCATTTACAATAACAATGACAGGAGAGAAATTCAATATGTTATATTACAATGAGAAATTTCCCATAGTGAGAGATATGATTCATATATTATATGAATATTGCTGCGTAGGTGGGTGTTGCCATGTTGTGACAGATGATGACAATATATATGATGATGATTTGGAATGGGTAATTAGCTATGCTGAAAATGAGAGAAAGAATGAAATAGACTCAGAATTGAGCGCAGCAATTTGTAAAATTTTGAAATCAATGACATTTCTCCAAAGAGCAGTCTTGTTTGATAGTCTTAACGAGGCAATAGGAGATTATTGTAATAAGGAGGAATTTGATGCTGAGTATGATACGAGCGAAGAGCATTTGAAAGAAGTGATTCGGTCATTCGATTGGCGAGAAGAATATATTAATTGTTCGGAGGAGGTTTAGATAAATGACTTATATGAAAAGAAAGGAGCTAATATGTCAATATTTGTGCCCAAGAAAGTAAACGTAGGCTTTCAGAACCGGAAAGATACATACACTGGTAAATTAGCCTATGTTATTTATTTTGACGAAACTGGTAAGCTAAGGAAAGAACCATCATGGCAAGGCTGGAGAGATAAACAAATTCCAAATGAAATCTATGATAATGAGCCAATCGAAGGGTTTGTATTAAATAAGAAGGTTGGCGGAGATAGATATAGTTGGAATTCTAGACAGACATATACCAGAGTATATGATCCTAGAGGATTTGAATTTGAAATTACGATCCCAAATCTGTTATGGATTTTGGAAAATTATAATTGCATTAAAGGCAAAGGACTTGAGGGAAAATTTGTATACGGTTGGGAAGGAACGGAATTGTTACTTGTTCCAGTAGAGTCTCCGGAATATAAAGAAATCAAAGAAAAGAGCCAAATACGGAATAACAACGAATTTATCGCTGTGAAAGATCTGATCGTTGGTGGAACGTATGAAACTATAAAAAATGAGCAATTTGTCTTTATGGGGAAATTTAAACCTTGGGACAAAGAACGTAATGAATATAGTTGGTTATTCCGCAGCCACGGCACTAATGGTGGCTACAGATATTCTAGCGATGATGGTTGGGTGATTGATAAATTTAATAGTTATAGATACGGAGAATATCCTACCTACTACGGGCAGAAGCAAAAAGAAAAAAATGAATTCTTTTTTATATACTTGAGTGAAGATGGAAAACATTTTCCTGTGTGTATGCCTAAAGTTACTAAAAGATTTATTCGCTTAGTACAAGAAACAAGATCGGATTTTCCTGATATGGTGGATATCTTGAATCATTACAGTAAATTTTCTCCAGAAGACTTCGAGGCTGATAAGATATTAGAATTACCATTTGAAAAATTTGAGAAAATGGCTGGCGAGGAGATTGCAGAACTTAAATGGATAAATTTTACAGTTGGCAAACAAAAAAACTCTTATCTTAAGCCTATTGGAGTCAAATGGGATAATGAGGGAAAACAGTGGATCGTATGCGAAGATGGGATGAAAGAGCAAAGATTTGACAGCTTAGAGCAGTGTTATAATTACATTCATCCAGTTTATGGGGAACGTTATTTGAAAAATGGGTGCTTGAAAGAAAGGTATTATTATGGCAAATAAAAATGATGAAAGAATAATGAAATTAAGAGAAGAAATCAGTGAAAGGAGAAAGTCGTTAGCTAAAAAGCCGGCAGTATTTCATCCAGTGACAAATTGTCTGCTTACCTTGCATGGAGTTACTTACAACTTGCATGTGAATACGTCCAAGCTGTTACTGGTAAAACTCAATGCGCTGAAGCTATCCGCAGAAGATTTAGGTATTAGTACAGAAGAAATTCCGATCTCTGGATATCCGTTGGATTGTTGGATCGCTGATGTACAGAATTATTTACAAGCTCAGCAATACAAGCAGGAAAAGGCTAAACTTGACTCTCTTGAGAAACAACTCACAGCGTTATTATCATCGGACAAACAGACGGAGCTGCAGATTGATGATTTAGAAGCAATGTTGAAAAGCTAAATCAAAAGAAATGAAAAATAATTTTCAACGGAGGGCTGGGGAAAATGAGACTGATTGATGCAGACGCATTAAAAGAAAGAATCGGAAAGATTTGTGACGAGAGCAAGGAAGGATATGAGCGTTCGGATTTTGTACAATCCAATATGGTAATGATGGCGGAGGGTTTAAAGAATGCGCTATTTACAGAAATTGATAACGAACCCACAGCACAGACATGGGTGACATGTGAAGAGAGATTGCCAGAAATGGAATTAGTAGAAGAAGGATCATGGTATTTAAAATATAGGTCACAATTTGTTTTAGCTCAAACAAAACGTGGAGAACTATTTTTGAGCTATTGTGAAAAGAGTGAGTATAAAGATAATGAAATTTGCTGGTATACTTTTGGAACGGGAGGAAGGAAGATGAGAATTAAGAGCAAAGTTGTAGCTTGGATGCTGAAACCTGAGCCATGGAAAGGAGAGACGAAATGATCCATTATGTTTCAGGAAACATATTCGACAGTCCAGCCCAAACTCTTGTAAACCCAGTAAATACAGTTGGGGTTATGGGAAAGGGGTTGGCTCTTGAATTTAAGAAGAGATATCCGAAAATGTTCGAAGAATACAAGAAACAGTGCCGTGATGGATGGTTATATGTAGGGAGCTTTATGCTTTGGAGAGCTAAAGACCATTTTGTGCTGAATTTCCCGACAAAGAAACATTGGAAAGATCCATCTAGTCTAATTTATGTCGAAGCAGGACTTTTAAGCCTTACCAATGAATATGAAAGCTATGGCATTTCGTCTATTGCCTTTCCAAGGCTTGGATGTGGTAATGGAGGACTGGATTGGAAAACTGTTAAGCCGGTTATGGAACTGTATTTGCAAGAGTTGCCAATTGATGTCTATATTTATGTTTAAGGAGGGTATTTGACATGAAGAGATTTGTTATAGAAAGAGATTTTGAATACAAAGGGTTTAGATGCGTAGTTATCTTTACAAAAGGAGGATTTAGAAATGGGTACGTTGGTTATTCTGAGCCGCATGATTTGACAGATGAAGAAAAAGAAAAAATTGAAACAGAGTTCTGTTGTCATGGAGGAGTTACTTATATCGGCGGCGGAAAAGGAAGCCATCATCCAGTAGATTCAAATTCCTATTGGTTAGGGTTTGATTGTGGACACTATGGGGACGAAATCGACGTTGATCAGGCAGTTGAATATAAGTTGATAAGTCCAGAAGTTGAACCAATCATGAGAATGCAAGAAGGACTTTTTGGTGGACATGCTATGACCGAAGAAGAAGTAGCTCAGGAATGCAAGAAATTGGTAGATCAGATGGAGGAGGTAGGATATCATGGATAAAGAACAGTATGTGAGAGGGTTTAAGGTTTTTGGCCCGGATTGGATATGTAACCCAAGACCAGGTATCTCCAAGCAATATGCTTGTCCTGGTAGATTCCAAGAGGATGGAAAGATTAAGGTTTGCGGGCATGGAATGCATTTTTGTAAAAAGGCGGCTGATTGCTTCAAATATTATGATTTTAATCCAGAATATAGAGTTGCAGAAGTGGTTGCTCGTGGAGAAGTTAAAGAAGTTGGTAGTAAGTGCTGTACGAATGACCTAGAAATAGTTAGAGAAATTTCATGGCAGGAGCTACTTGAAATTGTAAATACTGGAAAGGGTTGTACTGGATACGGTAATAGTGGAAACGATAACAGCGGACATTGTAATAGCGGAGACAATAATAGCGGATATCGTAACAGTGGAAACCATAATGACGGAAATCGTAACAGTGGAAACCATAATAGTGGAAATGGCAATAGTGGATATTATAACAGCGGAAACTATAATACTGGAAACTATAATAGTGGAAACGATAATAGTGGGGATTGGAATAAATGCAGTTTTTCTAATGGATGTTTTAATACAGAAGAACCTAAAATTTATTTATTTAATAAACCATCAGAATGGACATACCGTGATTGGATAAATAGCGATGCATGTTTTATTTTGGATAGGGAATTCCAGAATCCTTTTGATTTTCGCAACAACACAGAAAATATGAGAACCTGGTGGAGTACGTTAGATTCGCGTGAAAGAGATATTATTAAGGCAATCCCCAATTTTGACGCAGCTATTTTTAAAGAAATTACTGGGATTGATGTAGATGCTGATGAAAGGAAACTTTGAAAGGAGGGTAGAATGAAACTACAGTTGGAAGGATGGGTAGGCTGGGCACAAGAAAATGAACCAGGAATATCAAAAGTAAAAAAAGACACTTTCATGGGATATGCAAGCCTTTCAAGAGTAATCATGAGTTTTCTAGGATGGACACCCATGCCTGAGAGCCTTGGAGGAAAGATAACATTTCTTCAAGACGTAAATTTAGAATGCTGGTTTTCTGATAAGGAATGTACTTTAGAAGAGGCACAGAAGAATTCTGAAAATCATCTAGTAACAACAGGAGGGACAGCAATAATAGGTCATTATGTTAACCACTTGTATCAAACTACCATTGGGTTTGAACTCGATCATTTTATGATTGGAAAATATGAATTAACTGGAGAATTATTCAAGCATCTAGGAGAATACATTCACTTAATTTTGACGTATTGATAAGAGGAAATGCTATGGGATATTGTTTTTATTTATACACTCCTGATTTAATCGAAAGAGATTCTGGAAAATTTGCAGCGTGCGAAAAAGTATTTCTTTCAGGTGATATCAGATTTCAGACACTTCCAGCAATAGGTTATTATGAAGACTTCTTTCAATTTAAATGCATACAAGAGGGGTCTGAGACAATGATGTTGAATGAAAGTGCATGTATAGCAGCTGACCAATATTCTAAAACCACATTCTTCACGGATTTTATTAAAAAATATAACTGTAGTGGAATGCTTGTCAAAATGAGTTGAAATGAAAATTTGGAGGCAATGGAATGGAGTTCAAAGTAGGGAAAAGATTGAATGACGCAGTAGTAGAGCATCGGAAAACTTGTAAAAGCTATGGAAAAGACACTGATCTATTTGAGTGGAAATTTATTCCGTCTTGCTGTACAAACGAATTTACGACTGAAATCCAAGTCGCAAAATGTATGAAATGCAAAAAGGTGTTTATAGAATTAGAATTTATGACAGCCCAAGAACAAGAATAGATATCAGGCTTATAGGCGTACCGTTTGGTACGTCTATTATTTTTTTGTGAAGAAATGAATAAGAGGAGGAATCATGAAGATACAAGATCTTTTAAAAGAACTGAGGTTTGTCGATTCCGAGACGAGCCAAATAAAAGACTCGAATCCGAAGCAAATTATCAGCACAGAACTTAGAGTTCCAGTCTGGAGGATAAAGTACAGTTATCTGACAGCCCGCAACAATGAACGGGAATCAACGAAATACATCTTCGAGCCAGAAGAAAATTGTGATCTGGTTGAGAAACAATTCGATGATTATATTAAGGAACTGAACGAGAAGTTCCCATACAAAGCCATATCCAACGTCAAAATTCTGGATATGAGTTATATCGGGGATTCGTTTTTAGAGCTTGAATAAAGCTTTCTTCTATAGACACAATCAAACCCTGTAGACAGGGTTGTATAGTGAGCCGCGATAACATCATCTTATAGGCGGTAGCGACAATGATGACTAAAACGTAAAACTTCACGTCACGAATCTAAAAGAACTGGTTCCAAGGATGAGGTAAAATCCTTCAACTGAGTTGATGAAATTCATGTTTGAAGGAAGATTGTGTTTGTATACAAGTAGTGATTTAAAAGAAATGCAGTCATGGAGCTTGGATCATAAGATTGATTCAACTTTGGCTCGAATAATGGAATGGTATTCTCGCTGGGATAACCATTGTTACGTATCGTTTTCTGGTGGTAAAGATAGCACAGTTTTGGCAGATTTAGCGGCACAAGTCTGCAAGATTCGAGGTTGCAAACTGATTTTGTGGTTCTCTGATACTGGATTGGAATACCCAGAAGTCCGAGAACATGCCTTGAATTTTGGCGATTGGCTGCGAGAAAAATATGATATCGAAGTCGAAACAGTTAGAGATTATCCAAAAGATCGAAAAGGTCAGAGAGTTTCGTTTCATCAGGTAATCGAAAAATATGGCTATCCAGTAATAGGGAAAGAAGTGGCACAGAAGATTTTTGAAGCAAGGAGAACGCCTTCGGGCGCATACGCCCGAAGGTTTGACCCAGGCGGAGAGTATGCTACCAAATATAATGGACGCTATTCTATGGCTAAGTGGAAAGATTTGAAAGACAGTGACATTCCAATTAGTCATATGTGCTGCAACATTATGAAAAAGAATCCGGCGAAAAAGTACGAGAAAGTCAGTGGCAATAAACCAATTGTTGCGACAATGGCGGAAGAAAGCCGCTTGAGAAAGACCTCATGGATGGAATCTGGCTGCAATGCATTTGAAGCAAAGCGCCCAATTTCGCGACCAATGAGTATATGGAAAGATCAGGATGTACTGAAATATCTTGTAGATTTTGGAATTCCGTATGCTAAGTGTTATAAAGATATTGTTTGTGGGAAAGATGGAAAATTGCATACTACAGGTTGTACTCGGACTGGCTGTGTTTATTGCATGTTTGGAATCTTACAAGATAAGGAGCCGAACAGATTTCAGCGATTGAAAGTAACTCATCCAAAATTATGGGAATACTGCATGAAACCATGGGAAAAAGGGGGACTTGGAATTAAAAGAGTTTTGGATTTTATTGAAATCAAATCAGAATAAAGTTATGTGGGCGTGCTTGAGAGGGTACGCCTTTTTTATTTTGAAGAAGTATTAAGTGTAGGAGGGAAAAACGAATGAAAGGTTTAATCATTGATTGTTTTGCTGGAGGAGGCGGAGCAAGTACAGGAATTGAGATGGCACTAAATAGGCATGTTGATATCGCAATCAATCATGATCCAGAAGCGATCAGAATGCATAAGGCGAATCATCCAAATACATTACACTTAACTGAAGATATTTTTGAGGTTGATCTGGAAAAATATGTAAATGGGAGACATGTAGCGCTGATGTGGGCTTCTCCAGATTGTACAAGCCATTCAAAAGCTAAGGGAGGGCAGCCACGAAATAAGGGATTGAGAATTCTGCCATGGGCAGTTTACAAACATGCAGAAAAAATCCTGCCAGATGTAATTATCATGGAAAATGTAGAAGAAATTCAGCAGTGGGGACCATTAGACGAAACAGGACATCCAATTAAGGAAAGAGCTGGGGAGGATTACCAGACATTTATTAAGGCTATGAAGTCATTGGGTTATGTTATTGAGAGTCAAGAACTTGTGGCGGCAGATTACGGAGCACCGACAACTCGAAAACGTTGGTATGCAATCATGAGAAGGGATGGGAACCCTATTGTATGGCCTCAGCCAACGCACAACAAATTTGGGAAAAATGGTAAACAACCGTGGTTAAAGTGCGGAGATTACATTGACTGGTCTGATCTGGGAAAATCCATCTTTGACAGAAAGAAACCGCTGGCGGAAGCTACGATGCGAAGAATTGCAAATGGCTATCGCAAATATGTGGTTGAAAATGATCATCCTTACATCGTAAAAGATAAGGCTGCTGTTGGATTCTTAATTCAATATCACGGCGAAACGAAAGTTGGGGATTCAAGAGGCCAGATGCTGACAGAGCCAATCAAAACTATTGATACAAGTAATAGATATGGATTAGTTACAGCATTTGTTACAAAATTCTACAAAACTGGAATCGGGCAGGATTGCGAAACTCCATTACATACAATCACGACATCTCCGGGACATTTTGGATTGGTTTCAGCGTTCCTGATTAAATATTACGGAACGGGATGCGGGCAGACATTGAATGAACCACTTGCAACAATAACCACAAAAGATCGTTTTGGATTAGTTAATGTTATTACGGAGATTGACGGAGAGAAGTATATCTTAAAGGATATTTTTTTGAGAATGCTAAAAGCAGAACCTGAATTAAAAGTCATGCAGGGATTTCCATCAGACTATATCATCACAAGAGATGCTGAGGGAAAGAAATATCCGATTAAGGAGCAGGTTGCAAGAATCGGGAATAGTGTTGTTCCAATAATGGCAGAAAAACTTGTAGCTGCAAACTGCAAAGATTTGAGAGAAAGGGAGAAGAACAATGTAGGAGGTGAATTAAATGAGTAATATGATTCAAATCGGAGATCAGATGTTTTTCCATCCGGGCTATTACTTACAAGAATGGCTCGAAGAAAAGAATATGTCAGTGGAAGAATTTGCCGATAAAACCAATATTTCAAGCGAGAATGCCAAGGCTATTATTGCCGGGGACAAGCTTATGACGGGTTTGGAGAGGCTAGAAATATCAGACGTTACAGGTATTAGCACAAATACTTGGCAGAATTTGGAGACAGCATTTTTAAGAGGAATATATTTGCTAAGAATTACAAAGCCTGTATGGGTTTCAGCTTTTGGAGAGATAGGTTGCCCAAATTGTAAGTCTGGGTTTGGACTAAAAGACGAGGACGGAGATCCTAACAAATTCTGTGGGCAATGTGGGCAAGCACTAAAGTGGAGGAGGTAACAAATGAGAGAAGATGATATTAGAATGCTTCCGGCTGGAAGTCATTTCAACTTTAAAGGATTTGAGTGGATTGCATTAGATAACAACGTAGACGGTGGCGTTCTAGCAGTTATGACATCTAGTTGGAATGGAGAAAAGTATCGTTTCGATGAGGGCTGCTGCGGCAACTATGCAAAATCAAGTTTGCGTAGAAAGCTACTCAATGAACTACTTCCCACATTGGGTGAGGATAATCTTATTCCTCATGAGGTTGACTTGGTAGCTGACAACGGTGATGACCGTTATGGCAAGGTTTCCGATAAAGTTTTTATTCTGAGTTGTGATGAATACAGAAAGTACCGCAAGAATGTTCCATTACTGCCTGAGTGGATGTGGACTTGCACACCTTGGTATATCACAGACGCCGGGGGCAGCATCATCGTGCGCTGTGTGGGCACGGATGGTAGTCTGCACGGCAACGATGCGTACTACACGTATGGGGTTCTCCCTGTTTGTATATTCAATCCAGAAAAAGTGAAAATAGAATATCAATTTGCAAATGTTAAGGAGAAGACAGAATGACAGTATATGAATTGATTCAGAGACTTACAGAATTCCCAAGTGATGCAGAAGTAGATTTTGAATTACAGAAAAGCTTTGAATGTCCAGTAGTAGTTGATACAGATGAAGGAACTAGGCTGGCGACTGCTGATGTAAACCTAAATGAAAGCTTAGACATAGAAAACTTTCGCTTTTATAGACATAATGATGATTCATCAACTTTGTATATTTATTTTAATTTTTAAGGAGAAGTAATGATTAACGAACAGGTTTTGCTTAGAAAGATCAATGAACAGTTAAAAGGCATGCCAGAGGCGCGGAATAAAGTCAAACGCCTGATTTATTCTATGGATTGGATTGATTCAATTAAGCTACCAGAAGAGGGTTGTAATCATGACGAAAATGAAGATGATTTCAGCCATGGCTATGTTGCTGGATATTATGATTGCATCGACAAAATCAAAAAGCTGAATGGCTTGGGATGAAAACATGATTTGGAGGTTTGAATGGAAGTATTAAGAGAAGGAAGAAAAGACATTCATTTTTTTAAAGAAAATAAATACGCTTTCAAATGTGGTGTGTGCGGTGCGGTTTTTATCGTGGATGAGCATGAATTTCATGGTGGATATTGGAGGACAGGAAATGATAGCGCCTACTGGGATTACACAATCGAGTGCCCGACTTGTGGGAATATAACGCCAGATGAGTGGGGAACAAAGCTACGAACCAATATTGATGAAGACCGATTTCGAAAGGAGTTAGAGTAAAGAATCAAATGGAAATATTAAAAGAAGGAAAGAAACAGTTCTCTTTTCTAAAGGAAGAAAAATATGGATGCCGTTGCTACATGTGTGATACTGTATTTATTGCAGAATCAAAAGACTTTCGCGCGACATGGACAAAGAAAGGCTACGACCAAGAGGTTAATTGCCCTGTTTGCGAGGATGAAATCCTGATGTCACGATGCAGGAGATTACGAACTGATATAGATGAAGAAGCTTTTCGATGGGAATGTGAGATAGAGAGGAATAGGAAGAAATGAGAAAAAAATTGATCGTTTTTGCACTGCTGGGAGCAATATCTTTAGCTGGTTGCCGCAGTTATGGGGGAAGAATTAGAATAAGTGATTCTTTTGGATCAATCTTAGCAACAATCGACGTAGAGAACGGATACAAATTTGATACCTATGAAAGAATAAATGAAGATGACTCTCACTGTTCGATTACTTTGCATTTCAAGAAAGATGAATTGAGAACAGAGAAGTAATAATTGGAGGAAAAGAAAATGGCAGAGAAAATTAGTTTAAATGGAGCAAGTATTATTGATTCTTACATAGTTGGAATGTGGCATTCTAATCAGTCTGGAAAAGTCGAACTTAAAAGTTTTTGCGATCCTATTGTGGGTCCAGATAAAGAAATTTGGACAACAAAAGCTATTGAAGAATCTACCAAACACAGAGAATTTCCATGCTACATCATTGGAGTTTGGGGCAAAAACAAAGGGAAGAATCGAGCAATCTTTATCACATTGCCAGAATCTTCGATGAATATATTGAGGAAATGATATGAGAGAAGATGAGAAATGGTTATGTACATTTGAAATTTCGCAGCTAGGAGACATAATTGATGTCCAATTTCTGGGGCAAGATTTCAATTTGATTCGCAAAAGTCAGGCTGCCCTGATGGAGAAGATTCGTCAAGGAACGATCCCAAAAGGTTCAGTTGCTATCATTTTTCAGTCAGCGACAGGACTTCGAGCATTTGCAATTAAGAATGCGACGCTTGATTTAATGGTAGATTTTTACAATAAAGAGAAGTGATAAGTGAACAACAAATAATAAAAGGAGAAAAGAAATGAGTAATTTTGATATTTTTGTATCGAGAATGCAGAAACATTTTGAGGACGAAATGAAGGGTTGTGCCCGACTGTACACAGTAAATGTTGATAAAGACGAGATGTGGAATCTGTATCTGAATAGTTTTTTGCCGGGAACAAATGTCCTGTTTAGAAAACGTCGAGAATATGATTGTAGCTGTTGTAGACATTTTTTGAAAAGCATTGGCGCTGCTGTAGCAATTAAAGATGGAACTGTACATACAATCTGGGAGTTTGAAGCAGGAAGTCCAGAATTTCAAAATGTTTGTGATGCTCTTGATGCATTTGTAAAAAGAAATGCTATTTCAGATATCTATATTAGCAAGTTCAAACGGATTGGAACCGCCCATAACTATGAGGAGATCAATGGAAGATCCCACAAGTGGACTCATATGGTTTTGGATTTGCCAGATAGCTGGGTAAATCGGAGTTACAAATCTAACGAGAGCATTCAGAGTGAATATAGGGACACCAAAAACGTATTTAAGCGCTCGCTTGATGAAATTAGTATGGAGGCTGTTGATACAGTACTTGAGCTGATCAATTCGAACACGCTGTATAAGGGTGAAGAGTGGAAGATTCAGTTAATTGAGTTCAAGAAATATAAGAGGATATATGAAAAACTGCCTGATTCCCAGAAAGATCTTTTTGCATGGGAAAAATCAGCAGAAGCAGGTCCAGTAATCGGCAGAATTAGAAATCATTCCATTGGAACACTTCTTATTAATGTAAGTGAGGATATGGATCTTGACACAGCAGTTAAGAAGTATGAGCAGATTGTCGCTCCAAGCAATTATAAGCGTCCAAAGGCTATTTTTACAAAGAAGATGCTTGAGGATGCAAAGAAGACCATTACAGAACTTGGATATATGGATTCATTACAGAGAAGATTTGCTAATCTGAATGATATTACTGTAAATAATGTACTGTTCTCAAATAAGAGTGCTGCAAGAAGAATGGTTGGTGCAGATGATATTTTTGGGCAGATGGAAAAGAATGTTACTGTAAGTCCTAAGAAGTTTTCTAAGGTTGAAGAGATTTCAGCACAGGATTTTATTGATAAGGTACTTCCAACTGCAAAGGAAATTGAAGCTTTTGTAGAGAATAAACATGAGAAGAACTTTGTTTCTATGATTGCACCTGTTAATCCAGACGCTAAGACAATGTTCAAGTGGAATAATGGATTATCTTGGGCTTATTCAGGAAATATTACTGACTCTGATATGAAGCAAAATGTAAAAGCTGCTGGCGGTAATGTTGACGGTGTACTCAGATTTTCAATCATGTGGAATGAGGGACAAAATGACAACAGTGACCTTGATGCGCATTGCAAAGAACCTGATGGAAACGAGATTTTTTTCGGAAATTGTAGAAAACCTAGTATGTCAAGATGTGGCGGTCAGTTAGATATTGATATTACACATCCTATGGAGCAGATGGTGGGAAAGCCTTCTGTGGAAAATATTACATGGGCAGATATGTCACGTATGAAGCCAGGTATTTATAAGTTCTTTGTAAATCAGTATGCAGCAAGAGGAAGTAAAGGATTTAAGGCAGAAATTGAATTCAATGGTGAGATTTTTGCATTTGAATACAATAGTCCTGTTTCTGGTAATGTTCAGGTGGCGGAGGTAACACTTGACAAGAATGGCAACTTCTCAATTAAGGAAAAGCTGTCTGGAAGTTCATCTATTTCAAGTCGTGAGATTTGGGGTGTAAATACAAATCAGTTCGTTCCTGTATCAGTAATCAGTTATAGTCCAAACTATTTTGACGAGCAGGATGGAATTGGTCACAGACATTTATTTTTCTTCTTGAAGGATTGTGTAAACAACGAAAGTCCTAATGGTTATTACAACGAGTTCTTAAAGAGTGACCTTGAAAAGCACAAGAGAGTATTCGAAGCTTTAGGTGCGAAGTGCCATGTAGAGGACGCGGATGACCAGCTGTTTGGAATTGGCTTTAGCATGACTAAAAGAGCAGAATTGGTTGTTAAAGTCAAGGGCGCGACAGAACGTATTATGAAAATTAAATTTTAAGGAGAAATTATTATGGAAAAGAATTTATTTGAGTTAGCGACAAGATGCAAGTACCGTTTCCCGTATCGCGGACAGATAACTATTGAGGATTTATGGGATCTTCGCCTTGCTGATTTAGATTCAGTCTTCAAGACCTTGAACGCAGAAGCAAAGAAGGTGTCAGAAGAAAGTCTGTTGAAGCTAAAGACAAAAGAAGATGAAGAACTTTCTGATAAGATTGCAATCGTTCGATACATTGTTTCTGTGAAGCTAGAAGAACAGAAGATCAGAGAAAATGAGAAGGCCAATAAAGAGAGGAAGCAGAAACTGTTGGCTATCAAGGCTAGACGAGAGGAAGCTGCACTGGAAAATATCTCAGATGAGCAGCTGAATGAAATGATTAACGAGTTATAAAATATTTTGGGCTGGCTACTGCGGTAGCTGGCCCATTGGAAGGAGATAATTTTGCAGGATAAATATTTGAGCGTAATAACAAACTTTGGCTGTCATTATAGCTGCCCGTATTGCATTGTTAAGAATAACAACCTGAATATTCCAAAGTCAACGGTTAAGGGACTTAACAGATTACATAATGAAATATGTGATAATAACGTCAATTGGGTTTCTATTTCCGGTGGCGGTGATCCGCTGTGGGAGTATGAGAGTCATAAGCTCTGGTGGAAACATTTCTTTCAACAAGTTCCATTAGCAGTCCATTTAGAATTGCACACATCCATCTTGAATATTGAACAGGATCTAAAAGAACAGTTTGACCGCATTGTATACCATCTCCATACATTTGAACAGTTGAAACACGTAAAAAGGTCTGAGGGCGGAGCTTTTAAAGAAATTGTTAGAGTAGTATTCGTGGTGACAGAGAATTTTACTGACGACTTGATTGATAAGATCGCGGAATACTGCAATGAGTCGCCTGAAATTGACGAGTTGAGCTTTCGCCAGATGGTGGATAGCCATTACGGATCGACTAATTACTGCGCAGAGTATTTAAGAGCAGGACATAAGGACAGATGGTGGTATATCGAGCAGTGTGATTATAATCTGTATTATTGCGAAAACAAAATATACACGGAATATCACAAGATTGGAGAAAATTAGAATGCAGTACAGAGAAAGAAAAAACTACAATAAAGTAATAACCGTAAAGTTGGTGATTCCTAGTGGTTGTAATGCACATTGTTCTTTTTGTTATATGAAAGATTCTCAGATGAAAATGACTTACGACAAAAAGTCTTTTATTAAGAATTTCTTACCGTCGTTAACGTTCATTCTTAAAGAAATTGGAGACAAAAACCCTGTTTCTCTGGACATTACCGGAAACGAACCAACATATGATGTTGAGCTTTTAAAAGAAGTTTTGATTTTACTGAGGCATTATGGAATCAAAGGTAAGGTATTGCGCACGACGATTACAACAAATGGATATAGCCTTTCCAAACTTATTCCTTATTTTGCTGGGGTGATTGATTACGTCAATATCTCGGTACATGATTTTGATAGAGATAGGCGACAAAAGATTATGGGCTGCAAGAGTGTGTCTGGAGAAGAATATGCACGGATGGTAAATGATCTAAAAAGTGTTGGGATAAATACCTCGGTTATTGCCGTAATTTCGAAGCCAATCAATCAATTTTCTGACTGGAGAGATTCTTTTATTGAATGGTCGAGAGAGAAAGGATTTATTGGAATACGTTTTAGGTGTGACGCTTTCTTAGAGAACAAAACCGACTTCAATCGATATATGAATGAATCTCTAAAAGACCCTGAATTTACCGTAATAACTCATGAGAATACTCCAGATTCGCATTGGTGTAGATTAAGACGATATGATGGCTTTAGGGTGTTTTTTCTGCAGGGGGTATTAGATACTTCTGCTTATACAAAAGGAATAGAATATGTTATTGCAGATGACGGAAAATTGTATTGTGACTTCTATAAAAGAACAAGAATAGAAGATTATCAGTACGAAATAGGAAAGATCTACGACAAATGTTTGGAGGGTGAATTATGAGAGAGACATTAATTATTAGTGCGTTTCCGGCGTGTGGAAAGACTTATGCTGCGAAGTATTTATCAGAAAGAGGAGTTGATGTCTTGGATAGTGATTCCAGTAAGTTCAGCTGGATTACCGACGAGAATGGAAACAAGGTAAGAAATCCACGTTTTATCGAAGAATATATTGCTCATATAGAGGAGAATATCGGAAAAGTTGACTTGATTTTTGTCAGCAGCCATAAGGAAGTAAGAAAGGCAATGCAGAAGAGTCAAATTGATTACACTTTGGTTCGTCCAGATGTAAAACTTAAGGAACAGTGGGTTGGAAGGTGCTTCCTACGGGGAAATACTCCTGAATTTTGTAAAAATCTCGCAGAACATTGGGAAGAATGGATTGGTGAATGCAACAAGTATCCTGAAAAAGAAGAGATTTTGTATGGGGGAAATAAAAAACTTTATCTACTTGACGTTCTGGATGACAAGGCTCAGCGGAAAATTTGGCAAAGACAAGAGCAACAGAGCGCTTTTGCCGACTGGGTAATGCTGAATAGACTGGAGGACGGAGGATGCGTACAGTTGTAACATTTCTAATAATTATTGATATGATAGTCATGCAGCGTCTCAATACAGAAGCATGCGAGGCGAGTTCGGAAGAAAGTAGACGAGAAGGAATAATGGCATGGGGTGTAACGGTAATAGTTGGAATTATTCTCATCCTCATCCTCATACTCAGCGCCAAATTCTGTTGACACTTGAAATATTTTAATTTAAAGGAGGCGAAAACATGGAAGATAGTTATGGAAAATGCCGTGATTGCAAGAAATTTGGAACGCCAGAATGCCCTGCATCATCGAAATGCTTGGCATTTGATAATAGACCCTATTTTGAGCCAAAACAGAAAAAGAAATTCATAATAAGCAAAAGAGTAATGTTTTATGTTTTGTACTTTTTGCTATATATTATGATTGCGTTTTGGCCCCTGATGGATTAAGGATAATGATTTAATCGTTAACTAAATGAGGCTAAAAGGAAGAAGTACAGCGGATGATCCATATACTTTTGTTGGTGGCGACACATATACGGCCGATTTACTTCATCCGAACGACATTGGAGGCAGACGATACGGACGACTAACGGCAAAAGTCATTCAGCAACGATTTTTAGGATTATCGTAAATTGGTTAACTATATGAGGCGCAACAAAATTAGGAAGCCCATAAATTTATAGAATGAATCTGTTTTGATACTGGTTATAGAACAGAAGCGGATAGACAATCTCACAAAATGAGGCTTTTAACAGCTTACTAGGATGCGCTTATCTCGTATAGGTACCTCTTAAAATATCGTTTTTATCGGAAATGGTGATCTATATATGGTGGCTAAATGTGATATATACTACTATATATAGTATGCAAAAAAAGAAGGGAGAGTAATGACAGACTGCAATCAATGTATCCATGCAAATGATAGATGTTATTGCCCGCTAGGGTATGAATGTAAAGCATTTATAAAGAAGACGGAAAAGATAAGACGGATATTTGAATTTCAGACATCTGATGATTGGGTTCCGAGGCATGAAGGTTGTTGGGTAGAATGCCCGTTTTCACCATTAATACCATTAAGTGAAACTTGTAAATGGGTAAAAGAATTCCGTTCATGTCCATTTGTAAATAATTCGAGGATAATTCAAGAGTGAGTATGAATACCAGAACTTAAAAATCAGAACAAATGTGATTTTCAAAGAAGGAAGGAGATAGCAAAAAAGAGAAGTGAATAAATGGGAAACAATAGAAACTGATGATGCAAAAAGACCAAACCTAAGAGTTGTATTTACTGACGAGCTATCATCAGAGGACTGGGAGTTTTTTAAAAATGTTGGGCTTCCTCATGGAATAATATTGGTCGGAGCAGACTTCAAGCATGATAATAATCGAATAAAATTTGACTTTCAAGAAGGAGAAGAAAAATGAGAAAGAAGATTTTAGCAGTAGTTACAGCAGGGTTGATTGGGTTATCTGCCGCTGGTTGCACTTCATATCAACAGGCAGTAAATATGCCAGATAAAGGAACGAGTTTTTGCGGCGGATATTTTACTTTGCTGACAAAATGGGATGACGCCAAAGGATGGTATTATGTAGTATATGCTAACGATACGAAGGTAAAGTATTTGGTGACATATGGAGATTCTAGTTCTGGGATTACGCCACTTTACAATGCAGACGGAACGTTGCAGGTTTATGGGGAATAATTATGCAAATAAAAATTGATGAGTGGAAAAATTGTGAAGATACGAAACGTATAAGAGCCTATGAGTTGTGTTTGGGCGATGTTTATGCAATTTATCCGCCGCAACCGCACAAAAAGAAGTTCAAGATAGGGCAGATACTTTCCGCTAGGGAGACGGATGCAATATACATCCGTAAGTTTGGAGAATTTGATGGGAACTTGGATAAACAAGTGATGGTGGTTGCTATTAATTACAAGAAGTTTCCATGGTGGCAATTTTGGAATATCAAAAAGTATGTAACAAGTTATTATTTTGAAGTTATTGGAGATAAGACATGAAAAGACAAATTAGAAGAGGAGTTTTTGAATCGAACAGTAGTAGCCAACATTCGTTAGTTGTTATGAAGAAAAATGACCATTATACGCCAGAAGAGATTAAAGAAGAATTTTACCTTGGCGAACATGGAGTATGGGATGTTTGGGACAACAGCTTGGATTTTGGCAGAAGTCCGTTCAGAACACTTGGAACTTTTAAAACTAAATGGTTATATGCATGTGCCTCATTGGTTGAAGAATATAATGACGATGCTTACAAAGAACTTGAAGCTCTTGCGTTCAAATACGTTCCAGGATTGAAGAAGATCGAATTGCCAATGACAACGGTGGGCATCTTCAATAAAGATTTTGAAGCAAATAAGAATGATGAATTTGCTCAAAAACATGGAAAAACTGAGGAAGAGCTGAACGAATATTTAGAGCAGAAAGAAAAGGACTGGGGAATTGAGACTATTGAATATTGGGAAGATAAACATGGCAATTTTTGCTTTAGTATTCCATATACAGGACAGACTGACGAACCTTTTCTGCAAAGATTCCTTGAGCATGAAAAACTCTCGCTAGAAGAGTATTTAACCAATAGGAAATATATAATTATTCAAGACGGTGACGAGTATTGCTATTGGCAGGATATGAAGAATGCGGGATTAGTCAATTCAGATGCTATTGACCATGAATACCCAGATTATTAAAGGGGAAACACTATGAAGAAACAGATTAGAAGAGGGGTTTTTGAAACGAATTCGAGTACTTGCCATGCGCTCTCGATGTGCAGCGGCGAAGAATATGAGAAGTGGAAGAAGGGAGAACTAGTCTTTGACCGAGAGACGGAAACATTAATTCCAGTAACAGAAAAAGATGAAGATAGTCCCGAAGAATATCTCTCACAGGATGAGTATTATGAGGAAATGGGAGCAGATTTTGAAACCTTTCATGCTTCCTATAAGTTACCAGATGGACAGAAAGTAGTAGCTTTTGGATATTACGGATATGATGGTTAAGGAGAAATTATGAAGATTTTAGGAAGATACAAGAATGGTAATTATGATGTAACGCTGCTTTCTGACGGAACAAAGATTCGTGAGACAGAAGATGATGAGTTTATTCCTGATTTTGCAGAGTCAATGGATATAAAACTGACAAACCATTGTTCTCTGGGCTGTCCGTACTGTCACGAAGGCAGTACTCCGGAAGGAGAACATGGAGATATCCTAAACGAGAAATTCATTGATACATTGCATCCTTATCAGGAAGTGGCTCTTGGCGGCGGGGATGTAACAAGTCATCCAGATTTGATTCCATTTTTGCGAAGACTGAAGGAAAGACACATTATCGCAAATATCACGGTCAATCAGTATCAGCTTTATAATGGAAAAGAACTTATTCAGCGGTTGGTTGATGAACAGCTAATTTATGGGCTTGGAGTATCGCTGATGGTTCTAACAGATGAATTTATTGAAACAGTCTCACAGTTTCCAAATGCTGTGATTCATGTAATCAATGGAGTCGTTCTGCCAGAAGAAATTGAAGAAATGGCAGACCACAATCTGAAGCTATTGGTTCTGGGATATAAAGAGCTGAGACGCGGAAATTCATTTTTACAGGAACATCTTGAACAAGTAGAGAAGAATAAAGTGTGGATGAAAGAACATCTGTGGGAATATGTTTCAAAATTCGCAGTTGTAAGCTTTGACAATCTGGCAATCGAGCAGCTTGATATCAAGAGCCGTTTATCTGATGAGGAATGGAATGAGTTTTTCATGGGCGACGATTCCGAGTTTACTTACTACATTGACATGGTAAATCGCCAGTTCGCAAAGAGTTCAACTGCCCCATTTGATGAGAGATATCCAGTGATGGATTCTTGCGACGATATGTTTGAGAAAATAAGGAAAAGAAAACATGAATGATGAAAGAAGAATGAAACATGCCAGAAGAAGGAATCATTCATGGATTATCAGTTGTCTGTGAGTGTGATTGGATTGAGGGATGATATGAAATTAAAACAAAGTACAAAAAATCATTTAGAAACAGCAAGACTATTATGCGAAGGTATTAAGGAATCTATGGAAGAGATGAGTAAAAGAGGAAGAATACATTGTATGACTCCTCAGCACTCGGTCGAATCCATTAAAAGAAGATGCATTCAGGCACGGCAGGAACTGCTACAAGTAGAACTTGGAATAGATAAGAGAGATGAGTTATGAAATGACATGGTAACAAATAGGAACAAACCATTTTACTGCTATTAGTAAAAAGGTTCAATGAATGAGGAAAAAGGATGTATTGTGGTTATATAACAACCTTAAAAGGGGTAAGAAAACACAGCAACGCGGACAGACTTCAATGTGTAGAAGTTTTTGGACAGACAGTAATTGTTGATTTAAGCTATAAGGATGGACAAAAAGTAGTATTCTTTCCAGCTGATGGACAGCTTTCTGCGGAGTTTGCTGAAGAAAATAATTTGCTGCGAAAAAAGGACGAAAATGGTAATAATATTGGTGGCTATATGGACCCAAGCAAGAGAAACATTACGGCTATTAATTTAAGAGGTGAAAGATCTGAGGGTTTAGTATTACCTGTTGAATGTTTATCAAAATATACTAATGTCGCTAGTTTAAAGGATGGCGATCAGATATCTGTACTGAATGGAGTTGAACTTTGCAAGAAGTATATTCCTCAGAAAAAGTGTCTTCCGAAGACTGCGACAAGCGATGGGAAGAGAAAAAAGAAGGAAAGTTTCCATTCTGAAAGTTACCTTTACTTCGAGGAGCATAAAGATACAGCTCAATTGATGTATAATCTGAGCGCATTTAGACCTGGCGACACCATTTACATAACTCGCAAGTTGCATGGGACTAGCGGAAGAACTATGAAAACAACGAAGATCATAAAGGATACAGGAAGAATTAGAAAGCTGCTCCATATGAAGCCAAAGATCACTAAGGAAACTACGGTAATTACTGGTTCCAGAAGAGTCGAACTATCTAATCTTGATGCTAAAATTGGATATTATGAGACAAATGATTTCCGCAAAAAGTGGCACAACATCTTTAAAGATAAGCTTCCAGAAGGCTGCGAGATCTTTTATGAGATTGTTGGTTACATTGATGAAAACACTCCAATTATGGCATCTGTATCAAACGATGGAGTTAAGGAAAAGGAGTTCACGAAGAAGTTTGGAAAACAGACAATATTCTCTTATGGATGTGCGCCGGGAGAATCTGATATGTATGTCTATCGAATGACAGCGACCACAGCAGATGGAACAGTTGTAGAAGTTCCGTGGGAAACTGTTGAGATTTGGTGCGACAGAATGGGTGTGAAGCATGTTCCTGATCTGGAGAAGTTCATTTTTACGACAAAGGAAGACTTGATTCAACGTGTCAAGAAGTATAATGAAGGAATGCCAGCTGATGAAATCGGAAGGACTCATGTGGCTGAGGGTATTGTAGTTCGTATTGATAACAGAGAATCATTTACAGCATACAAAGATAAAGTATTTGAATTTAAGGTGATTGAAGGAATTGCGAAGGATAATTCAGATGCCCCAGATATTGAAGAGGCTGAGGAAATTATCAAGGAGACGATGGATGGAGAAAACTAAAAAGCCATGGTTAATTGTGATGTGTGGACTTGCTGGTTCTGGTAAGTCTACCCTTGCAAAGAAAATCGCAGATGAGAGAGATGCCGAAATAATTTCGAGTGACGAGCTTAGAAAAGAAATGTTTGGCGATGAAACACATCAAGAAGATAAGAATAAATTATTCACAGAATACAACAAGAGAATTAGAACAGCTTTAGAAAGAGGATCGGACGTAATTTCTGATAAAACGAATCTTTTATGTGAAGAAACTGCCATTGAAGCCAGCTTAATGATGTTGAATGGAGCATATTGCAGCATAGGAATGAAAGAATTAGAGGAGTATGACTTCGAGAAAAGAGAGAAGAAGCTATACAGAGTGAACCAGACGTAAGGAGGACAAAATGAGCACGACAACAACTGATAGGATCTTAAATAATGAGGCTGTTGATTGTAGTGGTTTTACGTGGAGCGATAGGATAGAATATAAACCTCTTCCACCAAATGGAGGAATATTAATTAGAACTAGAGAACCAATAACACCAGAATATGAATTTACGATATCGAAAGATGCAATTGCGCCAACTTGCCCAAACGAACCAATAATTTCTCCTTTTAGAAAAGTTAATGAAGAGCTTCGAACCGTGGACGTTGGGCGATTGTTGCCACGACGTAGATCTACAACTGAGAAAGAGGAAAACAAAACGACAAGAAGACACGCTTTAATAACATTTAAAAACGGAAATAATATACTTTGCCCTGTATCAGAGAATGGAAATGTTTTGCGTTATGATCGAGCGGAACTTATTGCAAATGGCATTTCGGAATCGAAATTTAGGGAAGAAATGAAAAAAACTAACTATTCCCTAAAAAGAGAAATGCGGTATAAACCAGTCATCTGTCCAGTTTGTAAAGGGAAAATAATGGCGACTGTTAATAGTTCATGGCGTCAAGATGATGTCCATTATTACAAGTGCCAGAGATGTGGACGCGGAACTGAAGAAATTGAAGCAACTCTTGTAAGGTGCCTTAATGGAGATTTAGCTGCCCTTTCTTGGGTTGTAGAATTCAATATTGGTGGGTTCACTATTTTGAAGTACTCTGAGAACCAAGAGCTGAAGAATAAACTGGGCGATTGGCTCAAATATAATCCATGTATTTTTTTAGATGGTAAGATTCTTACCGTTTCCGATGTAATAGAGAAAAAGATGAAGGATGAGTGGCTGGATGGTATCAGTCCTGCAAGAATCCTAAGAGACACGTTAAAAGAAATGGAGGCAACAGATCAGATGTTTAGAAATTCAATTATTGAAATCAAGGAGATTGTTCCAAATAAAGTCTATGAATATAGGTTTGTAGATGGAGACATTCAGAAGACGGTTTGCTCTGATTCAGACCAGTTCTCAATGGAAGACTCTATTACAATTGCCTATGCGAAGCATTTTATGGGCGGAAGCGGCAGATATAATCGCGCTGTAGACAAGGCTATGAAGTTGTTTGCTAATCAGAAAGCTGCTGAGGAAAAGGCGAAGAAAGAAAAGGAAGATGCTGAGGCAAGACGAGCAAAGAAGGCAAAGAAGAGAGCTGAAAGACTCGCCAGAAAGCGTGAAGCTGAATTGGAAGAGAAGATTGCAATTCAGGCTGAGGCGTACCGTAGAGCAATGCAGTCCATGGCAGAAGAAAGACACAATAAGAAGTTTGAGAAACATAAGAAGCCAAAGGAGGCGTGATGGACTTTAAAAAGTTACTAAAGCAGCCGGAGTATGACTTTTTGAGAACTAATGAGCATTTGGGAGACAATATCTGTCTCCTGACGCTCGGAGGTAGTCATGCATATGGAACCAATGTGGAAGGCTCTGATGTAGATATTCGCGGAGTAGCAATGGGAGAAAAGAATGACGAATTGATTTATTGCCCACATTGCGGAGCGAGTTATTATCGAATTGATTATGATTCGAGAACTTGTATGTATTATCTACCAATCATCAAGGATGGGGTGAATATCAATCCAGATAAAAATAAAACCATGATTCGTTGTACATGTATGAATTGTGGAGAAGATTTTGAAATAACAGAGAAGTAATATATAGGCGAGTAAGATTGAATCTCTTCTATGTTTATACAGAAGCTTATGGGTTCAACCCTTACACTCGTTAATTGCCACAGTTTCTCAACTAAACACGGTTGCTGTGGCATAAAGGATCATTAGCTCAATTGGTTAGGGCAGCCGCCTCATAAGCGGAAGAATTGCAGGTTCGAGTCCTGCATGATCCATTGGGGATTAGTCAAACGGTAAGACAGCAGAATTTGACTCTGTAATGTGCCGGTTCGAATCCGGCATCCCTAGTTGGCACTTTATTCGTGCCAAAGTAGATTTTTCTATTATGCACCCTTCTTTTGGTTAGTCATTGGTGTAATTGGTAACACAACACTATGTAGCTTCTGGTTCAAATCCAGAATGGCTAATTTGGGACAGTAGGAGCATTGGAATATGCTTAATAGTAAGCTCATCAATTCACCCAGGGGAGCTTTACCTATAAAAACTAAGACTAAAAGTCAGAGCAGTATGGTGATGTCTGCAATGAATATTGAGTCTTTGAGCTGAGAAGTTTTCCCTTTAAATACAGCTCAAAACGCGGAGTGGCGGAATGGCAGACGCGGCAGATTTAGGATCTGTTGTCGCAAGGTGTGCGAGTTCGAATCTCGTCTCCGCGATCAGGTATAACAGCAGCCTTACAAATGCTGATTACATAGATTTTAGGCAGTTTTTCTTTATTCCGTGCTTTGGCACGTTTATATAGATATTAAATAATTGGAGGTTTTATGGGAGGAGAAATAGGATTAAAAATAGCTGAGATCAAGTTCTCGGACGATAGTATTGCTCCATATAAGGATGGTTGGAGATATGCAAAAGTAGCTATTGATGCCACTCTTATAGGCGAAAATGGGGATCATTTCCATATATGCGGGGATAATGACTGGATTGATCTATCTGTAAAAGCATTATTACCGTTTGTACAAGCGGCAACTAAGACGGAAAGTCTTGTGAGATCAAAAATAGCGAAGATAAGAGCCGAGGGGAATATCCCCGCAGTAGTTCGTTTAGGAAGAAATATTTATAGACAGATAAGTCTGATGTACATTTTAAGAGATGGAGGAGGCTCGTTCTCTGAGATTAGTGGAGTACCAGCAATACAGGGGAACAGTACTGAGAATATAGAAATTTTCTTAGAATCAGCTAAGGCCTCTCAGTTAGAGTTTGATTAAGGAGATTTATGGAAAAGAATTATTTTACTGAATTGTATAGTGTAGATGTTCACGATAAGATTAAGGCAAAGAATGGGCTTAGTTATGTTCCATGGGCTGCAGCTTGGGCAGAGTTGAAGAAGGTTTATCCAGATGCCAAGTACAAGATCTGTGGACAGACATTTGAAGTTGAAGAGACTGTTGAAAATAAGACAATTAAGACATCTTACTGCCGCAAATGGTTTGATGATGGCAAGACTGGATGGGTTGAAGTAAGCGTTACCATTGGAGAAAAGACTCATACGATCAACCTGCCAATTGCTGACATGAGAAACAAGCCAATTCCGGCAGAGAATATCACTGTAGCAGACGCAAATAAGGCGGCAATGAGAGCCTTAACAAAAGCTTGTGCAATGCATGGAATGGCGCTGTATGTCTATGAGGGCGAGGAGTTTTCAGAAGAAACAAAGCTTGTTGAGAAGTTAAAGGCTGAGGTTGTTGAGCTGTTTATAAAGAAGGCGGCTATATCAGAAGATGCAAAGAATAAGGCAAATGAGTATTGTAAGGCTGCTGATCCGAGTGGAGATCCGAGACAGATCATGGATTCAGAAACTTTGGCAAAGTTAAAGAAAGAATTGATGTCAATTAGAAAGTAATGGAGGATTTATATAAATGGGATTTGGAACAGGAAAGTATGCAAAGATTTGGGAACTAAAGAAGGGTAATGGCAATTATTACACTGCCGAAATGAGTACCAGCAAGAAGGCTAAGGACAAAAATGGCAATGAGATTATTGAAAATGGTAAGACAAAGTATGAAACTGACTGGTCAGACAAGTTTGTCCGTCTTGTTGGCGAGGCTGCTAGAGCTGCTGAGGGATTATCTGCAGGTTCCAGCGTAAAGATTGGAAACTGTGAAGTGACAAACAAGTATGATAAGGAGAAGAAGGTAACATATACAAACTACGTAATTTTCTCCTTTGAAGACAATAATTCCTCTAGGAATACATGCTCAAAGTCGTCTACAGGGGGCGGATTTATGAATATCCCAGATGGAGTGGAAGATGATGATCTGCCATTTAATTAAGGAGCAGTTATGGCGGAGAAGAAAGTGAAATGCGCCTTTAAACATTGCCAGTGTGAATCCCGTGAATTGTCACGGGATCATGCTGTCCAAGTAGGTAAAAGATATATGCACCCAGAATGTGCAGAAAAAAGTGAATATATAGCAAAGATCAGAGATTTATATTATAACGAAGTAAGTAGTACAGTGGTCGTGAAGCAATTAGTAAATGTAATCAACAACCTAGTAATTAGTAAGAACGTGGACCCGAAGTTTTTATATTTTGCTTTAAATTATGCCATATCTAACAAAATTCCCATTAGAGCGCCGTATGGGTTGCATTATATTGCAGACAACGCAAAGATTAAGGCAGCATGGAAAAAGAAACAAGCGGCAGAAATTGCCAGAGAAATAAAAACAGATGTCTCAGATCAAGTAAGTCCAATGCTGAATGCAGATACCTTTAAGTACACTGCACATCCGACTAGTGGATTTGGAGGCATTTTGGGAGGAAATAATTGACAGAATTAAGTGAAATTTCCGATTACAAAGCGGAAGCTGGAGTTGTGTCAACGCTGATTTATCATCCAGAATTTATTGTTCACAGCAATTATCTCCACGAGAAGTATTTTTACAACACAGACAATGCATGTATTTATTGGGCAGTCAGAGAACTATTCAATAAAAAAATTACAAACATCACAGCATTAAATATTGAACAAGTCTTAGCATCTAATCGTGCTGTTAGCAAAAAAATGCAGGAATACAATTTGCCGAGCATCCAAGAATACATAGATCTTTGTTTTAATAGTAAACGAGATACGGTAGAAGAATATATTTTACTTGTCAATCGTGTTGTCACATTGGCTTTTAAACGAGATTTCTACAAAAAAACGCTTGATTGGCAGCGTTTATGTACAAATGATGATGTGCAACTAGACCAGATGAATAATGGAGTCTATCGTCAATTGAACGATCTTACTACACAATATGTTACGGATGGGGAGATAAGTACATTTGGAAGTAAGGTTGACGAAATCTGGGCAAAGATCAATGAAAAGAAAATGCGTGGAGAATCTTATGGTTTACCATCTAAGTTCAAAAGCTTGAAAGAGTATTTTACCTACGAAGAGGGCGAACTGGTTGTAATTGAAGCTAGAATGAAAAAAGGCAAGAGCTGGTTAGCAATGATCGAAGCTCTCCACAAGGCAATGAGTGGAGTTCCTACTTTTGTTCAAGACAGCGAGATGGGCGATGAGTTGTGGTACATTCGAGCAGTCGCTCTTCTAACAGGAATTTCAACAGATCGAATCAAAAATGAGGTTTTGACTGATGAAGAAAATGCTCTGATGGAGAGTGCTAACAACTACTTAAAGAAGTTGCCGTTGTTCCACAATTTTGACCCATACATTACAAAAGAAAAATTCTATTCGATTTGTTCCCAGAAAAAGATTGAGATTGGATTAAAGTTTGTTGTGTGGGATTACATAAAGTGCGATGACTCAATTATCAATGCTGCAGAACGAAGTTCTTATATGGGTGGTATTGCAAACTGGTTAAAGAATAATATTGCTGGAGACTTAAAGTTGTCAGTTTTGGCTTTTGCTCAGTTAAACCGACAGAACGAGGTAGCGGAGTCTGATGGTATTGAAAAATATTGCTCAGTCGCTGTGAAATGGGAAGAAAAAACAAATGATGAAATTATTGCAGATGGAAAAGAATGTGGAACGCACAAGATGACCGTAAAGCTGAACCGACTTGGAAAACAGCATTTAGGGGAAGGGGACTACATTGACATGAAGTTCTTAAGTGATAAAGCAGGCATTGAGGAAGCAAAACAACACAAAAAAGAAAATCCATATGATTGAGAAGGGGACGGAGTTATGACATATGATGAGGAAGTGATCAACCAAATCGTAGAGAATATTGATCTATTGGAATATGTTGGGGAATCAATAGACCTGGCGAAAAGAGGAAGCGATTATTTTGGAAGATGCCCCTTGCATATAGACAAAACTCCGTCTTTCTCAGTCACTCCAAGTAAGAATAGATTTTTCTGCTTTGGTTGTGGAAGAGGCGGAACAATAATTCAGTATTTGGTTGAGTATGAAGGTCTTAAGTATAGTGATGCAGTGCAAAAAGCTGCACAATTATCCAATGTAGATTTAAGATCAATGTGTCAATCACAAACTGTACAGTACAACAAATCATTGAAAAGGATTCGAATGCAGTCTCAGCCGACGATAGCTCATAAGATCTTAGATAAAAACCTCTATGATAAGTTTAAAAAAGAGGCTGCTCCAGAGTGGATGAATGAGGGCATTAAAAAAGACATTATGGATTTATTTGAAGTAAGAATAGATACGGGAGCAAATCGAATTGTATATCCAGTATATGACAACCAAGGTAATTTTATTAATGTCAAGGGGAGAACCAGATATGCAGATTACAAAAAGTTGGGAATAAGTAAATATATAAATTATTACCCAGTTGGAGTCCTAGATTACTTTCAGGGGCTGACAGTCAATCGTTCACCAATTGAGCAAACTCATGAATTACTTATTTTTGAGGGGATCAAAAGTGTGATGAAGCTACGAGGGTTTGGGAAAATGAATGCAGTTTCTGCCGAGAAACATGATTTAACCAAAGAACAGATAGCGTGGATTATACAGTCTAATGTTAGGAATGTGGTTTTGTGTTATGACTCAGACGTATCCTATAGCGAACAATCGGTTAAGAAAAATTTATCTGTGCTGCGAAGATACGTTAATTTATACATAGTAACAGATCCAAAGAAATTGCTAGGTGGAGCAGAAGCAAAAAATTCCCCTGTGGATAAGGGAATTGATATATGGAATGAGTTGTATTCGAATCGGAGAAGAATTTTATGAGGTAAGATTTGAGTAAATACGAAAAAGAAATTGATACTATGACATTTAGTTTTAGCAGATGTCATAGTTTCGAAGGGTGTAAGTACGAATGGTATCTTAACTATATCTTGGTTGATGAACACCATCGCCCTTTATATGAAAGTGAACAGAACTTTTATGCTGCGTTTGGTAAGTTCTGTCATGAACTTTTGGAGAAGATATTTAAGAAGGAGATGACGGTTGAACAGGCAGCCCAATGTTATATCGATCATTATGATAAGGTAACGGATGGGTTTGATGTTCCGTCATCAACTGTTGATAAATATTACGAAGCAGGATTAGCGTATTTTCAAAATTTGTCAATAGAATGGCTCGAAAATTACGAGGTTCTGGGGGTGGAAATGAAATGCGTCTTTCATGTGAAAAAAGTGCCTTTAATTGCGTACATAGATTTACTATTAAAAGATAAAAAAACTGACGATATAATCGTTGTAGATCATAAATCTGCACAATTTCCAGTCGGTAAGAAGGGGAAAATTTTAAAAAGAAAAGAAGCAGATTTTGAAGCCTATAAGCGACAGTTATATCTATATAGTTGCTGGGTTTATGACCAATATGGCACTTATCCTAAGATTTTAGCATGGAACTATTTTAAAGACAGGCAATGGCTCCAAATTCCATTTGACAAGAATGAGTACGATGCAGCGTTAAAATGGGTAGAAGACATTGTTGAAGAAATGAAAAAAGAAGAGCTGTTTGTTCCGCGACAAGAACATTTCTATTGCAACAACTTATGCGCTTTCCGCCATTCCTGCGAATATAACATGGAGGATGATGAATGAGCATCTTAGATAGTGCTAAGGAAGCAGCTCAAAGATTAAAATTCCAGTTCCCATACAATATTGGGGACTGGGTTAACAATATGGATATGCTGATGGAGAATTACCACAAGCATACAACATGGTCGGATTTGGTTCAAATTGATTCGGCTACAAGTATTGAAGATTTTATGCGGCTGTCAACCAAGTATGGATGCCAATGCTATTTTTCTGGAGAACATGGGTATCAAGGAGAGTGGCTGTATGTCTATGATTTATGCGGGCAGACTCAAGATGAAAAGACTCGTGAAAAAATGTGCTTAAATTCCCCACTTAAATTCCGATACTCAGTAGAGGCATATTGGGTAAAAGATATTCATTCAGAAACAACAGAGCAATATGTAGATAAAAAAGGGAAAATGGCAACTAGAACTAAGAAGGACAACACGAATTGCCATATAGTTCTAGTCGCTCGAACTTACCAGGCAATGCGAAAACTGAATTATCTTATATCTTGCGCCCACGAAGATGGATTTTATTACAAGCCAAGAATTGATCTAAATATGTTGTTCCAGCTCACCTCAGATGATGTTTATGTAACGTCTGCGTGTGTGGCGGGTTGGAAGTATCAAAACGCAGAAGAGATTTGGTTGAAAATCTGGGAACATTTTGGTAATAGCTTCTTTTTGGAGTATCAGACACACAACACTCAGGATCAGAAAGAATTAAATGAGAGAATCTTCAACTTATCAAGAAAATATGGAATCCAGACGATAATTGGATTAGATACTCACTATATAAGTGAAGAAGATCGAATTAAGAGAGATAATCTATTGATCCGCAAGGGCTTGCATTATGATGACGAGGATGGTTGGTATATGGATTTCCCAAATGGGAGAGAGACATATCGTCGAATGATGAATCAGAATGTTCTGCCAGAAGAAGAGATATTGTATGCGATGATGAATACACATGTTTTTATTTCTGGTTGTGAAGATATCCAATATTCGAAGGACTTCAAGATCCCAATCATGCAGCAATATCAAGGATATAACTACGAGGAACGAGCAGAAATTCTTCGAGATATCTTAGAAGAAAGATTCCAGGCTGAGGATAACGAGCATAAAACCCAAGATCGTCATGAAGGAATGGAATACGAATTCGGAGAAATAAAAGCGAGTGGTACGGTAGATTATTTTTTGGACAACCATGCATTAGTTGATTTGGCTGTTAATAAATATCAAGGGCAATTAACGACCACATCAAGAGGAAGCGCAAGCTCTTACTATTCATCTAAGTTGTTAGGATTTACAACTATGGATAGATTTGAGGCGGAAGTTCCAATTTATCCAGAACGATTCATTACAAAAGATCGTATTTTGGCGTCACACCAAATGCCGGATGTTGATTGGAATGTATCAACTCAGGAACCATTTGTAAAGGCTGCCAGAGAGTTATTTGGAGAACATGGTTGCTACCCGCTGTTAGCAATCGGAACATTAGGTGAGAAGTCTGGATTCAAACTCTATGCGGATATTCAAGGAATTGAGCCAAGTACAGCAAATGAAATTACGAAAGCAATTG